AAGTTTGGTAAAGACCAAGACATACAAATAAGTAAGCGAGAAGCGGAATTGCTCGCACAATTTGAAATTGACAAAAAGCAACCGCCACAAGAAATACTCTTATAACTAACCAACGAAAAGCGTTAGTGTGGTAACTACAACTTAATAAAATTAAATAATAACTGAATATTTATTTCGCTATACATAGTAAAACTTAATATTGTTTAAATTAAAAAATTAAAATACTCAATATAATGCAAAATAAATAGAATAGTTATTTGATAAGAAATAATTACTCTATTTTATAATTTATTTATAATCAATCATTTTACTCATGATGAAACAAACCTTTTATCATGATTTTTATGTCAAATATTGGATAAATTATGTCGTAAAATGTAGATTATTGTAGTATTTTGTACATGAAATTAGGGTATAAAGTAAAAATAATAAAATAAAAAGAGAAGTATTTATGCTCTACTTCTCTTTTTATTAAATAAATTTGATAATATGTTTTTAAGGAGGTTTATATATCTATACAAATAATAAACAATAATTAGAACCCCATAAATACATCATTGGTGCTCAATGGCTCTCGCAGATGGTCTATGAGATTCTAAAGTTAATATTTTATTGAATTGTGTTTGATTTAATTTATTATGTATTTGAAAGGTATGGTGTACCACTCTCATACACCATACCTCATAACAGCAATAATAGTAAGAGTATTATTGTGTGACATAAGTATATAACATAAGAGAGGAGTTGTAAAGTGTTTTATGAATAATTGTGAAAATAATTTTAAGAGCGAAACGGAGGAATTTATTAATATTAAGGAAGGATGTGGTATGTCAGTGGATGAAGAATTGATTAAGGAAAAATTTGATAATATTCATGAAAAAATAATTAACCATGATGAGAGACTGTCAAAGATCGAAGTAGGTATGGTTCAACAACAAGAAGCAATGAAATACGTTATTAAAAATCAAGAAGAAATAAGTGCTGATTTAAAATTGATGGATGCCAAATCTACCACAAACAATAATTTAATATTAGGAAGTCTTAATAGTTTGATTATAAATAAGCAAAATAATGATGTTAAAATTGAAACTACAAAGATTGATGGCAAAAGTAAAATTCGTACACAGACGATAATTACTATAGGTGCTGTAATTACAACTTTAATAAGTTCTGGTGTGGCTATTTATACGGTTATACATCAATCAAGTAAACTAATTAATTAAACTTTATAGCAACCAACATGAGGTGATTACAATAGAATATCTGAAAAATATACTAAGTATACAAGAAAAGAAAATTTCAACTCTAGCAATACTTCTAATTACAGTAACTCTTTATACTCTATACTCACATTACATTGATAAAAATATTTCAGATTTAGTAAATATTATTCAAGCGTTTTTATTTGGTTTTGTTGGAATTAACGGAGTTGAAGTATTGAATCAATATGCTGAATATAAAAGTAAATTAAGTGATTTAAATGTTTCTACACAAAGTAATGATATTCAAACGGAAAAGGATTATAATAATAAAATTTAATTAAATATAGGGAGATGTTTGTTTATGAATAAACTCGCTTGCATAGACTATGGGCATGGTGGTTATGATTCAGGCGCTTTGGGAATAAATGGAACACAAGAGAAAAATATTAATATGTCTGTTGGATTTAAAGTAGCAAATTATCTAAAATCTGCTGGTATAGATGTATGTTTTACAAGAGATAGTGATAAAGTATCTTGGCCTTCTAATTTAAGTCAAGATTTAGTTAAACGTATGCAAATTGCTAATGGTTATAATCCAGATGTTTTTGTAAGTCTGCATTGTAACTCTTGTAATAATTCTACCGCTAGGGGATTTGAGATTTTTACAACTCCTGGTCAGAATTATTCTGATATTTTAGCAACTAAAATTCATTCAAAAGTTAAAGCAACATTTCCTAATTTAATATATAGAGAAGATTTATCTGATGGTGATCCTGATAAAGAAGCAAAATTCTATGTAATAAAATATGCAAAATGTCCTGCTACACTTATAGAAATGCTATTTATTTCAAATCCAGAAGAAGAAAAAATGTTAAATGATCCTGAATTTCAAGATAAGATGGCATTTGCTATTGCTCAAGGTATTGGAGATTTTTTAGGTATTAAAGTAGATAAAGTAATTGATAAGGAGGAGTTAATTGATATGGCAATCGAAAAATGGATGGAAGAATCAGGAATTAAAAGTTTAGATAATCTTGCTAATAAAGGTCTAATTAATAATGCAGAAGATTGGAAAAAGAAATTAGCAGAACCAGTTCAAGCATGGTTACTATTCACAATGCTTGATCGTATTATTACTAATAATAAATAATAATTGGAGGTTTTAATATGGAATTTATGAATACTTATTTTCAAAATATATTTATTGATGCTTTATATGGACTTTCTACTATTGGTATATATTATTTAATATCTTATATTAGAAAGAAAATTGGAACAGAAGAAATGATAAAGTTGGAATCTGAATATAGTGCAAAATTAGAATTAGCAAAATTAGCAGTACAATATGCTGAACAACATGGAATAGATATTAATGCAAAAAGTGAGGAAAAAGTTGTGTTGGCTTATAATTGGCTGTCTGATAGATTAGAAGAAAAAGGATATAACATTAATCCTGATGAAATTAATGGATTAGTAAAATCTGCATTGAGGGAATTAAAGAATATATGGGGTGATGAGTGGGCAAAAGTTGTGAAGTAACGTCCTCTCTTCCACTTCCCCACCACTTCTTTTGTCGATAGGGGATAAGGTGAAAATACTTGACACTTATAAATTCAATTTAAAAAGCAAATAACACTAGACATGATGAGTACCCAATAATCTAGTGTTATTTGCCGAAAGTTTTTTCGCGAAAACTTAATATTTTAATATGAGTATTATAATACATTTAATGTAAGAAGTCAAATTTAAAGAATATGATAAATATGAATAAAAACAAACAACACTAGTAAGAATGGAGGCGATCCAAAAACCTAGTGTTGTTTGTTTTGTTTGATACCCCTCATGTGTATTATATTATATATAATTTAATATGTCAAAAGGCAATATCTACACAAAATTGTTGTTTGGTTATGATTTAGCAGAAATTAATAGTCAACAAAGTGTTGTAAATCAAGGGTTTGTAAATTTCATATGGTAAATATTGGATAAATAGAGGTAGTTTTTGATGACTACCTCTATTTTGTTTTTTATTTTATGTAGTTTTGTATAAGTTTATATAATTATTAATGAGGTGATGGGAAATTATAATTGAAATTAATAAAATTTATAATGATAATTGTATTAATTTTATGAAACAATTATCTGAAAAAAGTGTTGATTTAATAATTGAAGATAAACCATATGGTAAATTACCATTAAATAAAGTTAATTGGGATTCTTCTTATAAAATTGAAGGTATATTTGAACAATATAATAGAATTTTAAAAAATAATGGACAATTAGTTATTTGGGGTCAACAACCTATGTTAAGTTTTGTATTAATTGAAGCATTAGAAAATGATTTTGTTTATAGATTTGAAGAGATATGGGAGAAACCAGGAGCAATGTGGAATAGTAATTATATACCAATGAAAATACATGAACAATTTATAGTTTTTAAGAAAAAGAAATCTAATGTATCAAATTGTGTTTTTAATATAAATGATTTAAAAACACAAGGAAACGAGTATGTTCGTAATAGAAATAATGATAAAACAAAAAGTAAAAATCATAATATAGATTATCAAAATATAATTACAGAAAATAATGGTTATAGATTTCCTACTTCAATTTTAAAAGCACCATCTAAACCATATATGAAAAAGGAATTAAGAACTGAACATCCTACTCAAAAAAGTAATGAAATTAGCGATTGGATTGTAAAAGGATTAAGCAATAAAGGTAATTTAATATATATACCTTTTGCTGGAAGTGGAACAGAAATAGAATCATGTATTAGGTATAATAGAAGTTGGATTGCTACTGAAATAAATGATAAATACATAAATGATATTATTATTCCTAGAATTAATAATATGAAATAATTTTTTAATACAATTTTTTGTTTAAAGGAGTTTGATATTTTATGGAAGAAAAAATTCCAGCAGTAATAATACATTCGCAAGCAATGGCTGGTTTTTTAATGATGTGTAGATTTATTTTAATTGATAAACGCATTGATTTAAAAGATAAAAATAAAAATGTATTTATATTTAGAGAATCACCTGAAATAAGAAATGCTATGAAAAATTATTCAGAACAAAAAGAAGTGATAAATAAAATTATATTTAGTTAATTATTTAATTCAAACAATTAGAACAAAGGAGTGATAATAATGAATTTAGAAAATATTATTAAAATTAAATTATCTATAGATATGGCAATTAAAAATTATAAAGAAATGTGTTTTCTTTTAGAAGAGAAAGAAAAACAAGGTAAAAGTAGATTATTACAAATTGCAAATTGGGAAAGATATTTTAAATGGCATAAAGATGGTCAAAAATTTATAATTGATGAGGTGTTTGAAATGCCTATAGAAAAAATTGATAATAGAGGGAAGTCTATAGGAAGTAAAAATAATAGTCGAAAATATTTTCCTAGTTTTTTAATTTATGAAAAAGATGAAAATAAAATTGGTGTTTATAAAATAGTGTTAGATAACAATATATACATAGGTTCAACAATTCAAGGATTTAGAAAGAGGTTTTTAAAACATAATAATAAAATTAATAATAATGTTCCTTTTACCTCAGAAATGTTAGAAGAAGGTGCTACTTTTGAAATTATAGAGGTATGTGAAGGGTTAAGTGAAAAAGAAATAAGAGAAATAGAAAATAAATATATTCATTTATATAGAAAAGATAATGATTGGAATTTAATAAATAATAATGATGCTTGGAGTTTTGTTAAAAAGCAGAAATTTAAAACTATTAAAATTAAAGTAAAAGAAGAAGATTATGATGAAGTGTTAAAGTTTTTAAAAGATAGAAATTTAGTTGTTGCCTAAAATAAAATACTCCTACTTGTTAATTTAAGTAGGAGTATAAATTCACCATCATTCCCTATCAAATTTTATCTGCTATTTCAAAAAATTCTTTCTCGTTAGTAATAAACATAACAAATACTTTTCTTACATAACTTTGTGTTGCACTACTATTTACTAATTTTCCATCACCTTTTTTAACATGATTCCAAATTGGATTTGTTCTATCTAAAAAGAACCCTTCCCAATTTTTTATTCTTATTAATTGTTTCAATTTTCTAAGTTTTTCTTTCCAATTTTCATCTCCATATAATGCTTTAGCAACTGCGATATACCCTTGCCACATTAAAAGTTCAATACTATAATCTCTTTCTCTACCAAGTTTTCTTTCGGTAATATCCATCTCACCCATGCTGTAGGGGAATAAGTAAACTAAAAAATTCATAAAGTCGGTTAAATATGAAGCAATTTCTTCACTTTCAAGTTTAGTTTTAGGTTTGAATTGATTATCTATTTGTGTACTTAAAACGGAATAAGTTACTATATTGTTTGTATTTTTGATATTTGAAACATACTTTTCTACTTTATTACGTAAGTCACTATTTTTAATTATTTCATTTGTGATCATATTTTTATACGTACCTATAGATAACACTTCGCTTCTAACTTTGCTAATTTTTAAATTTAAAGTGCTTTGTGAAAAAATACGTTTAGCATCATCCATCGAACATATAATAAGTGATATGGGAAATTCATATTTTTCAGGATCAATCATACCATCTTTATTACGTTTAACTTTATGCCATAAATCATTTATAATTCTTGCACTTGACACCCTGTGCATTCCGTCAACACAAAATATAGGTAGATTACAGTTTATGGTATTATTATCTTCATCATATTCAAACTTAGCATCTGGTTTATCAAGGTATGATTCAATAATAACAAAACTTAATGTTCCTCCAAAAAATTCATCTTTCATGATACATTCCGCAATTTCTTTCGTTTTAGTTGTATTAATCAGTGGACTTTCAATACCTCTTAGCAATTTTTTCCCTCTTTGTATCTCAGGCATATATTGAAGTATATCTGAATCCATAAAATTACAAATAGTTGAAATTGGTAAATTAAAATTGTAAGAAAATATTTGGTCATTACGAATTGTTGTAATTACATTGTTAATCTCATAATCTTTACGAATATCTTTTTCACCTACAAATATACCTATTTTGTTTCTCTTAATTTCAGTATTAATTGTAGTATTAACTTCATTTTCCATTCCAATCTCCTTCTCAGCAATACCCATTAATTTCACTCTCCTTATTCATCAAATCTAATTAAATCTTTCAATTTCACTATCCTAATATTCATTATATCAGATTTCCATATAAAGTATACATATTAATTCAATAATTTTAAATCAATTTTAATAAATTTTTTAGTTCTAAAAGGATAATTTACTTTCCATGTAGAATACTATATCTATTACTATTCTCCATAACATTATTTTAAAGGTGGTAATATCATGGAAAATAAATTATCAGAAATAATAAAAGATGTTGCTATATATTTGCGTAAATCAAGGGCGAAAGGTCTGGAAGAAACAGACGAAACATTAGAAAAACATAATTCATTATTAACAGATTTTGCTAAAATGCATAATTTAAGATATGTAATTTATAAAGAAGTTGCTTCAGGTGATAGTATTGATGGTAGACCTGAGATGATTAGATTACTTGAAGATATAGAAAATGATTTATTTGACGCTGTATTAGTTGTAGATTATGACAGATTATCGAGAGGTTCAGAGGAAGATTCTGGAAAAATTAAAAGAATATTTAAAAAGTCTGGTACATTAATTATTACTCCTAATAAAGTTTATAATTTAGAAAATGAAGATGATGAAACATTTCTGGAATTAATTTCCTTTATGAGTCGCCAGGAATATAAGATGATCAAAAGAAGAATGTTGCGTGGTAAGAAAATTGGAAGCAAGATGGGCAATTGGACAAATGGAACAGCACCTATCCCATATAAATATAATCCTCAAACAAAAGGTTTAATTATAGATGAAGAAAAATTATCGACTTATAATTTAATTAAGTCTCTATTTCTTGATAAATTATTAACAGTTGAAAATGTTGCAATTGAATTAAATAAATTAGGTATTCCTACACCTTATGAACGTGGTAGTAAATGGTATGGTGTTGTTGTGCAAAGATTACTTTTAAGTGAAACTCATTTGGGAAAAATAATCAGCAATAAAACTAAAGGCAATACTCGAAAAGGAGAAAAGATAATTAATTACTCTAGAGATAGGTGGATTGTTGTTGAGAATTGCCATTTACCAGTAAAAACCATAGAAGAACATAATAGAATTATAGAATTATTTAAACAAAGAAATAAAACACCTTCAAGAGCAAAGCAAGGTGTATTTGAATTTTCTGGAATTATTAAGTGTAGTATATGTGGATATTCTATAACTTTTTTAAAGAAAAAAAATTCTGAGAAAATTTATATGAAACCTTGTTGGTATATTGATGCTTTTGGCAATAAGTGTCCTAATCGTTCTGGTAATATTGAAGAAATATCGAAAGAGGTTTTATTAGCAATAATTAATTATCGTGATAATTTAATTAATAATATGCCTACAGAAATAAATAAAGACAATAAAAAAATAGAATTAATAATAAAACAAAAAAGCAAACAATTAAATAAATTTAAGACAGCTTTAGAAAAAGTTAATGAAGCATATGAATTAGGTGACTATACTAGAGAACAATGGTTAGATAGAAAATCTAAATGGGAAAATGAAATTGAAAAGGTTGATGTTGAGATAGATGAATTAGAGAATTCTTTAAATGTTGATCAGATTAAATCTATTGATGATAAAATTTTTACAATTAATAAAGTATTAGACAATCTAAATAAAGAAGATATTACTGCTGAAGAAAAAAATAAATTCTATAAATCAATAATTGAAAAAATTGTATGGACTAGAATTGATGACAATGAAGCTGAATTAGATATACAATTTTATTAACATAAGTTTTTACTTTAGCAAACATGACACCAATGACAGGTTGACTAAAGTAAAAAAACATTATGAATAACCTATTGATAAGAATACAGCTTTACTCTCTCTTTTTGCCTTATTAAATGCTTGAGGACTCCATGAAAACCAATTAATAGGATTATAAGCATGTTGTAATAAATACGGAGATTTTTCATGAATTAAATGATTTGATTTTCTAAACATATTTTTTATCCTCCAATCTATCATTGTATTTATAGTAACCAATTTATAAAAAAATAAAAGTATCATTTAGATACTTTTAATGGTAAATATTTATCATATAAATTATTTTTTTCAATTATATCCAATAATACTTTAATGCAATTTTTTAATGCTTTTTCCGATGGTGGTTTTGATATTGTTACTTTCATATTATCACCCATTATTATATGTATTAACTAATCAACTATTTATTACTTGGTAATTATTGGTATTATTTTTTAAATAATTATAAAAAAATAACATTTCTTCTTCTATTCTATTTAATATTAATTTCGAAGCAATATTTACATCATTATTACAAAGATTAAATATATTATATTTTTCATACACATTTATTAAATTATAATTACACATCCAATACATATAATCTATTGCTTGATAACAATATTTTTTAATTTTTTCTAATGGATTCATATGTAATATTTTATGCGTGTAATTACTTATATGTATTAAATTTTGTAAACTATTATCTCCACCATAAACTAAAGGAAATATATGATGTACATCTTTAGCATTTAATAATTTAAACACACAATCTTTTTTGCTTAATTTAAATTCATCATTCCAAGAATAGTCGCAATAATTTTCTTCTACATACTCTATAAAATTACCATAATATTTTCTTGCATATTTGGTGAAATATTCTCTTGATAAATCATCTTTTTCAATTATTGGAGATTTATTCATATATTCCTCATATATATTATTTTTACATTTAATTAAAGTAATATCTTCTGAACCAGACCATATTTTATCATTAATTAAATTAGAAATATCAATATTATAATTTTCTTTTGTATATTGGATTGCTAATTCCTTATTAAATCTTTTTCTTTTTAAATAATCAATATAATCGTATATTGGTATTAATCCTATTTTATCTATATTATTTGACCTCTTTTCTTATTTATTTTAATATTTCTTTAACAACTTCATAAAACTCTTCCCAACTACTAATTCTAAAATCACATTCAATCCCCTGATTATACGCCCTATCCATAACAACCGTAATTCCACCAAACTTTTCTATGTATAATGGGCAGTCATCGAATAAAATTCCATTTCTATCTAATCTTTCTAACAACTCACCTTTATTACCAACTAGAATTAAATTTTTAATAGGAAAGAATGATAAATATTTTTGAACCCATTGATATTTTTCAAACACACTGTATTCGTTCATTGGAGAAGAAATTATAAATATATCTTCACCTTCTGCTAACAACCTAAATATTATTTCCCATGTATCTTCAATTGGTTTTAAATCACTAAAAAATCCAGGTTGTTTAAGTAACTCAATACCTTCTTCACCTATATATGGTAAAAGGTTATATGATTTAATATCACTTGGTTTTAAATCTTTATTATATTTATTATTGTATTCTGAGCATAGTTTAGTTAGGAAATCACAAATCACTTCATCCATGTCTATGTAGATTGGTATTTTAGGTTTACTCATTAATTTCCTCCTTTAATATAGGAAGTAACCAATACAAAAATTCATTCACTTCCATCTCTAATTTATCTAATCCACTTTCTGCATTAATAACATAATCAAAATGATAATTATCTAATTCTGTTTCAGACGGATGATTCTTTTGTTTATATGTAAGATTATTTTCAAAATTTAATCTATTAACTCTTACAGTTGTTGTATCCCATTCTTCTCCATATCTTTTCAACTCATTAACGAATCTGCAATCAGGAATTAATACATAATCCCATTCACCTTTAAATAAAGTCAAAATACTAATTATAAAATCAACCCAAAAATTAGGTTTTTGTGTACGAACAACATCTGTTCCTACATACTGTAAAAGTGTTCTACCTTTTTCGTCCTTTTGTCCATTCCAATTAAAAAACTTTTCGCATATATATTTAACTAAATCACCGTATGCAGTTATCAATACTTTTTTATTGTATTGCTCTAATTTTTGTTTAATTATTTCTGCACTTTGATTTTTACCATGTTGTGCTTTACCTGAGATTAAAATAATATGCATGTATTAATTTACTCCTCCTTTCTAACTTTCTTTAGATTCATCAATTGTTACATTATTATCAAGAATATTATATAAATTATTAGGATAATGTTTCTCACTTGTTGCCATAACACCGCAATCTAAACATTCTAAGAAATATGGATAACTACCATAGTCAGGCCAACTATGCCACATTCCACCACCAGTTTTCTTAACATTTTTATGTGGACATAATTCCTGCATTTCTTTTTCTAGTTTTTGATTTTCTTCTATTAATGGAGTTTTAAATTCGGCAATTAATTTATTATTTCGTTCAATTTTATTTTTTAATTCTTTTAGATTATTGTTCATGGTATATTACTCTCCTTTTTATTAATTTTTTAATATTCCATTATTAAATTGTTTTTATATTCTAAAAAACTATATTTAATTAATTCATTTTCGCTATTAAACAATTTATTTTCACTTTTATTTATTAATTTCCATTTATCATTCTTATCTAAATTAACAAAATACCTATCTGCTTTATAAGATTTATTTATTTTTGTAACATATGCTTTTTCACAATAAGGTATAAATTGTTTATAAACAGACTCCCCACCAATAATAAATATTTTGTTTGAGTTATAATGTATAACATTTTTTAATTTCATAAACAATTCATCTATTGATTGATAAACTATTAGTTGTTTGTTTTTATTGCTAACATCAATGAAATTTTTATTTCTGCTCAAAACAATATTAATTCTATTCCTTAAAGGTTGTTTATTGGGTAAAGATTCAAATGTTTCTCTACCCATAATAATTATTTTATTATTAGTTAGTTGTTTAAATAGTTTTAAATCTTCAGGTATAATTTGTAATAATTTATTCTTATATCCTATTCCCCAATTACTATCTACAGCAACAATTATATTCATATTATATGGCAATAGGTATATTTTTAATTTGTGGATTAGTTTTATAATTTTCTAAAACAAAATCATCTACTTTAAAATCATAGAAATTCTTAATCTTATCATTAACAATTAATCTAGGTGCGTCATAACTATCCCTACTAATTAATTTTTCAACTAAACTTATATGTCTATCATAGATATGTGCATCTGCAATAACATGTAATAATTCTCCCACTTCTAAACCACTTACTTGTGCAAACATATGTAACAGTATAGTATACTGGACAACATTCCAATTATTTGCAGTTAAAATATCATTCGATCTCTGATTTAATATTCCATTTAACTTATTATCAACAATATTAAATGTCATACTATATGCACATGGGTAAAGATTCATTGCATGTAAATCTTCAAAATTATAAATATTAGTCATAATTCTTCTGCTGTAAGGATTATGTTTTAAATCATATAATACTCTATCTACTTGGTCAAAATACCCTTCTTTATATTTGTGTTTTGTTTGAAATTGAAAACCGTATGCTTTTCCTATCGAACCATTTTCATCAGTCCATTGATCCCATATTTTACTATTTAAATCTTTAATATTATTAGACTTCTTTTGCCATATCCAAAGTATTTCATCTATAGATGCTTTTAAATTTGTTGGTCTTAAAGTTAAAATAGGAAATTCTTTTTGTAGATTATATCTATTAGTTACTCCAAATTTTTTTATTGTATGTGCAGGTGTTCCATCTTCCCATTTTGCTCTAATAATTTGTCCATGTGAATATGTTCCGTTTTCTAGAATGTCTTTGCACATATTGATAAATATTTGATCTGCTTTACTCATATGTATGTGTTTTCTCCTTTTATATTTTTTATTTTAATAATCTTCCATTTGTTTTCTTTCTTCACCGCATAATGTACATCTACTTTTCTCCCAAACTAATATATCACCATCTTGTACTTTAAATGGTTTACCTCTGGATATTACCTTCCAGTCATGTTTACATTTTATTTTAGTATTTTTATTAATCGTATCATTTATATATTCATTTAATTCATTTAATTTTTGTTCAAATTCTGTAATTTTATCCATATGTAATTGTTTTTCTTGTTTAATTATTCTTTCTAATATTTTTATTCTTTCTTCTAATAAGTTTAGATAATTATCTTCTTGGGTTTGAGGTTTTACATAAATCCATTGTATATCATTATGATTACAGCGAATTTTTAAAATTTCATCTCCTTTTTCATTTTTAAGGATAATACCTTCGTTTTCTTGGTTAAGTTCTAAATTACCATAAATTTTCATAATATATATTCCCCTTTTATTTATATTTTTATTTTATACCTAATTAAAACAAAAACTTCCCAATCAAAAAAGCAATTGAAACTAATATTGTCCCTATAACTATACCTAATATTATTATAGGTGTCACAACATCATAAGGATGAAAAGCATTTTTACTGTAAAAATAATACGCATAACTAAAACCTATACAGATAAATAATATTAAGAATCCCCACCAAGGGATATATAAATGTATAAAAATCACCTCCTTTAAACTATTTATATTTTACTATTATTTTTGTATTTTGTCAATAATTATTTATCAAAAATCACCATTATTTATATACCATTTATCTTCTTTATATCATTTTTTCATCATTTTATCAATATCTTTTAATACCTTATCATACAATTCATCTAATCCTTCAATTTTCCATGATTTTAATAATTCAATACCTGCTTTTATATATGACATTACTCCTTGAAAATTAGTTATTTCAATAATAACTTCATCACCTTGAAAATTATATTTATCATTTGTACTATATTTATTACTAAAGCATATTCCACTAGAGATTTCATCTCCATCGACATGAATTTGACTTATATATGTAGTGTCTTCACCTAAAGTTATTTTTCTTACTCCATTTTTAAAATCTTCTATCATAATGTTTAACCTCATTATATTTAATTTTTAATATCATGACGAAACATGAACTTGATATTAATTATATTTCCTTTCTACTCATTAATCTCAATTTCAAAATAACTTCCACAATTACAATAACAATAATATTTTCCGTTTTCTACATAACTAATCATTGGATTCTCATGCATTTTATAACATTTAGGACAATAAACTTTTTTACCCATAAATATTCCATATGACATAATTATATTCTCCTTTGTGTATTATTTTATTTTTTAATAACTATTTTTATAACTAACTACTTTTTAGGTTTAGTTAATTCTAACACCCAATCAGTCAATTCTTTTGGTGTGATATTTCTACAATGCATTCTAGAATACCATTCATCATAGTCGCCATCATAAAACACTATTTCTTTTTCATAGTGATTGTCTATAATTGCTTTGAGTGTTCGGAGATACAATTTAACATTTTTCATATTTTCTCTCCTTTCTATATTTTATATTATTAATCTAACTTCATACTAATTCTAAATCCACATTCTAATATCAACTTCGATAAATCTTTCTGTAATTTAGTTGCTATATTATTCCATTCAATCAATTCTATATCTGATATTTCTACAGGTTGATCTTGAATTTGAAATATAATAGATAATTCTTTAATCCTATCTTGGAGTGATTGGAATTGATTGTAGAATTGTTTATCTGATCTGACTGTGTGTTGCATGGTTTTATATTCTCCTTTTTAGAATTTTAAAATTTAATCAGTTTGTGATTCTGCTTCAAAATATTTGCAAGCTGTGAATCTACCTACACCACAAATTAAATACCAATTTGCATCTAATGCTTTAGTTATCGACATATAATTAATACAATCTGAACAATTGCGTTTGTAATAACTAGGTTTCATATTTATCTCCTTTCGACTAATATAAAAATGAAATTTATAATTAAATCTTAATCGGATAACCTTCTGGATAATCTCTCCTTAATATTCTTATAGTCAAAGCATGTTGACATTTATGTATTCCATTACAAAATTCATCAATATCAGATGAGTGTTGTTTATCTAATTTGATATATTGATTCCATGCTTCGATTAGAGAATCCATAACTTTTCCTTCTTGTTCATTTAATCCGTCTTTTCTCATATTTTATAACCTTTCTAATTATTTTTTTGAAAACTTTTTATGACATTACAAATTCTTTCAATAAGTTTATAATAAAAGTCATTAACAAAATCATCTAAATTCATTAAATATTTTCCGTCCCATTCAAGTCCAATTTCATCAGAAGAATAACCTTGAAGTTCTTTTATTTCACCAATTATATCTGATATAATATCATTTTTACTATATCCTTCTTCTAATTCAAAGAAATCAATTATTTGTTGTAGTTTTTTATTACTCATATTAATCTCCTTTTTATTTTATAATTATTTATCTGTAAATTTTTCTTTTAATGCACTAAATATTACATCTTGATTGGTAGTAATACTTTTTAACTTATCATATTCTTCTTTTATTTTATTATAAGATTCTTTTTTCTTTAGAACATTGCCAAAATGTCTATATCCATCTTCTCTTTCTTTCCCACATAATAAACATTTACATGTAAAATAACTTCTACCTTCATAGCAATCTGTCTCAGTAATTAAGTGATACCAAATAGGATGTTTACATTCGGTTTGTATTTTATGTATTTCTCTTTTAATTTCATTATTTAATTGTGTTTTTTACTTCTTTTAATTCTTCATATGTAATAATATAATCGTTTGTAGATAGTTTTTTTATTTCTTTAGATATTATTGCTAATTCATTTTTTAATTCTTCTAATTTTGTCATACAACTTCTCCTTTTTATTTTTACAATCCACATACATTAAACATACTGTTAATCAAAGCAACACGAACATACATCCCATTATTTGTTTGCTCCCAATACTTAGCACGTTTATTCTTATCAATCTCAATTGCAATTTCATTTCTTCTAGGTAGTGGATGAAGTATAATTGCATCTTCTTTTAGTATATTTATATTATTACTATTAATTGAGTATCTACTTGTATCAATAAAATCTTCTCCATTAATTTGACCATATTCATCTTGAAGTCTAGTCATATAGATAACATCCATTTCAGGTAATACTTTTTCAATATCATTTGCAATTTCATAATTAACATTTAATTGATTTAATATATCATTTTTGATTTGATATTTATCTGGTGCAACAAAATATAATTTAGTACCACTAACTTTATTTAATAGTAATGCAAGTGATCTAACAGTTCTACCTCGCAATAAATCACCAATAAATGCAACTTTCTTACCTTCTAATAACCCATATTTATAAATAGTGTAGAAGTCTAACAATGCCTGAGTTGGGTGCTCATTAGTCCCTGAACCTGCATTAATTATTCTCATATCATTAGGTAAATTATCAGATATCTCATAAATAAAGTCACTTGATGGATGTCTCATAATAATTAAATCTGCATATTGTGAGAATGTTTTTACCGCATCTAATTCTGTCTCACCTTTCATTTCAGAGGAGGTAGAAGTATCACGTATTTCAGAACATGATATACCTAGTATGTAACATGCATTTTGAAACGATAAAAATGTACGTGTACTAGGTTGCTTGAAGTAAAGCATTGCACGTTTATGTGGTAAAAGTGATTTAAGGTATAATAATCCTTCTTTTGTTGACGCAATATTTTTTATTTTATCTGTTAGTTTGCATAGATTAATTAAATCTTCTAATGAGTATTGTTGAGAAGTTAAGCATCTTGTTTTTAGATTTGTATTTATAGAATCCACTCTCCTTTACTTTTATTGTATTTTATTTGTTTAATATAGTAATAACTATTACCTACTATAAATTAATAATAATTATTACTATATTTAGTTTTATATTTTAATATTCAACTTTAACTTTTTCACTTTTAATATTTAAAATCTTATCATCTTTCTTATAATACCAATTTCCCTTATCGTCTTTTTCTAAATTGTTAAACCAAGAACCAGTTAAAACAACAGCAATTTTCATACAATTAATTTTTGTTCTTTCTGTAAATAATTCTTTTTTAACAATTTCTAATTGTTGTTGTAATACATCTTTATGTTTTTCAGTTAAGTTATTTAAATCATTGTACCCTAATTTAGTTAAACCAATATTCAACATATTAATATAATCATACATGTATTTACCAACATCATTTAATTTCTTTTTAGTTTCTACTTTTTTAAGAACATCATTAACACTAGGTATACTACTATATCCTTTTAGATTAAATTCTAAACATCTTGCAAAATAATAATCTTTTGATTCTGCTTTTTGATTATCTACACCTACATATTCTAAATTTTTATTTAATCCATGTTGTTGTAAAACTTCAATTTGTTCAGCAGAAAAATCTTTAAATTTACCTTCAATAATATTATGTTTATTAATAATTTCTTTAATATAAAAATTTAATACTTTTTGCTGTATTTCTAATTCATTAATTCTAATAATACTATTAAAAATATTTTCAATATTACTGCTTTCATTGACATACATGCGATTTATTACTGGTAATTTATTCAGTATTATATTAACTTTATATGCATTATCATTTGAATTAACTAACTGAATAAATTCAATATTATTTTCATTTTGAATTTCAATTAATTTATTATACGTTTCTTCATCTAAAACACATTCAATTTCTTGCATGTTTAAATTACCATCTTTAATTAAAGTATGTGTTCTAAATATTTTACTATCGATTTCTTTATCTAAATTATGTTTACTAGCAATTTTTGCATTAATTTTTACTTTCCCATAAATAGTTAATGGTAAACTTACATTTAAAAATTTCTTATTGTAAGTTAAAGTATTAATAGGTGTTTTACTTTCATCTTCATTTTTAACAAACAAATTAAATTTATCTTCTGTTTTTGTTCCAATTCTTTGATAGTTTTTAGAAGGAATATAATAATTATTACTTTCAGATAAAATCTTGAGTAAATCCATAATACAAAAAGTATCGTCTTTAGGTAAGTAGTTGTCAGGAGATAAACCTGTTTTATATCTGGTTTTAGGTTTAAATATACTATTTTTTAATTCTTTAGTATATTGCCCTACTTCATCATTTGTGAAAATATTTAATTGTGTATCTACTAAATATTTATCATGTAAATTATTTGCAATGATATTTAATGCTTCTTGTCTTTTGTTTATGTAAAATAATTCGTAAGCATATGTATAAAAGAAATTATTAATTGTTGGTTGAATATTTTTGTTTATTTTTGTGATAGGTAATTTTGATGTATCAATAATTTCATCATTGTATTTAAAAGTAAAGTCCTTATCAGATAATAAAAATATTTGATTTTTCTTTTTATCTAATCTATTCAATTTTAATGTATTTTGCGTATATTTGGAAGAATTACTATTAAGATATATAATATCTACGTTTTCTGTTTCATTGATAATATCAATTTCAACAGATTCTAAAATTAAATCATTAACTCTCTCATAATTATGGTCAAAGATAGAAACGTACTCATTGATATGATTAGAATGAATTGCATTTCCAAAAGTAGATTCTGCTGAAATACGTTTTAATAAATCTTGATTGTAATAATATCCATAACCAATTGTATTAAATGCTAATATCTTATCTTTAAATTTAGCAATTTCTGCAAATATTTTATTTTCTTCTTCTCTTTCTGTCCAAGGTACAACTACTTCTCCATCTGTAAATAGATTAACACTAATACTATTACAAATATTAAATAAATCTTCAATAATTGTATTTGTTTCAGCAATGGGAGTAGAGAAACAAGTTAATCCAACAGTAGATTTAATAGAGTCTAATAGTTTAAATAAACTTTCATCTTTTTTAGCACCTTTAATCAATACTTTACATTCATCATGTCCACTAAACCATATAATGCTGACATAATCATTATCAGACATATGTTTAATTGCTAATTTAACATTTTCAATTAAATTATTAATGCTTCCTGACATCGAACCTGACCTATCGAGAATATGAATATGATGTTGAGAATCTACTTTAATAGATTGTGTTTGTTGCTCAGTTTGATTATGATTAATTGTAATTAAAACTTTATTTTGATTATTGATATTTATTAAGTTTTTAGTTGTAGACAAGGTAAGTCCTCCTTTTATAATTTTATTTTTTAATATAATTAATAAATTTAGTTATACTAATTAGTCTTTCCATAATTTGTTTTTTTGTTAATTCTTCTTGAAATAAAATATCTATTGCATCTGAAAATTCACAAAAAAAATAGGTTCTAAATTTAAATTTTTTACTTTATTACAATAACCTCCATAATATTCATACCTATATCTTTTATAATCTGATCTTATTCCCATATAATTCTCCTTAGTTTAAATAATATCGCCAATATTAATATCATATGATTTTTTCAATTCTATTAAACGATTATATTCATTAATTAATTTATTCTTTACAAAATATCTATCATTATATAAACGATTAGATACAATTATGCGAATATCAGTGTCATCATTGATACATATTGTATCTATAATTACATCTCCATCTATTCTCTTTTCTTGAGATAATTTTGTTATTTTAAATTTTAATTCTTCCATAAAAATTCTCCTTTATTTATTGAATAAAACTAAATTTTTATGATCTTTTATCTATTCCAATTATATTTTTTATAATTTCTCAAACGATATTCATCTGCATCTTTAAATCTCATTTTTGCATATTTACAAAATATTCTATATAATTTAGATGCTTTGACTCTATTTCCATTTTCAAATTCATATTCCATCCATTGTATTAATTCTGATAGTTTTAAGATAATTAATCACTTCCTTTCTCTTTATATTCTTTACATTTATTAAAATCACAACCTAAGTGTTCCATATAATCTAAAGAAGTATTATTTGCAGTACACCAATCAAATATTTGCCCATAACCATAATAAGTATCCATGCAATATAATTCAGCTTCATTTATTTCTGTTTTGTTAATACATGTGTTGCATTTAATCATATTAATTACCTCATTTACTTCTTAATTCCTGCTATAGCAATTTGATATGTTATATTAACAGGAGGCCATTCTAAAATAATTCCTACATTCTTCATTGTTTCAGTTAAATTAACTCCCATTGCTTCTGGACAAGTGATTATTTCATATCCTAATCCTTCATGTTCTTTTATAAATATTTTACATTTTTCTTTTAATTGTTTTCTTGCTGAACCTTGCCAATATAATACACATTTTAATTGATGTTCTGACCAATTAGGATGTTTTAATTTCATTTTATCTATATGAGATTTAAAATCAAATATATTATATATAGCATAAATAGGTTTTAACATATCTATATACTTATCAAATAAAGGTGCAAATGGAGGACAATCTTCTCTTTTTCTAAAATTAGGGCAACCTTTAGGATGATTGTAATAAGGTTTTCTACATAAACCTCTCATTGCATAATCAATAATAGGATTAACTTGAATAATAAAATTATCTTTAATATTATTGTTAATATTAATCAACCTTTCTTTTAGTTATAATCTTTCTTACAAGGTGCATCTACAATTTTGCCATTTGCTTGTAAAACTTTATGATTGCAATTTTTACAATCCGAACCTGATAGTTTCATATTTATAGGTTTTATATTTTTTCCTCTTCCTGTAGGTACGAATTGAAGCAAATGAACCTTATGAGCATTTTTAGGTATATATACATCTTCTCCTGGAGTTAAACAAACATTTGCTTCAATTTGTATTTCATTAATTACAGAAGTATTATATCTGATTTGAGTTAATTCATTAGTATATACCCAAACATCAGAAGTTAATTGTTTGCATAATTGTAATATTTCATAAAATTTAGGATGTGATAATGGTTCTCCACCTGATATATTAATTCTATCTGTTGATTGTATATTGTTAGATTTTAAGAATTGTTTAATTGTTTCTATATCAATATGTATTCCGTTTTCTGTTGCATTAGTTGAACAGTAACTACAATTATGTGGACAATATGTAGTAATTTCAATTGTGTATTCTGCCATGTGATTAAATTACTCCTTTAATTTTTAATTTGATGAATTTAATTTTAACCATTCATTTTCTATTTTTACACCTAATAATATTATTTTCTCAAATTTATTTAAATCTATTTCATTTTGTCTACTTTTCATATCTACAATTTTTTCACTTATGAGATTCATTATGATATTTATTTCATCTTTGTTTAGATTCATAATTATATTACTCCTTTATTCTCTTATTTTATATTAATAATTTCCATATTCCATATCTTCGTCACTAATCTCTCTTTCTTCAACTTTATAGTCTAATAATTTTAATAAATCAATCCAATCCCATTTTGATAGAGAGTGACCTTGACGTTCAAAATTTTCACCTAGATTTACTCTTAGAACATTCCAATCACCTGAATTGCAAGTTATTAATTCTAAAAGTGGTTTACTACTCATATTAATTCTCCTTTATATTAATCACTTTCATATTCTATCTTTTTATTAGTAATTTCTCTTAAATCCCATTCAATAGCACCATCTACATTAAATAATTCATGGTCAATTTGAGCAATTATATTTTCCCCATGATTACATTCATCTTCATCGAAAATAATCCAACCTTCAAATTTTACTATACGCATAATAAATTACTCCTTTATATATTATAATAAAATGATACTTCTATTAATTATGATTCATTAGGTAATAAATCAATTTGACATACACTAAATACTTCTATACCATAATAAACACTTTCATAATTAACATCATCAGTAATTACATGTCTAATTTTATTATTATTGATGTACATTTCTTTTCTATTATCAATAAATCTAACTACATAAACACGATCTCCTAAAGTTGTTTTATCTTCATATTCATCTAGTATTTCTACTTTTAATCCTTTTTTATAATCATTTAAATCTTTATTTACTACACCATATCTTTTTTTATTTGTGTCAAATGTAATTTCTATATTTTCTAAATTAATCCTATCTTTTTCAAAATATTTTCTTTCCCAATGGTTAAGGCATCTTCTCCAAATATCTTCTGCTAATTTAGGATTTTCTTGATATATCCTATTAGCATAAAATCTAATTGCTGCTCTTGCTTTTGAATCAGTATCCAACCTTAATACAAAATAATCTGCATTAGGATCTACAGGTGTTCCGTCTGATTTTTGAATTATGTATTTTTGATATAAACCTTTCATAATTGACATGCTAGTTTTCCTCCTTTAAATAATTTTTAGGTTCTACTATTATTTTTCCAAATATTTTAATTTGCTTTTTAATATAATAATCTCTTTCATGTAATTTATATTCTTCTGATTTAGAACCTGATATTTCTCCACATGAAAAACAAAATGGTTCGTTGTCAATATTTTCTGCACATATTGGACAGTAGGTGTTTGACATATTTATTAACTCCTTATATTATTTAATATGCCTTGCAGTAATTCTAAATTATTTATTACTGATTTTGGACAGTATTTTTCAATATATAATCTATCATTATTAACTATTGCTTCTCTTATTTTGGTTGCACTTAATCCCTCAAATAATTCATTACGTTCAAAAAATCTAAAATTAATTTTTTCTTTAATTTTATTTTCAAACCAATTCAACATAATACTTGGTTCATCTGAATAATACAATGAAAACATATTATTTTTTGTTTTTGAAATAATATTGTAGTATAAATATAATCCCCATTCTTTATCATTTTCATAATCTTTTTCATGCGTATAGTCTGGTAAAGCATATATTTTAATTTTGTTTACATGATCAAAATCAAAATTATTAAGCAATGCTCCATTTAACATACCTACTCTTAATTCTATCGGAAATGGATTTCTTGTTTCATATTCTTTATTTGCACTTCCTATCATAATAATAACTTCATCGTTTTCAATACATGTTTGTTTAATTAAATGCAAATGTGCGTTATGAACTGGTTGCATTCTTGCTAAAAATACTCCTGTTTTCATGTTTATTTTTATCTCCTTTTATTTTTTATTAATTTTATTTGTTAACTTTTTAACTTCTCCAAGCAATACCTTGTTTCTGAGCATTAATCATATTTTTAATTTGATTTGCAATTATTTCAACATTCTCTTTTATTCCTTTAACAATTTGAAATTTTACTTCATATGTATTTAATAATTCTTTTAACTCTATATCATCTTGTTTTGCCTCTTGTTCATTTTGAAATCTACCTTTGGGGTTAAAAGGTTTAACTCTATCAATAAAATAATTAACATTATTAAACTTATTGAATTCATTTAATATGTGTTGATTAAATATTTCGTTTTCTTCTGTTTTATTATTATAAAATGCAGATAATATAATAGGTGAATCTGTGATTACTACATCTACTTTATCTACTAGACGTTGAATATTATAATGTTGTTTACCGAATATGTAGTTTTGATTTTGAAAAGGTGCTGTACGTTCTTCCCAAACCATCATCTTAACCCACTCAGCAACATACTCGGAATTAATACCCATCCATTTTAATTCAGAAAACACACCAGTTGACATTGTTGATTTTCCTGCACCACTTCCAGCAAAAAAGTTTACTACTAAAGTCATATGTATATCTCTCCTTTATTATATTAATAATTTATAATCAAAACATGTGAATTCTTCTTTTTACTTTTTTGTATTTGTTTCATATTGTGGGCATTGAAATTCTTTAGGGCATTTTAATCCTAAATCACAATTACATTTTTCATCACTAGTTAAACATTTAACTTGTTTTTTTTGTATAATGAATGCATATAATTTTCATTAATTTTTATCCTTTCTAGGTTAAGATAAAACCTATAATTTATTATGATTTTGATATTCAGAAGCCCTTGATATTACTGGGTTTCTGAAATTGTAATATTTGAATATTTAACATTATATTTGTAATATTTTTATTTTACTACTTTATATTGATTTAAATCATCAAACCTTAAATCAAAATATTCTTTTGCTATATCTGAATGATTTTCTTCTAATTCATTAAGATATTTAACAGTAGAACTATTTTCACCATTAGCAAAACAAAACTCTCTATAATTTTTTTTAGTATAAAAATTAGGTTGATTACACCATCTTGCAATATTTATGTATGTACCTTTATATGGACTTTCCCCATATCTATTAAATCTCATTATGTATGGTAAACAACCGTATTTCATAAGTATTTTTATACGTTCAAAAGTATCTTTGATATCTTGAACCCAAAAACTATAATCCCATTTATCATTTCTGTCAAATCCACAGAATACATATAATTTAGTTTTTTGGTCTATAATACAATATTTTTTCCATAATTTTAATTTTTCTTCAATGGATTCTTTATCATTAATATTATCAAATGCAAATATGTATTTACCAATATATTTACTTTCTGTAAGTATCTTTGCTTTTTCTTCAGTGATTAATCTTAAATCCATACCTTGTTTGTATTCAAACCTTTTACCTGTTTTTTGAAGTGAGTCAAATATTGATTTCCATTGACCATAACCTAAAATATTATCATCTAATAAACATATGTATTTTCTATCTTGATCAATAAATTCTTCAATGGGACTGTGCAATATTACTTTATCATAGTTTTTATTAACACAAAATGGACATTTACGAAAACAACCTCTACTGGTGAATCCAATCGAATAATCAAGATAATATTTATAATTTAATTTTTTACCACCATTATTAATTTGTTCATTTACCCATTCATCATATAGATTATAATCTGGTTTATGATGTTCTATATAATCAGGTAAAGGTTCTGCTTTATCATAGTAAAACCCTGTGCCACCATATTCACATATATCTAAATGTTTAATTTGTAATGGGATTGGTGTATCTGTGAATACTTTACTAATGATGATTTTATCAAATATAATATCTTGTTCTCTATAGTATCTTACATTTTTCTTTCCATTAATATCATCAAGCATTAAGAAATTAAAATTAGGTTCTTGTTCTTGTGGTGATACTATATATTCTGAAAATAAATTTCTATAATCAGTAATTAATTTTACTCTATGTCCTTGTTCTTTATAATAACCACTTAATTTCATACATGCTAAATTAGGAAATCTATGTTTCTTTCTCCCTATTAAATCCGCATCTATAATTGCAATATTCGTTTTATTTTCCTCCTATATTTTATTTTAATAATTAGTAATCAATACTTCTAATGTCGTACTATCACTTTTATCTTTCCGTTGATAATTTGCGTTGCCATACTTTACATTCAATTTATGTATATTATATCCCTTGTCTTTAACCCACTTTTTCAATATGTCATTGCTATTACCTTTACTTTCAAGCACATTAGAAAGTGCAAATCTAATACCCTTATCATACAATTTATCAAGTAGATTTAATAAGTCTATTTCATCTTTTTCTTTCCATCCACCATTTTCATTATATGAAGCACAAGTTATTAGGTATGGAGGATCACAAAATATAAAATCATTTTTGGTTAATTCATTAATGTTAAATTCTTTAAAATCTAAATTTGCAAATTCAATATTTTTATTTTTTATACTCTCTACAAATTTAATTAAATTATCTTTCATGACAGAATTAAATGTTCTTTTGCCAAATGGCATGTTAAATTCTTTTCTATTATTAAATCTAATTTGATTACTAAATGAATGTGCCACAAGAGTATAAAAATATTTCCAATTTTTATCTCCTTCGTTATAATGTTTTCTTAATTTTAGATAACCTTCTTGATTATCTTTTGATAAATTAAATTCTTCTATTACTGATTCTGTTTGGTTGATTATGTATTTTAGAGGGAATGTTTCACATACACAATAAAATACCATTACTTCAGTAAGAATATCATTACATATAATTTTATTTGCTTTTACATTAACTGCTACATTTGCTCCACCACAAAATAAATCAATAAATGTATCTATATTATCAGGAAATAGTGGTAGAATTTGAGGAAGTAATTTAAACTTGCCTCCGACATAATTAAGTGGAGATTTTATTAAGTTTTCTTTATTAAATTGAATAACTATTTACCTCCTTTTATAATTATATTAGTTTTTTAAATGATTACAAAGTTTAAACTTTGTAATGATATATAATAAATACTATTCTTTGTATAAATTATATAATCATTATCAATAATCTCTACATTAGTAACTTTAGATGTTGTAATATAACCAACATTTTCAGTAAACATAATCATACTTACTCCTATTTCAATATCTTCTGGAAATTCTATATTAAATCCAATCCAATCAGAATGTTTATTATCACCTTCAGAATCAGTAATCTTATTAATGATACCTTTCTTCATTATACATTTACCTTTTATAATATCACCTTGTTCGTCAACATAAATTTTATATAAAGGAGTACCATTAATACTATACCATTTACCATTTAATTCTTTTCTCTCTTCTTCAGTTAATGGTCTACAATCTTCTTTTCTAAACTCAATATTTATAAATCCTAATCCCTCTTCGAAGTTGCCTATGTAGTGTGTTTCTGTTTCTTCATGCACTCTGATATGTTCATCATTTTCTCTACTGATATCACCTAACATATGTATTGCTTGACTATTTGCTTTGAGTATCATTATTTTATTCATGTTTTATTCTCCTTTTATTTTATTGTTTTATTAATTAAATTCTATAAACTAATTTCTTTGTTTTCATACCTATATAATTATAAACATCACATGACAATGTTCTATCATCATATTTAAGATTTTCTACTTTTGATTCTCTAGGTATTGTGCAACCACTCATGCAACCTAAGATTGAATTTCTAATTACTGTTTTACATTCTTTTATTTCTTCAATGAAACTATCCCAACTTTCTATCTCGATTACTCTTGATTGATGATCTGCTATATTGTCATTATTATCTATAGACAAATTGGTTTCAATTACTTTAATCATATTAAATATTCTCCTCCTTTTTATTTTTCTTATTGTTTGTAAATTTTGCTAATAAACAAAATACTCCGATGATAAACATATGAAATGCTATGCTTATTTTACTTGGTTGATAATAATTTAATAAATATAATATAGTATAAAGTAAAAATATACTTCCACATGTTTTAAAAAGAATGTTCATATATTTTTCAAATTTAGTCATATAATTTATCTACCTCTCTTTTTTTTAGTAATATTTTCAATGCTAACTTATTTTCTAACTCATATATCTCAAAATCTTCTTTATCCATAACTTTTATCTCACTTTCACTATCTCTAGTTTCAAACATTTGACATTCATAACATTGATGATGTGGTTTATGACCTTCGGAAGTTCCATCATCATTACCAAATGCACCAAATGGACATCTTGATTCTTTATAATTATCTTTATCTTTAACAACAATTCTAACTTTATCGCATATATGAAATTTATCATAATATGCTTTTCTTTCTTCTAGAGAGTAATAACCATACTCTTTACATTTCTCATGTGGTAGTTTATCTAACGCACAATCTATCCAATCTTGACCTTGCATTAAATCGCAATTTATACCATTTCCATATCTAGCATAGAATAATTCCTGTCCTGCTAATGGCATTTGATTTATAAAATTTAATATTTCTGATTCATATTTGTAATTCAATTGCAACATATTATATTCTGAATATGATTTTATGATTTCTAACTTCCACCATATAGGATTTGTGAGATTGTAGCATGTCGGGCAGAGTTGCAGACGAGATGAAAATAATTGAAATTTACCACCATGATTAAGTGCAGGAATATGAATTATGTGTACATTTCCTTCTTGAAGACAATTAAAGCAAATGTTTTCTGGATTTTGAATAGCAATATGAGGATTAATGGTATTTGTTTCGATTAATTGTGACATATATAATTTCTCCTTTGTTTTTTCTCTATTATTATTTTACTATTGTTAAATTACCATATTCTTTTTGCTTTTCTTTATTATCTAATCTATCTAATTCATCTTGTAATTCTTTAATCCTATCTCTTAAATATTGTTTTTCTTGCTCTAATTTAAATTTTTCTACTTCTTTATTTTTATTTTTTTCATTTAAATCGAAATTTTCTTGATATTCCCAATAATCTTTTTCTAAACCATCCCATGTGCAATAATTTAAATCGGTTATTTTTTCTATTCTAAAAGCAGGGGAATTCCAATCACAGCCATTTCCACAACATTGATGTTTTTCATTGTATCCTTCATCTTCAGGAGTACATTCACAATATCCCCAATGTCTTTCATCATATAGGAATTCTATATAATAGCAATAATTATAATACGCATCTGCCCAATGTTCTGATTCTTTTTCTTCGTCTGATTTTTCAATTAATATTTTAATTTTACCATTTGTATAACCTCCAGAATTATCTTCATCATAACCGTTAATGTGATATGTATGCTTAGTAATATCGTCTATAAATTCTTTACATTTTTCTATTTGTTGGTCAATTACTGATACTATATAGCATACATCAATTGGTTTTTTATTGTGATGGATTCTATCTTCATTCTCACTATTTAATTTATTGATTAGGTTTTTAATGAAGTTTTCTTTAGTTGTTTTTGTAGTTATCATGTATCAGTATCCCCCTTTTTATATTTTTTATTTTATATTATTATTTTATTATTGATTGATCCTAATTAATTCTTCTAATTCATTAAGACAGTCTAATTCTTTTATTAAATTTGCAATTTTACATGCTACTTCTTCTTTTTTATTAGGTATTTCTTTAATACCATAACATTTGTCTAATAACACATATTTACTGATTAATTGACAAACTTCATAGTAATCGTCACTATTAAAATATAAAAAACATTTCTCTTTGATACATTTGAATTCTTTGGGCTTATTTTGATTGTTTAAAATATTTGATTCTTTTTCTTCCATTTAAAGTTTGTCCTTTCTTGTGTTTATATTTTACATTTATTTTTATATTTTGTCAAGATATTATTTCCATTTTTCTTTGTATTTATTATTGTTTAATGTTAGTGATTATTGTAATTTAGCAGAGGTTTTTTAATTTATGTTTACCTCTGCTAAACTTTATTAATCTAATTATTTAATTAAAGTAGAACCAAAACCACCTTGACCACGTACCGTTTCAGATAATTTATCAACAATTTTTAAATCATATTTTTTAACTTCTTGGAATACAAGTTGAGCAATTCTATCGCCTTGTTTAATATTAAATGGTTCATCTCCCATATTAATAAGAATAACTCCTATGTCACCACGATAATCTTCGTCAATTGTGGCAGGAGAATTAACGATTGAAATACCGTTTTTCAATGCTAAACCAGAACGCGGTCTAATTTGTGCTTCTGTATTTGGTGGAAATTCAATATGTAATCCTGTTTTAATTAAAATTCTATCACCTGGATATAAATCAAGACCTTGTTCGGGGAAATCATTTGTTTCTTTTAAGAAATGAGGGATTGAATATTTCCATGCTCTTAAATCCATTCCTGAAGCACAAATTGATTCATATTTGGGAAGAGTTATATTTTGATCGTCTAATGTACAGTTAATTTTATTATTCATGTAGTTTATTCTCCTTTTGTTTTTATTTATTTATTTATTTATTTTATAGTTTTGTCTATAAGTATTTTACCGTCTAATGACATCTCTATGTATCTATGTAATTTACTATCATATGATATATAATCTAAACAGATAGTATTTGTATCTTTATTAAAATTAGGTGAATATTCTTTAAAATATTTTGCTTCACCTTCTAATCTTGCTATAACTGCTTCATCAAAATCTAAGTATCTACCTAAATGAATAGGTTTATATTTATAAGTTATTTTTGCATCCCATTTTGATTCTGAATCTCTATTATATTGTTGAACACCAGTAACTCCACTAGTATTTGTATTTTTCATTCCCATATTCATAGTATTTTCTTGTTGTGTGGCTAATCTTAAATTTTCTTTTTTATTATTTAATCTATCTTTATTTCTGTGATCATATATTATCTCATCAATATGTTCTAAATTATCCATAATTACATTATGTATGGAAACTCCATTATCTTTAATGATACTTTTTGTCTTACAATAACCATATGATTTATACCATTTATAGTTTTTAACTTTATCATAATCTTCTTTATCAATAATACAATAACCATTTATATTTTGATATTTATCACGTAATACAATTTTAACAATATCATTTTCAAAGATATAATCATTCTTATCATATATAGTTTTTTCTACAACCTCACCATATCTAACCATATGATTAAAATGTTTTTTGCAATATGGTTTTCCTTTATATTTATTCACTTGATTGTCTGAATTGCAAATAATACAATATTCTTTTTGAGTTTTTGGTTGTTTGTTGTGTATTGAACAATATTCTTCGTATAAATTATTCTGTAAAAGATATTTACTCATATAATTTCTACCACAATTAAATATTTCACCAAGTTTTTTAATTGTTTTAATATTATACATTTCCCTTTTTACTTCTTCTATATTAATTTTGATTTTTGCTGACAAATTATTCTCCTTTCTTATTTTATTATTTTTTATTTTATTATTAGCGAATTGGACAAACCCCTGATTCACAACCTTCATTACCAATATCTATTTCAACTTCTTCTTTTTCATATTTTGAAAGCAATGATGGTATAAATAAATTCATTTCTTTAATTCTCTTATTATATTCTTCTTCTGTGATTGTTTCATATGGCATTAATGGATAAAAACTATCATTTAAAGATATAAAGGACACTCCTATAACACTATCCCAATTATCCCATATCCATTGTTCTACATCATCCCATTCATAATCTCTTACATGAACTGTAATACTGGTATTGTGTTGAACATAATATTCTTGAAACATTTTATATATTTCTAATTGTTCAATTGCAGATACATCATATTTTGTTTTTCCTTGTGGTGCTTTAACAGGAAATTCTATTACCTTAGTATTATTATTTTCTTTTGTTTCTCCATCTTCATAATAAACTGGATATTCTAATTCTTCACAAACTTTTACTAGAGGATCGTTTGAATTGATACGAATTCTTCTAATATAGTAAGGTGAATGAGAATAATGCACCCCACTTGATACTCCTGGTAATAAACTCAAAGTCCCTTCTGGTTTCACAGTGGTAACTAATAATGGTTCTTTCATATTTAATTGTGCAGAGTATTTTTTCGATTCTTCTATGGCAATATTTTTAAGTTTTTTTAATAATTCTTTTTGCTTATCTAATGTCATATTTGTTGCATTGACCATATCCTGCCAACCAGTTAATGAGCAACCTAATAATCTATCTTCTTTTTGTACTAAGTCCCATTCATGTAATTCTAAATTTACACAAGTCATTCTATAACCTGCTCTAACTGATAATATTTGTGCTTTTAATAATTCTTCCACATTTAATATTCCATTATAAACAAATGCAAATACATTTAATGTTATTAAATTGCATAATCCTCTTGATCTCAACAAAATTTCAAAGCATGGATTAAGTCCTTCGAAATCAAATCTTCTTATTAAAGCTGCTACAGCATTTGCAAAAGCAGGTTCACCTGAATATCTCATTTTTTCTATTTGCCAATGTAATTTTTCTCTTGTGGGTTTTTCAGTATAAAATATTGAATTATTACTCATTTTTCTATGAGATATTTCTTTATTTTCAATCCATTGTCCATCTAATTGTATATATAAATTATTTTTTGCATTTATTACTTCATCATCATTATGATCAATCAAACCATTTTCTGCTGTACGCCTTACTCCTCCAACAACTACATTTTCTCCAATTATATTTGCAATATCTAAACAATTTAAAGGAGTTAACTTTTTATTTGAATTACAAACAATTATATGTATCTTTTTAAACATATTTTTAATACTTTCATGTCCAGAAGCAGTGCCTCCAAATGTTTTTAATCTTTCTCCTTTTGGTCTTACATTGTCATAATCAAAAATAATTAATTTAATATTTTCATAATAATTATTGGTTAATATATCCATATAATAAAATAATGCTCTACTCCAACCCTCTTTTGAATCACCAATGATAATTTTTGCAATATCTTTTTTAAATTCTAGTGAAGTATTATCTTCTCTTTTATTTTTAGATAATGGATTATATTCTTTATGTACAATTTCTATATTATTATTAATTCTTGGTAATTTATTTACATCTGATTTTAATACTCTTACTCCTACTCCTGTTCCAACCATTAGTAAATAAAATAATTCTTCAAATGCTTTAATGTTATCTAATATTACAAATGCACAATTAAAATTTGCACATGGATATTTTTGTGCTACTTTTGTGCCACCAACCCAAAATGTTCTTCCACTTAAAAATTGACGTAAATTAAATATATTATCATATAGTTTTTCTGCTTCTTCTTTAGTAGTAGGTACAAGACTACAATTATATTCAACTGCTCTTTTTACAGTTTCCCACCAATACTCTCTTCTTTGTTCTTCTGGCAACCATCTAGAATAAGTTCTATAATAAACAAAATTACCTAATTGATTCATTGGAGATGGTTTATGTTTATATTTACTTATAAATTCTTCACTTAATAATCCATTATAATTTTTATTAACTTTTCTTTTTTTATTTCTATTTTCTCTATATAATATGTATCTCTTTGCTACATCTTTTCTATTTGTATCCATAAGAAATTCTTCTACCATATCTTGTATTTTCTCAACTTGAATAATATCTATATTTTGGTTTTTAATTTGTTTAGCAACTAATTTACTTATCTCAATGTCTAATCCAATCTTTGTTTCTCTCATGGCATTTTCAATTGCATCAATAATTCTATTTTCATCAAATTCAATTATTGCTCCATTTCTTTTAATAACTTTCAATTTGAATAAAACCCTCCTTATTTTATATTTATTTTATTATTCTATTTATCCTATTACCTAAACAACTTTACTCAACCTCTTTACCTCTAAAAAATACTCAAATCCATTTTCTTTATTACAAATACTTTCTATCCCACAAATATAACTCTGATATTTACTTGGTTCTGCTAAAAATCTAAGACAATCTAATGATTTTTCACATTTATCATTGTCACACATCGAAATATCTGGTATAATAATCACCTCCTTTAAAACTAATGTTATTTTATCATTCTATTAATAAAATGTCAAGATTTATTTTCTATTCTTATAATATTATTCTTTTTTTGGTCTACAACAATCTGCTTCTGGATTAAAATATTCACAGCACCATTCACCATCAAAATGCCAATAATTATTATCACCTAAATAAAAATCATCCCATTCTCCAATAAAACATCTATTATTTTTCATTAATTCACATGCCCAATCTTTAGTATTTACAATTAATTCTTCTTTGTATATACATTTTTCTTCTTTAAATATATTTTCATTTCCTTCAAAATAATTTCTAAAATTATCAACAGGGCAATTACTATAATTTAAATCTATTTCATCATGCCAATTTATTTTTACTTCTTGTGCATTAAAATGATTAATACTACAATCTATAGAATTATCTATATCCTGTATTATTTCTTCTAAATTTTTATAATTATCATTGTAATCTATGATATATAATTCTAATTTGTGTAATTTTGCCATAGTTAATCTCCTTTCTTATTTTCTTTTGTTCAATTCAAACCTTAATATACTTAACTTTTCCTTAAATACATCTCTATTAGTTTCTACATACTCACCATCATCATAGCATTCCCAATTTAACCAATCTTCAAAATTATTTTCAATATCATCTATTAATTCTTTTGCTAATTCTTCTATGTTTTTATCAATTGTAATAGTTGCATTTATTTTATCCATTATAATATAACTGCTATTCCATGAAGAAACTAAATGATAATCATAACCTTCTGCATCAAAATAAATAGCAATAGGAACATTATTTTTTAAACCATAAATAAAAGAATCTAAACAGTCATTAGGAACATCAGTTAAATAACTTGCTCTTTCTGAAAAATTATCTAGTTGGAGATGTGTCCATCCTAAGTTTGGTTTTGTTAGCATATTTATTTTACCCTTTCTGTATTACACAAGTATTAATTGCTAATTCTGCCATATTTCTTAATTCTTGCTCTGTTTGAATATCAGTAGTTTCATCTGCCAATTCCAATAACTTGTTAGTTAAAGCAGTAAGAAATTCATTATCTGCATACATGATTAATTATTCTCCTTTTATTTATTTTATTTATATTATTATTCATCTTCATACACAAAATTAATCTTATACCCATCACTTATTTCTCTACATTCTGGACAAACATATAATAATTCATCTTTTTCTTCTGTCTGAATTAATCCAATATCACATCCATATTTATTTACTGTAGATTCATTCCACAATTTTTCACTAGAAATAATATTGCAAACAGGACAAGAATAATGTTTCATATTACATTTCTCCTTTTTATTATTTAGTTTTTATTATTAATTATTTAATATTATTTGATTTCTCCACTTTCTATATCTATCCCTACATTACTAGATAATAATTCACCTACATAACAATCAAAACATGGTGAAGAACAAAATACTATTCCAACATATGGACATTTAAAATTTGAATAGTACGGACATTTTTCTGGCATCATGATTAATTTACTCCTTTTATTCCTTCTTTTTCATATCTGCATTTAGGACAATAATAATCCATTTTACCATACTCAAAATAATTACCACAATGATTACATTCTGTTCCAAATAAGACAGTATGATTATCTCCATCATATGTAGTATTAAATCCAAATTTGTAGGATTCTATTGCAATTTTTAAAGTTATATTTTCCATAATTTCCTCCTCTATAATCCTTTAATTAATATTTCATTTTTCTTAAATAAATCGTTGATAGTGTTGCGATATGCAATTTTTCTTAAGATATTTAAAGTATCTACTCTATAAATATCATCCCTTTTATATATTTCTTTTCTTCTGCTTGAGCATTGCTTAGTTGTAACAATACCTTTGAATTCAAATTTATTTACTCTATTTTTAATAGTATATTTTTCAAGATTGCATTCAATAAGACCAATTTTGGGTGGAAGTTTTTCAACAGGTATAACCCCTATCGGTGCAATCAAATATGTATATTCACATTGACAACAAAATCCATTTAGAAAATCTTGATAACTTGCTTTTGCCTCGATACCCATAACTTTGTAACCATCCACATTATTCTCTCTAAGATTTAGTAGATTGCCTTTGATTCCTATTACATCAATAATATTTTTAGTTATTGCTTTAGAATTAAACCAATCATAGTCTCTAAGATAATAAGATTGTTTAGGGAATTGTACTTCGGTTGCTATACAGTTGTAACCTTTTGAAAATAGTATGTATTTTGAAATTTGCTTTAATTCATAATGTTCTCTTGATTCGTTTTTATTATAATTTTCGTTTAGAAGTATTATATATCACCTCTTTTAAATTCATGTAATTTATTAAAAGTAAAATCACAATCAGGACATCTCCATATAGTAGTAAATCCATCTTTAGTAACAAATCCATAATTAGTGTCGAATGCATTTTCATGTTTACAATCTGCTATAATTGCTTCGTTTATTTGTTTTCTTATATTTTGTATTTTATTATTAATTTCTTCTTTTTGTTTATTTAATTCCTTAATTTCTTCTTCTCCATGAAGTTTTGCACATTCACCACATAATACTTTCATACTTACATAATATTTTGAATTAGTTGGTGAAAAACATTTAAAACAAAATTGTATAGGCATATTTTATCCTCTTTTTTTTTATTTTTTAATTGTTTAATCTCTAACTCCATTTCTGTTGTAACAAAACTTATACCAATTATAAAACATGCTTGACATATAGCACCTATAGTAAACATTGTATATAGATTATTTGGTTTTGCTAATAATATTACAATAAATAATGTAATAGCTAAAGATAATGAAGTTAATATATAACCTATTATCTTTCTATACTTGATAAATGGTTTTATATTATAAAACCTCCTTTCTATGTTTAATCAAATAATTTCAAATTAACAAAATGGATACCTATATTGTTTAAATAATATTACGTTAATAACATTTAAATAAACTTCTTCTTCACTATCTCCATACACACCATATTCGGCAAATCTACCAATATATTTTTTCTTATTACTATAGCACCATTGTTTTAAATTACTTTTACATGACGGATAGGTGTCAAAACCTTCAGGATTATATGTAATAGTTAATTCTTTATGTATTAAATCTTCCTCTTTTAAATAATTACTTGTTTTAAGTAAATGCAATGCAAGTTTTTTAATAATCCATGAATAAATTTTCTTATATCTTTTATGTTTATTTATTCTTTTATTCCATTTTGAATCAATTTGTTTATCTTTATTAGTCATATTTATATCTCTCCTTTATCATTAAGATTAAATTCTTACACCATTTATAACCAGTTTTATATTTTCATTAATGCTTCTTTAGATTCATATAAACACTTAATTGCAAAAATTAGAGATTCTTTTACTGATAAATTATTAATAATTGCTGTTTCAATTGCTGTATGAAATATCGCATCTGTATTATACATATTATTTAATTTCTCATCATTAAGAATAATACTCATTAATTCGTTCATAATATTCACCTCCAATCTTAAAATATATTAGTATTAAACCCAAATAGTTTCATAAGTATCATCTGCAAAAATAACGTATTTATCAAACATAAATGAAGAAAATGCTACTTTACGAATACCTTTTATAATTCCTTGTGATTTCCATTTTGTAAGTTCTTTAATTTCTACTAAACCATTATTGTCTTTTATATATTGTTTTGCTTGCCTAATTAATTTATCCATAAGTAAACCTCCTTTTCTTATTTTGATATAATCTACTTTTTATATTCTAATGCTCTATCCCAACATAATTTACATTGTTTAATTTGCTTAGAATATGTTGATACATATTCCTTTTCACATTCACCAATAAAATCATCTAATCCAAATGCACTAGGACAATGACTTATTAAATATGTTTTATCAATGATGTTTTTCCTTAACGCATTTTTAATATCTATAGATGCTTGCAAATGATCTATATCACCAGTTTTAATATTATTACAATATTTAAGTATTATTTTTTTTCCTGTTTTCATGTTAATTACTTACCTTTCAATTTTGATTTTAAATAATATCTAATCTTCATAAGTTTAGTTAATATATTCTTATAATCATCAATATTTTTCCATAATAAATCTATATTTTCTATACTAATATAATCATTTTTATTACTCATAATTTTTATTATAGTTTTATCATTCCATATACATAAATCCTTATTGCAATCCAAATTTAAATGTATTTTTTCTCCTCTTATGTCTAACATATAACAATACAAAAGTATTTCTGATAATAAATTAATCAATCTATCTTGATATGATTGAATTTCTGATTTTTCATATGTATAATATATTTCTTTAACCTGCCAATATATAGTATCCCAACTAATTAGCATATGTACGTCAGGGCAAATATAATTATTAGTAAATATTATCTCTTTGCGTTTCCAATAATCTTCAGATAAATCATTAATAATATAATTATATTTATTATTTTTATTAAATTCTTCAATACAATTCACCACAGCAGAATCAATATCTTTCTTATCTTTATTATAACTTAATTTACTATTAAGTTTTTCTACTATAATTCTATATCTATAATCTATTTTATCATTCATATACTGCACCTCATATTTTATATTCTTTCCATTCTATTGATTGAGTTTTGTAATCTAATTCATCATAATCTATTTTTTTATTTTTAATAATATTTTTTAGATTGTTAATCATTCTTGGTAATATTTTTTTTATTAATTCATTTTGATGCTCATAATTTTTTGGTTTAATATTTAATTCTTGTTTAAGCACATCTTTATAATTATACGATGTATATCTATAACTTTCATATAATGAAAATTTTAAATATTCATCTAATGTAGCAATCATTTTTGTATTAAAATTAAGCAACATTATTTGTTTATAAAATTCTAATATTTTATTGTGTAAAGCATAATCGTCATATTTTTGTGATTCATATTTATATTTAATATTTAATTCATTATATTTAGAAATTAATATTTTTTCTTCAGTGTCATCATCTATCCTATACCAATTATCTTTACTTATTCCTACTTCTATAATTACATTGTGTTTTCCTATACATTCAAATATTAAAAATGGTTTAATATAAATTCTTGAATTATCTATTACATCTTCACTATAAATAAAAATAGTATCGTCAATTCTAGCATTATTTAATTTTTCAATAATACGATTTTTTAATTCTTCATATGATTCTATTTTATTAGATAAATAACTATCTGGATTAATTTTTATATTTTTATTAATAAAATTATCTATCTTATAATAGAAATTTTGTTTGTCTTTTTTATTAACTAATAGTTTTTGCATATTATTTTATTCTCCTTAATCTTCATCATCTTCATATGGTTCAAATTTATTATCTTCTAAATATTTTTCTACTTTATTAAATATATTTTTATTAATACTTAATGCTACTAATATATCTCTCCATGTTTCCGTATTAATATACCCACTACCATTATAACTACCTTCTCCTATACATATTTCAACAGGATCAGCATATACCTTAATCCCATCAATATCAACAAAAAACTTTGCATATAAAGGAGTGTCTGCACAACATCCACAACCATTAGCAAATTCAACATCTGTAACTATCTCATTAATTAATTTGGAATAAAAGTATTCTTTATTCCATCTATTAGAGTATATTTTTAAATCTGGATATGAATCAATTAATTTTATTAATATTTGATTTTGTTTAATTTCTTCTTGACTTTTAATAATCCTTTTTTCTAATTTATCCTTAAGTATTTTATTGACCATATTAATTAACCTCCTCACAATCATAAATAGGATGATACTCTATATTTAAACAATATATACATATATTACATATATTTTTCTTTTTGCAATTAAAGCATAAGCAATTTTCACACTCTATAGGAATATTTTTATTTATAATTCATCACCCCTTATAAAAACCTAATCACATCTTTCAATGCAAAATTTCGTTCTTCACCCTTATCAATATCATAAGCATGTAACATCCATTGTTCTTCTTTATGAAATTCTGTACTACCAAACCAAAATTTATAAGGAATAACTTTTCTTAAACTTGTTTCACCTTTCCAGTTTGTATATTCAAATTGTAGTATGGGAGCAAATACTGTATCCATATTATTCATTCTCCTTTAATTATTTTTGTTCGCAAACAATCTTTAATATTTTATAATTATGTTTCAATCTAAATTCATCTCTATTAATTTCTTGTGAAATTGCAATTTTAGCATTTTCTATATCGTTAAATATTATTGCTTTACTAGGATATGATTTACATAATAATAATTCTTCCCCTCCACAACTGTAACTTACAAAATACATATTAATTAATCCTCCTTCTTTATATTTTTATATCTCCCAATCCAACCTCTGTCCACAGTTACAACAATATTTCATATCTTTAACTTTTTCACCACATGAAAAGCAATATGTAACTAATTCATAACATTTTCCATTTATATTAATTGGGTATTTTACTTTCATCGGTATTTGTTTTTCAAGTGCTATAATTGCTGTATTATAAAATTCTTCCATTCTTAGATTTTCGTCAGCAAAAGCAAATTCTTTAGATGTTTTGAATTGTTCTAATGCTTCTTGATATGCTTCTCGTTCAAATCTATCTAATAAACATTTCTCATTTCCTCTATCCATTGTTACACCAACATATTTACAATAATAAAAATCTGAAATTTCATCTCCACCATTTAATTCTTTGTAACTACATTGTTTATTACAACAATTCATATTATTAACCCCTTTTTAATATAATTTATTATCATCATGTTTAATATTTTTTAACTAATATACCTTTTTCATATACTTCAATACCATCTTTAGTCAATATATTAAAATCCATTTCCATTGCTTTCATGTACTCTAATTGTCCTTTTTGTAGTATTGCTTTCCCATATCTATAAGGAATAAAATGCGAAACAATTTTATCTTTTGCAATTATAGCTTTTAACAATGTTTTCTGCCAAGTATGTAATTTTATATTATAAAAATCTTCAACAAAAGCAACAGGATTATTTTGATATTTTTCTTTAAAGTTTAGTTTTTCTTTATCTGTCATATAGATACCTCACTAACTATAATCAATAAATTCTTTACCACAATCCAAACATATAAATTTTTCTTCATATAAGTTATCTGTTTCTATTGATTCATGATTTAATCCACCACAATAAGGGCAATATCTTAAAAATGTCATAATATTATCTCCTTAAAAAATTTAATTTTCATATTTTTCATCTGTTACATTTATATTATTAGTTATACCATTATCATTTAATATTTCATGAATATCATGTGCAATTTCTTTTGCAATTTCTTTTGATTCTACAGTCACCCATACTTCTAAAAGTATTTCTTTTATAATTATTACCTCCTACTTATTATAAATGAAAGATTTACTTACTTAATTTTTCCATATCATAATTTTCTCTGATATAGTCAATAACTTTATTTATTTCTGTTTGAATGTATTTATCACCTTTTAATTCAGGATGAATTCTAATCATGCATGAATTTTTTGCACCATTTGTTTTATACTTATCTAAGTCAAATTCCACCAATAATAAAGGTACTTCAGTGTAGTTTTTAGTAAACTTTCTATTTAACCATTTAAACATATATGGTACATCCTTTCTAATATTATAATACTCTACATTTTAAATATTTCATTTCTTCTTGAAAATCTACTTTTTCATTTTTATTTGTTTTTAAAATTCTAATAATATAGTCTGAATTCTTTTCAAACCAATCCCAACTAATTAATCTAACAACAATATCAAAGTTATCAAATTCTTTCATATTTATTATCATTTTAAATTTTAAATCATCATTATTTAAACCATAAAATAAATTAGCATCTAGTGTTAAATCTGCACCTAATTTATATTTTTTGGGATAATTAAGAAACTTAAATTTATTTTCAAATAGATTTTTGTTTATTTTTATCTCCATATATTTTTCAAGTTTATATGCTCTTACTAATTCCATAATATCATCTCCTTATATTTACCAGAATACTTTCTTCCTAATATGGTTATAATTCCATTAGAGGAGTTGGTGAGAGAAGCATAATATGTAATAGTATACAATCCTTCGGAAGAGAGTATTTATTTTATGTATTATTTACCAACTTTTCTAATAAATCATGTCAAAATGTCGGTTTGGACACGATTTTGATGCTTACAAACCCTTTATTTATAATGTTTTCCGTATTTTCGTAATATGGTATTTTTTAAATTTCCTTCCACTTAATCCCTTTACTTTCTAAATATTTTGCAATCAGGTATCTATGACAATGAATATAATCTTTTTCATAACATATTAAAGCATAATCTTTACCTTGTGATAGTTTTAAATATAATTTATCTAAACAAACAATCATTTTTTCGTCTTTTTGCATCTGCAAATTAAACCTTTCAATATACCTACCCCAATCATTATCTTTTTTATAATCTAAAAGTATTTCTGCATAAGGTGCTAAATCTTTAACTACGTAAGTGTTAGGATATTTATTTGGATTAAATGATTTTGGTGGAAATCTTGTGATTGCAAGTTTCTTTACATTGTCAGATAGTTTATTCATTTTACTGAAATATGTTGTGTATAACATGTTTAAACTCCTTGTTTATTATTATATTATACTTTTATTCATCATTATAAACACGATAACGATATGTATCAATACTTAAATCAGCATTCCCAATAACTCTATCAATTTTTTCAGTTATTTCTAACTTCATAAATAATTTCATTTCAACTGGCTCAATAATCCATTGTTCACCAGTAAATGGAGCATCTTCAACTTGTTCAGGTGTAGGAGATATGACTTTATCTGATTCACAAGTATGAACATAAATTATATCTCCTACACCATAATATGTAGCAACAAGACAACCATCTATAGATTGAGATACACATATCCTTTCAATTTCTTCATCTTCATTGTTCATTCTATTTTTAGGTATACGAGGATGTAAAATTTGATTATCGAAATTTTTGATACTTACAAAGTAATACATAAATAATTTTTCACTCCTTTAAACATTATCATAAGTTTTATCTCTTTGTTTAATGATCTTATACAAATAAGATGGATTATTAACTGTTTCCATGATTAATTCTTTTGTAATTTCAACCTCATTATCACATTCAGGACAAAAATCAACAAAATTAAGATAATCTAATCTATTATATAATTCACAATGTTCTTCTCTTTCTTCTTCTGATAAATCAATACGTTCATTTAATTCAAACGCTCTTAAATATTTATTGATTTTTTCTTCATCTACAATAATATAATCACAACATATATACATCTTATAATATTTATCTAATATTTGTTTTGATACTAAAAAGTCTAGTATTTTATTAACAATTTCAAGTTTATATTCTTTAAATATATTGCGAAATTTAGGAGTGTATTCATGCAAATAAGAATTCCATCCCCATTCTACTAAAAAATCATCTAGTTTAATCTTATCTTCTTCAGATATAAAATTTAATTCTTTTATTTCTGGATAATGATGTACACCAAGTAATTCAGGATATTCTTGTAATTTCTTTTCTTCAATGATTTCATTTATTTCCGATGTTAAATATCTAAATGAAAAATATGAAGGCAATTCTTTTGCGAATTTAGTTAATTCTTCTCTGGAATATTGTTTAAAATCATTAATGTTGATAGTGTTTAAATATGTATCAAATTCATTGTATTTGTTTATGATTGTTTGTAGATAATTGTTCATGATAATTCTCCTTTTTATTAATTAATTTTAATTATTTAATTCTTCACTCAATTTATCTGCTTCTTTAAAACTCATTTCTTTTAAATAATTATATTCATCAGTAAATGAAATATCTGCATTCCATTTTTGTTTTAACCATTCTTCTTTTGTCATTGTATCTGTTTGTAAGTCATATTCTAGAATATGAGAGCAAATTGGATATCCATCTTCTGCATCATAACTTCCACCCATAAATCCTCTACTTTCATCTCCATTATCTTCATCAAAACTTGTGCAAAAATAATATATAAATTTTTCTCTTAATTCTTTTGATTCTGATATATATTCAGAAATAATTTGATATGCTTTATAATTAGAAGGAAAATCACATTCTCCATTTAACAATCCAGTTTCATACCCTAATAATAAATCCTGTATCCAAGTTTCATTATTTTGAATAATATAATTATATTTTTCTTTAGTTACAATATCTTTATTAAGCATCCATTGAAGAATATCTTTTCCATTAATAAAACTTTCATTAGTATCTATTAAATCTTCACCTGCTTCACGCATCCATTGTATAATTACAGAATAAACCATAACAGGATTTTTCAATTGATCTTCATTTGTAATAATTGTTGATATTTTTCTCATATATTTAATCTCCTTTATTATTTTCTTTTTGTTTTTTCTTAACCTTCTTAATTTCTTCTACTAACTTACTATCTTTTTCATTTCCTTCTTTTTTATCTTTCTTTAATTTTTTATCACACCATTTTAAAACACCGCAACAACCGACTATGCCTTTTACTGAATTATCTTTACACGTACTTCTTGGATACTCCATATATATTTCATATTCACTTTCAAGTCCTTCATTTACTTTCCATTTAGTTTTAATTATTTCTGTGATTAGGTTAGGACATTTGCTTTGCGATGTGGATTCTTCACTACTTGAATCATCTTCATTTTCTATGTATTGTTTTTCATTTTCTATTTCTTCATCATCTTTGTGTTTATCATCTATTAAACTACTTTTAATTTTTCGTATGATTAAAACCTTCTTTCTATATAGATAGTATATTTCAATTTTTTACCCATAAACTCTGCTAAATTTCTTATCCCAACGATAGATTGAATTGCACTCATAAAATCACATAGTTGATATTTAATTCCTATATCTGGATCTGGTTTATTATTTTTATACAATAATTTATGTGTTTTATAACAATCATTTTTGAATTTATTAAACTCAAATTCTCCATAATTATTATAAAATATAATTCCATACATTGCTAACTTATCAATAATATTATTAAGCATATTTAAATCTATATTTTGTATTCTTTTTAAAACTTGTGTTTCTAAATTTTCCATATTAATTTTCTCCCTTCTCTTTAATTATATAACCTTTACCATTACATTTACTACATGAATAATATGATACTGAACATCCACCATAACCACTACTATCAGAAATTTCACCAGTACCACGACATGTTTTACAAGTTGAAATAGATATATTCAAGGTGTCTTCAATTTTACTTAGTTTTTCATCTTCTTCTATTTCTTCTTTGAATAGTTTAGTCATTTTTTCTTTAATTGATTTTTTATTGTTCATTATAATATCTATTTGTTTAGTTAAAATATCATTCATAGTAAATTAATCTCCTTTTTATTATTAATCTGCACAACTATCACATTTACCTTCATTATAATAATCTGCAAATAATTCTCCACATACAGAACAAGTATTTAAACAATCATCACAATAATAATCATTATGTTATTCATATTTATTAGGTGGTTTTAATTCTGATAGTTTTAATACTTTACCACAATCACTACATATTACTTCTAATATTTCTACTTCAATTTTTATTTTAATTTTTTCACCCTTAAAAATATCATTTGGATATAATTTAATTTTATCTCCTATTGGTTTATAGTTATCAATATCTGTTCTATCTATTTTAACATAATCAAATACATCTGGTTCTCTACCTTTTATTCTTTTAAATGTTTCTATATCAACATTCCAACAGAAACATTCTTGATCGCCAGAATTAATTGCTGTGAATTCAATTGTCTTTTTCATGTTAATTAATCTCCTTATAAACTTTATTTTAATATCTCTTTAATTTCTTTCCAAAGAAAATCACATAATTTATTTACTCCATTTACTCTGACTAAAGGTGCATTTAAATCATCTAATAATTCAATCATTTGACCAATATTTAATAATGGATAATATTTATAATTTACTTTCGTCCCTTCAAAACTTAACCCATCACAATCAAAAAGAATGCATCTAACAGATTCTTCTCCGTTAACATTTAAATAATAAATATCTCCCATTTTAATTCCTTTTGATTTCCACCAATTAAATAAGTTTGATTTTTGTGTAGGTGATAATTCATTAAGTTGTTGTGGTGTGATTCTTTGTTTCATATAATTATTCTCCTTTAAGTATTTTATTTAATTTGGTAAATCGTTACAAAACATCGATTTTGTGCAAATATTGATAATTAGAAAGTGTTGATTTATAAGGGTTTGTGATGTATGTAGTTTTAGATAATTCTGCAAAATCAACACTTTTAATTATTTTTATTTGTTTTCTTAATTATTTTTTATTTATATTATAAATGATTGGTGGATATATGTCAACATATTTATTTTAGTATTTTAATAATATTCTTATGTATTTAATCTTATTAACAATTCTTTCAAATGAGTTTTCCTATTTAAATTCTCACTTTTCTTTAATGCACAGTCAATTGTATCAATTGTACCAATATTATACATAAATTCTTTAGTTCTAGTATATATTACATATAATAAATTTCTATTTAAAAAAAATTTATGTGTTGGTGGAGTAATAGCTATAACATATGGATAACCTGAACCTTGAGCACGATGAGCAGAAATTGAATAACTTAATAGTAAATCATATATATCATCGTTTCTATATATAACATATTGTCCATCAAAATCAACAACCATATATTTTTGGCCTTTTTTATTTACTCCTATTTTTATTATTCGTCCATCATCACCATTGAATACAACAGTATATTCTTCTTTATTTTTTGTTTGATCTTCATGTTCAAAAATAGGTGCTTTATAATTATTAACTATTTGCATCACTCTATCATTTTCTCTAAATTTAATTTCAAATTTTTTTCTTGTATAACTTAATTCCATTTTACCATTTGAAGGATTAACTAAATCTTGAATCAGTGAATTTATTTTATATGTACCATAATCGCCAACATTATATGCAGATATGATTATAATGTCATCTACAGAACCACCCTTATTTTGCATTTTTTTATATGCACTAATTATTTTATCTACTAATGTATCTTTTAAAGTTGATATAAAAATAAAATCGTCACCAAATTTTTGTATCCCATCATCATTCAAAAAACTACTTCCATTTCTTGTATCAGTGGCAATTTTTGCTAATCCACCATCTTTATATCTAAATACTTTATCTAAAAAAATAGTGGGGAATATATTACTGTTAATTATATCTTGAATACAATTGCCACAACCAACACTAGGTATTTGAGCCGGATCACAAATAAATATTAATTTACTATGTTTTTCATTTACTGCTCTTAATAAACTTCTCATTAAATACACATCAATCATCGTTGCCTCATCTACAATAATAAAATCATAAGGTAATTTATTTTTTTCATTATAAATAAATCCTTCTGCTGGATTAAAACCTAATCCACGATGTATTGTACTTGCTGGACGATTTGTATTTTTATAGAAATTTTTAGCTGCTTTGCCTGTGGGAGTTAATAGTATATATGAATAATTATTATCATCCAGCATATCAAGTAAAGCATTTGTGCTAAAGGTCTTGCCTCCACCGGCAAATCCTGCCAATATATAAAAATTATATTTACAAGTATATTCTAAAGATAATATCTGTTTATCAGTTAATTTAATATCTCCAATCATATTATACTTACTATAATCAATATCTAATTCTCTTGGATTTAATGATATGTTCATTATTCGCTCTGCTATTTCTTTTTCACAGTAATATGTTTGTTTTTTTGATACTTTTTTATTTTCTATATCATAATAAATTTTATCATTATGTTCTAGTACACCTTTAAATTCTTGCATACATTGTGGAGTTAACTTACTACATTCAGAATATAATTCATTTGATTTAATCCATGTATGTCCTTTTTCTTCATTTTGTTCTAATATACACATAATACATTCTGCCATTCTATATCTTGATTTAATTAATGATTTGTTTTTATTTAATATTTTATTATCTGCTATCGTAAATCCAATACCTGCTATTGAGCATAAACATTGATATGGGTTTTCATTCATTTTCTCTTTTAATAAATCAAAGGAATTAAATGCATCATATATTTTTTGAATTTGGTTTAAGGTTAATTCATATTCTTTATATTCACTAATTATATTGTAAAACAAAATATTTTGATTAATCTTGTTACTTATTCTTTTTAAAACAGCTTCTCCCACTCCGTAAATTTTACTAGTGTCAATTTCATTTTCTTTTCCTTGTATTATTAATTTTATAAAATCAGGATATGCTCTTAATATATTATCTGCTAAATTAATACCAACAAGTTCTGATAAGAAATTAAATGCTTCGTTTTCATTCATATCCATAGGATTATTTAAAAATCTTTTAACAATATAACTTTCATATTGACCTTTTTTCTCATATTCTACTTCTATTTTATATTCTTTACCTTCAACTAATGATGGTAATTCACCTTTTATAGTAATATTACCATAATCAGACAAAGATACTTTATCTAAATATGTATCATTAGGACAAAAACCATACATTTTAAATGATCCTTTTTGAAAAAATGGTTGTTGTCTAGAAATATAACCTTTAATAATAAAACTCAAAATTTCACTCTCCTTTAAATATTAATTACATTATGTAATTTTCTATCATTAATCCATTCATTAATTGTTTTTATTTTTTTAATAATAAAATTATCATCACTAGATTTTTCTGAATAAAAAGCAAGTTTATTATTCTTTTTTATTAAATCAATATATTTAGAATAAACACTTGACCAAGCAATACCTTCTAATAATCCATTGCTTTCATATACATTTATATAAGCATAATCTCTTTTATGTCTATCTTTTTTCTTTTGTATTCTTGAAATAATACCTATAATTACACATTCATCACCATTTTCACATTCATAAAAATTTTCATTATTATATTGAACAATATCAACAAAAGGATTATCACTAAGAAAAATAGATAGTGCTTCGAATTCCCAAAACTGTTCATTTTGCATATACTTATTTTTAAATATTTCTATTGCTTCTTTTTTATTATCATTTATTTTTTTTATCCATTCTTGATATTTTATTGTTTCATGTTCTATCTTTCTTTTTTGATTATATAATACTAGTCTTTCTTGTTTATCTTTAATAGTATCTGTATCTATACCCCATTTTGTTTTTAATTCTAGTAATGAAGGTAAACTTTTAACATCTGTATAAGATTTATATTCTTTTTCTGATTGTGTATATCTATCAGCACATCTTAATAACATATTATTTTTATTTTTTGTTGGTAATGCACCAGATTTAATTAACATTACTAATTGTGCAATTGAAATATTTAATACTCTATTCATAAAATTATCTAAACCTTCATATTTACCATTACTACGCTCTTCTATAATATTTTCTACAATTTTTTCTCCAACTTGATTTATAGAATTAAGACCAAATAATATTTGTCCATCATGAACATTGAACTTATAATCTGATTTATTTATATGTGGAGGTAAAACTTTAATATTTAATTCCTGTGCTTCAACTAAATATTTGTTAAGTTTACCATTATTACCTTCACAAGCATTAAATACTTCACAATAAAATTCAACTGGATAATGTGCTTTTAAATATGCTGTTTGAAGTGTAGTGACACCATATAATGCGGAATGCGATTTGTTAAACATATAAGATCCTTTAGAACGTAAATCATCACTAATTATTTTAGCTATTTTTTCATCATAATTATTGTTTATTATTTCTTCATATAATTTATCAGATTCTTTTTTAACAAGTTCGGGGTCTTTTTTACCGATCCCCTTTCTAAATTTGTCACTACCACCATATGTTCTTCCACCAAATGTTCTTACTATTTCCATTAATTGCTCTTGATAAATCATTTGAGCATTAGTAGTTTTTAATATTGGTATCATATCTTCATGTATATATCTAATTTCATCTTGATGGTGTTTATAATAAATATAATCTTCTAAATAACTCATACTATCTGGACGATATAGTGCTAAAACTGCTGAAATATCTTCTAATGACGTTGGTTTAAGTCTTAATAATAAATCTTTCATTCCTTGCGATTCAACTTGAAATACATTATTTGTTTTTCCACTTTGTAGCAATTGATACATTTTTTCATCATGTAAAAATTCTAGATTATTAGGGTCTATATCCCAATCACTAAGTCCAACACGTTTTTTAACACCATCAATAATTACAAGTGTATTTAATCCTAAAATATCAAATTTAATGATACCTATTTCTTCTATCATTACTTTATCAACTTGAATTACATGTTCTCCTTTATCTCCTAATTTCATTGGCATATAATCAAATATTGAAGTATCAACAATTCCAACTCCTCCTGCATGAGTTGAAACATGTCTTATTCTGCCACTTAACATTTTTGCAATATCAAATAATTCATTATAAATTTCACTAGTATATTTTTTTATGGCAGTATCATTAATTTCCATACATTTATCAAATTCTTTTTCAGTAAACAATTTACTTATACTATTTATTGTCGCACTAGATATAAGTGGTTTCCCATTTTCATCTTTTAATACTCTTCCAACATCTTTAATTGCTACTACAGGTGTTATTGATGCTAAATTTAATACTTGACACACTCTTAATTCACCATATTTTTGCATTAAATATTCAATAACTTTTTCTTTATATGCAAAATCGAGGTCTATGTCAGGCATTGATACTCTTTCTGGATTTAAAAATCTTTCAAAAATCAAATTATAATCAATTGGATCTAAAGTAGAAATACCTAATAAATAACATACCAAACTTCCACCTGCTGAACCTCTCGAACCAATAGGATAATTATTTTCTTTACAGAAATTAATATAATCACATACTATAAGAAAATATCCGCAATATCCCATTTTATCTATAATATCCAACTCATATTCCAGTCTTTCTTTTCTTACTTCTTGTTCTTTTGTTGTTCGTTTGTCATATTTTCTATTAATCCAACCAATTTGCGTTAAATGTTGAAGATATTCTTTATTAGTTTTAAATCCATCTGGTAAAGGAAATGTTGGCAATTGAGGTTCTTGAAATGGCATACTTACTATTTCAATTAAATCTGCTATATCATCAGAAGTTTTTAAACCTAATTCAACATTTTCTTTACCAATTTGACTATCCATAATTTCATGAATTTCTTCATCTGATTGTATATAACAACCTTCGTAAGATTCAGAAATAGTATCTGCATCTCTTGCAATTTGCACATGTCTTGCCTGATATTTTAGATGTTCTTTAATAGCAACATGACTGTCTGTTGTGATTGTAAAAGGAGTATTTGTATCTTGTGATAGTTTAAGTATTTTTTGATTATACTTTTCTTGATCAACATGTTTATGAGATTGCATTTCTAAATAAAAATATGGAAAAATACTTTTATATTCTTTAATGTATTCTATACATTTATCATAATCATTTTCTCTAGATATTTTACTTGCTAAACATGCACTTAATATAATTAAATTTTCTGCATGATTTTTTAACATATTTAAATCTACTCTAGGTTTATAATATTTACCTTCAAATTCACTTCTAGTAATTAATTCATTTAATGATTTTCTACCTTGTTCATTTTTTGCAAGAGCAATTAAATGAAAATATTTATTATCTTTATCTTTAATATTTATATTAAAACATTCATAAAATTCTACACCATAAATAATTTTAATTTTAGGATATTCTTTTTTTATTTTATCAAAATATACCCAAGAATAAGCATTACCATGCTCTGTGATAGCAAATGCTTTTAATCCTATTTCCTTTGCTCTATCTAACATTTCTTTTGGAGTACCGAAAGCATCTTGGAGACTGTACATAGAGTGATTATGTAAACTACTTGACATATTTCACATCCTATTCTTTATTAATAATCATATAATCTTGAATAATAAATTGTGGTGTTGTTTTACTTCCATATACATTAATATTTGTTTTTCCTATAATATTCATTATTATATTACTATAAGTAAAAGTGTCTAATAAAAGCATCTCATCATTTTCTGGTACATTAAATCTTATGTATTCAATTACATCATTTTGAAATTTCCAATGTTTTTTTTCATCACTACCAAATATATCGAAACTCATTAAATCTACATTAATATTTTCAATTACTATTAATGGTTCTTTTAAAAATCCTGAAAATAAATGTTTAATACTATATATATCTTTAATTACTTTATAATTTATATTTTTATCAAAAATAAAATCTACTTTATGAGTTTTTATATTACTTATATTATTAAATTTATTATTAAAATATTGTATTGCTATAGGTATATTATCTTTTTTAATTGAAGTACCAAAGGCATTAGAATGTCCAGTACATGACTCAAATAAACTACTGTTTTCAAGTTCAGATTTTAAATCTTCTATAAAACTATCATTAATATTTCTAGCACTTCCACTAAAAATTATGTCACTATCATTACTTTTATATTTATCTTTTCTTAATATTAGACAAGGTTTACTATATTTATCTGCTATTTTAATTGCAATAAGACCAGTTAAATCTTTAGATACATTTTCAAATTTAGTAGCATTAATAAAACAAATTGAATTTACTTTATTACTTTCATCATAAACAGTTAATATTTCATCTACACTTTTATTTTGTATTTTTGCTTGCTTACTTTTATTATTTATACAAAATCTAGCAACTCTATCATAAATTGATTCCATAATTATTGTTGGTTCTGGATTATTTTTTGATTTTCTAGGTTTGTATTCAAATTCATCATATTCTTTAATAAATGCTTTAAACATTAAATCTTTTTCGTCTTTCGTACCAATTCTTATCATTGCATTTATTAAAGGAGTTATGTAAAAAGAAATATCATTAATTGTTGGAAATTCTATATTTTTAATACTATAATTTTGTCTATTTAACAATGCTAAAAATAAAGGATGGACTATATTATTTAATCCAGTATCAACTAAATATTTAGTTTCACATTCTCTTAAATCCATAACATCTGATATATTAGCTAAAGCAACTAAATCAATATAATCATTGGCATTTGATAACCAATATTCATCATCTAAAGCACATAAAAATCTATATACAATTCCTGCCCCACATAAATTTTTATTTGGATAATCACATGCTTGATTATTTATGACAATGGCGAATGAATTATCTTCTTCCTTTTGGTGATGGTCTAAAATTAAAATACTATAACCAATATCAAATAATTCTTTGCATTGTTTTATATCATTTGTACCTGCATCTGGTAATACTATTAATCCTATTTTCTGATCTTCTGCTAATAAAATATTCATTACTTCTTTTGATAATCCATGTTTTTTGCCTTCTTGTAATATATATATTAAATTTGTATAATTTAAATTTGTTTTTATATAATCATATAAAATACTTGCACTACAATACCCATCAGGATCACAATCAACTACTATATATATAGGTAATTTATTTTCTATTATTTTTTTTAATAATTCTACTCCTTTGTTTATATTATCTAATAATGAATAATCATAAAGTACATTTTGATTTAAATTTAAATATGTATCAATATCTTTAATACCACGATTTTTTAATATTGTCTCTTTAATATTATGTATATCATTATTCCCTATAAGTATATAATCCATTTTATTCTCCTTCTATTTAATTTTCTTTATATTCGTAAATATTATTATGTAATAATATTTCCCACCTTTTTGGATCATCGCATGGTGCTTCTTTTTCTTCTAAAATATTATCTTTGTCTAATAAATAAAATACTTTATTTACTCCTTTTTCTTTTATTTTTTTACATTCATTTAATATAATATTTTTTTCTACATCTTTATCGAAACAAATTATAATATCAATACACATACCTACTAACTTATTTAATTGTGTTCTTGATATTTGATGCCCTCCTATTGAAACACAATTTAAATATCCATAACCAAATAATTTCATTACTGATTTTTCAGCCTCTAAAATATAACATTTTCCACTATTTTTTATATGTCTAATTGATTTATTTAATCCATATAATATTTTTGATTTCGCATATCTTTCTAATGCAATATATTTATTTTCAACTTCATTGTTATTTCCAAAATATCTTCCTTTTACTCCTACCAAATTGTCAAGTTCATCTCTAATAGGAATAGTTATATAATTAGTTTCATCGTCATAACCTATTTCAAAATATTTTTGTATTTCATAAGATATGTTGTCATTAGCAAACATATCATTAACATACGGTTTATAATATTTAAGTATTTTTTCACTTATTGGTTGTAATTTATAATTTTCTTCAATATATTCACCAGATTTCATATCATAAAGCATTTGAAGCATTTTTAAACTTTCAGGTATATCATCCTCGTTTTCCATTTCATAATAATCTAATCCCAAAATATCACAAAGATATTTAACACATTGAAAAATATTTATTTTTTTATTGTAACAAACAAGGTCTATTATACTAGTTGAATGATTATTTGTCTTATTGTATTTAATATCTCTAGTATAATTTATACAATTCAGATATTCAGAATTAAAATATTGACATATAGCCTTAGTATTATCTCCATCATAATTTGCACATGTATAATAATCATTATGTCTAACAATATTTTTACAACCAATTTGTGAAAGAATATAATCTACTTTATTATTGTTGAAAATATATTGTTTTAATCTTTTTATATCCATAACAATTATTATCCTTTTTTATTTTTATTTTTTTTAGTTTCATTAATATTATAATTTGTTTTTACTAATGCTCCAATATTTTCCCATGTATTATAATCTAAATTAACATCAAAAAGCATTATTCCTGATTTGTTACCACCACGATTTTTATCTACTTTTACACCATAATAAGTTTTGTTAGGATTAAGATTTTCAAATGTTTCTTGCCCCCAACATCCTATAGGTATATATTTATACTTATGATAATCTTCTTTATTTAATCTTTTACCCATACTTAAATGATCAGCAATATGTTTAATTTGTTTACAATTAGCTATATTGTTACTACTTAAATCAAATATATCTGTAAATACTGCATCATCAGTTAATTGGAATACAGCATATAAAAACATACCAATTTCTTTCATTAATTCTTTTAATTTTGTTGCAGTTTGTTTTATAGTTTGCCAATCATCAACATGAAATCCTTTAAGTGTATCATATCCACCATATTTAATACCATAAATCATTTGATGTTTCTTAAATTCAAATTCTAATGCTACATCAGAATAGTCATTACCAACATCTTTAAAAAATAATTGTGTTTCTCTTTTACTATCAACCCATTGAGCAACTTTTTGAACTAATTGATATTCTTTAGAATTTTTAACAACTCTCTTTATATATTCTTCTTTACTTTCAATAAATTCTCCCTTTTCATTTGCATATCTATGTATAAATTCATTAGTTTTGTCATCTTTATATAATCCTAGAACAACTTCTCTTTCTTTTTTAGTTATATTAATACCATGTACTTCTTTAAATTCTTTATTATTTAAAACTGTAGTTATTAAACAACTCCTTAAATCTTCTTCATCCATTTCATTACTTGCTAAAAAAAATTTTTCATTTTTTATTAATGTTATATAAGCTGCTAATAACATTAATTTTCTTGTTTTACCTTCATTTGATAATAAACCATCAAATAATACTTTTCCTAATCTACAACCTCTAAACATTTCATTAAACATATGCCAAGATGTTATTAAACCCATCTGTGGAGTAATTAAATAATTATCTATTGTATCACTTACTCCACTATTAATAACAATACTTTCTTTATTGCATAATATTACTGTACTAACTTTATCTGCTCCTGCTTTAATAGTTTTATAAACTTGTTCTGCTGTCATTGATTGAAAACGAGGATGTTTAACCATTTTTTGAATTGGATAACCTTTTCTATGGTATTCCCTTGCTAAAGAATATTTTTTAACTGTTTCAAAATAATTATCAACATCGTTAGTATCTACAATATCCATTATTTTTTTTATTGTTTCGTATCTACCATAATTACTATAAATTTTAAATCTTTCTGCATCTTGTGTCATAAATGTATTTACTTTAAATTCGTCAACTGTTTGAGAAAATGTTTTATACATTAATTCAAAACAATCATAATAAAATTTCATTGCATCATCAGCATAATCATATTTACTTCTAATAAAATGACCATATTTTATGTATAAATCAGGTTCTTTATAGAAACATCCTGTTAATAACATTTCATTTTGAACATTAATTAAAACATCTTTTAAATCTCCTAAATCGTTATTCAAATATATCAACGTCCTTTATATTAAATCATCCAATAAATCTTCTATACTATTATTATTTATTACTTCATTATTATTTTGTTTATATAATATATCAGTAACAGAAACATTTTCTTTTAAACTTTCATTTTCTGAAGATAATGCTTTTTGTTTATCTAACCATTCTAAATAATTATCATATTTAGACATTAGTACAGCTAAGTCATAATTTAACCTAACATATGCATCCATTTTTTTTCCTTTAGTAATATTATTATTATTAATCTTGTCTAAATAAGCAGATTTTTTTATCCACATATCATACATATGTTCAGGTAAAATAGGTTTTGATAAACCATCTAATTTACCATTAAAAATATTGGACATTTTAATAAAGAAATGTTTTGGTAATTTGGTAATACCATATTTATCTTGTAGATAATTAAATAAAATTTTTCTATCAAATTTTTTTGCCATAATTCCCACCTTTATTAAAATATAAGCCAAGAAAATAATAATCTTGGCTTATATAATATTATATATTATTCTATTCTTCCATTACTAACAAAGCATTTTTAATAATATCTATATTAGTTACACTTTTAAAACTAATAGGTAATCCCTTAACTCTAAGTTTTTCTTTAGCAGTTTCCTTTTCTTTAGGACTTAAGGACTTTAATTTATCCATTAATTGATTTTTTAATATTTCAATATCATCAATATTATTTTTGTCAATTGTTTCTTCGTCAATTTCGTTACCCAATATTTCTTTTTCAGTCTCTTTTAATTCTTGTTTAATAGCATCATGCAATCTATTTTGCACAACAACATCTTTATGATCTTTAGTTTTATCAATTACTGTTTGAAAAGCAAACAATGAAGGGTCTTCTACTATTTCACCGTTTTGATATGTTTTAGTTCTGTCTTTAATAACATGTGCTTTAACTAACTCCATATCATCTTCTTCTCTAAACAATCTCATTTCTGTTTTTACATTATATCCCATACCTTTAAATCCTTCTGGTATCTTTTTACCAGTTGAAATAGAAGTAATTTTCCCTTCAGAATCTTTAATAGATATTTTTTCATCAACTTCTCTGGCAGTAACAATATAATGCAATCCACTTCCAGTTAAGGTTAATACTAAATCTTGTCCTTTAAAATTAATGGTATTATAGTCTTTTAATTCAATACCTGCTCCTTCAACTTTTACGAATTTTTCTTCACCTAGTAATTTATCTCTTTCTGCTTTAACATTTGCTCTTTTTTTACTAAATTCAATTATACCTTGTTTTACTGCCAAATTTAAAACTGACGTTCCATCAACAACAATAGCATCTGGTATAAATTGTTCACCATCTGCATCTAATATCATTTTGTCAAAATCTTCTTTTCCCTTATCATCAAGTTCATAAAATGGTTCTTTTTTTGTTGCTTTTTCTATGTATTGATTTACTTCTTTTAATGATTGAGTATAAACAATATATAAATTTTCTAAATTTATATTATCATTTTCTATTGCTTCAAGCATATCGTCAATTGAGCCAGATTCTCCATCTAAATATAAAACTCTTAATGGTTTTCCATCTGGACGTTTTAAATATAAAAATTGTGATGCAATAGTACTTTTCCCTGATCCTTGAAGTCCAAACAATAACATTTGAATTTTACTTTGAACTTTGCCACCTTTTCTTGCAGTTGCCATATGTATAATATTCCTCCATTTATTTTTATTTTATTAATTAATAATTTATTTATGAATGGTATTTCTACCATTCATCATCTTCTGCATCAGTAACACTATTACTAGAACCCCAATCCCCTTGTGCATTATTGGATTGTTCTAACTTTTGAATTGCTTCCTCAATTAATTCTTTAGTATAAGTTGTTGTATCAAGAGTTTTACCTTTAGCACCAGTTATAACTAAATCTCTACGTGTAGGGGTATTTATTCTTTGAGTTGGATCACTTTCACCCCAAGTATCATCATCTTTTATTTCCTCAACATTTTCAGCTACTTCAATATGCCCATGTACCTGAATAGCATTGTAAGGTTTTAGTTTTTGTTTAAACAACTGTGCTAAATCTTTATCCTTAATAATAAATTCCGTTTCTTCAATAGATGAATAAGTAATAATTTTCGCCTTAACAATAAAAACATCGTCTTTCTTTTCAATACCCATAAAAACTATTTGTTGACTAAAATCAGATTTGATTTCAAAATTTTCATCTGTAAAATCAATATCTTTAGAACATAAAGACATTTGTTGAGGTATAAATTTTATAGTACGAACTTTATTGTCTTTTCCATCGAAACTACCAAATTCAATTTTGCCTTTAGTAAAAACACTCATATCATCATTAAGCAATTTACTAATTTTTTCACAGGCATCAAATTCAACTAATGTTTCTTGAATATTTTTACCATCATTATCTTTTTCAAGACCAATTCTAAGACCTATGAGATTATAATTTTCTTTATTAAATGTTTTTCTTTTGTCCCATTTAACTTTTTCAGTAACAGTTTTACCTTCGTTATCTTTGGTAGAAAAATACACTTCATCTTTAACCATACCATTGAGATTAAAATAGATATTTTTATTAGGTTCTATTTCCAATCCAAAATTAATCATTCTCATATCTTTTTGAGTTTTAGTTTTCTTTTCTACATAGAATTTTTCCTTCTCTGTTCCATTAACAATTCCTCTAATTTGATAGACACCAACTGTTTCTTGTAAACCATGTTTAGTTTTAGCCATATGTATAATATTCCTCCATTTTATTTATTTTATTTTATTAATTTACTAATTTAACTAAATCTTAACCCTTATTCATCTTCTTCATCACTATCATCTTGTAACTTCAAACTTCCATCACTTATCACAACTATAGGCCAAATTTCCTCACATTCTTTTTCACTAGGCAACAATTGTATTTTTAATTTATCACCCTTTCCTTGTAATTTTGTGATTCTCCCTTTCTTTACTAATCCAGAATCAAGGCAGAATTGTACTTGATCTCCTTCTGAAATAGTGATTTCTTCACCTTCACTGTCTAAAACCACAACTGATTTGTACGGATTGACTTTAATTTCTACCATAAAATAATCATTTCTCCTTTTCTTTTAAATTTTTTTGTCTTATTACTTACTTTAACTTTTCCTTTCTTTTTAATCCTTTCCTTCTTCTTTTGTCTTTCCTCCTTCAACCCTCCATTATTATATTAGTATTTTATATATTTGTCAAGGGTGAATTTTATTATTTATTTTTATTATTTCACCCTTGATTATACCTTACTCAACAATCCGACCAATCATATTACCTCAATTCAACTAAATACTTAATAGTAGTTTGTTCTTCTTTATAAACTATAATCTCATCATTCCTAAGCATACTTCCAGCATGAGCATGTAGACAATTAGCATCTTTACAATACTTTTGTAATAACTCATAGTTAAAATTATGATATTGACTATCAAAAGAATGTACATCGTAAGGTTTGCCATATGCTACATCATATAAACTCATAAATGCAGAATTAGAATTTCCTCCTGCCCAATATGAACCATGATAAGAAGTGTAACCAAATGACTTTCTTGCTTTAGGTGCAAAATAAATACCATATCCAAACATCTTGCCTGTGATTACAGCAGATGGTCTTAAAACTAATCCTGAATTAATAATACTCCACCAATTCTCGTTTCTTGATCCATGCCATAATAATTTATTTTCTTTTATATTATTATTCTGTATAAACTCATTAAATTTCTTTTGTGTCTTAATATTAATAACTCTCCATGCTTGATAAAATTTATCACTAATACCACCAAGATTTTTCTTAATTAATTCTTTTTCATCTTGAGTAATTTCTTCAAATTGTAATCCTAATACTTCTAATATTGTTTGATTTGGCATTTCATATGTATCATCTTCATTATTTTCATCTTTAACTATAGATTGTTGAACAACTTGACCTTTCATTACATCAAGTAAATCTTGTTCTCTTTGAATAATCTCACTAAAATCTTTATCACTTTTTGCTAAATAATCTTTAACTTTACCCATTTTTCTAGGGATAGTTTTAAATAAATCAACTAGTATTTTATTAAATAATTCAATATCATCTGCATCAATTAGATTATTTAAAATTAACTGTGCTTCGTTGATCATAACCTGCGTAACATTCTGAGAATTAATAGTATAATTATCCTTAATTGCTTGTCGTGCCATAGATTGTAATCTTGTTACAATTTGTGCTATAGATGGATTGTCAATATCAAGGTATTCTTTTTTCTTATTTTGAGTAACAATAGTTTCCGCAACTAATCTTGACTGGTCTATATAACCCTTTTTTATCTTACTTTTATATTGAGATTCCCATTTAGATATAGGATAAGTTTTTGTCTGATAACCTGAATTGCCAATTCTACCATATTTACAAATAAAATTTCCATCGCCGTTATCCAGCATTTGGTAATATTTATTATTATTTTCTCCTGGTTCTACTTTAACTAAATATAATGGATTTTGCATATATCCACCTCTCTTATAAATAACAAACTAAAATTTCAACATCAACATCTTCAAATACTTCTTCAATCATTTCCTTAACAATACTCCAAGAAAGTTTATCTAGTCCACATCCGATAAAAGGCATAGCAATTCTTTCAACACCTAATTCTTTAACTTGTTCCATCATATCTACTAATGCTTCATTTAAACTATCATATGTAGGTTTATGAAATGATCTTCGTTTTGTTACAAGATTAAATACATTATCAATAAGAATTGCACAATTATCATATTCAAAATCTGTGACTTCTTTTAATTTTTTACGCATATTATATAACTCGTTAAATTTAACTGCAATACCTGCACCTAATGCAAAATCTCCTGAGATACAATGAGCAAAATAATAACCATGTGGTACTGAAAATAAATCCCTTTGTTCTTCTTTAATAATCATAATATTTCCTCCTTTTAATTTATTTATTGTTAATTATAACTCGGTTCACTCTTATCATCTCTATACTCAATCAATCTACATAATCTTAAATCCAATTCACCTTTTTCATTAACATTTTCATCTGTATATCTTACCTTAACAATTTTACCCATCAATTCATCTTGATGATTCCAAATATAATCTCTAACCATCCTATTATCATATTTATCTGGATTATATTTTACTTTATAACCACACATTACTTTTGCTGGTTTACCTTTATAATCTACAATTATTTTACCTAAAGTATTTTCAAATTCCTTACCTTTTTCACCTTTTTCAAAACCAACTATAACCACATCAGCTTCTTTTTCTGTCTTAACCTTTAACATTTGTTGATATGATTTTTTACCATAATATTTTGCATCTAAAGGCAAAACCATAATTCCCTCATCATCTTGATCCATCATTTTTTCAAACCAATAATCAATTTGAGCAATATCTTTTCCAATATAGAAAGGATCAATATTTTTAATCAAAGGAGAATTAATCTTATCAATCAATTTTTTTGCTAGATTCTTTCTATCTCTACAAGTCATAGGATGATAACCTTTATAAAATCCGTCATCAGGAATAAAATTAAATATATTAACTTCTATTCCATGCTTTTCTCCATCTTTTCTTAAAATAGAACCAGTTTTATTAAATCTTTCTATTCTAGACATTGTATTATTATCATCTACTGCTAATAATTCGCAAACAAATACTCCATGTGGTAAATCAGTTTCAGATAATACTTTTTCAATATCGACTAATTCTTTATATATTTCACCACCAGAGGACATTATCTTAACCTTATTATTACCTACTTCAATTTCACTTCTATACCCATCTAACTTTCTATATATACCAAATTCTTTACTTTTAAGCCATTTAAGATGTTTTTCTTCTGCTACTTCTCCTTTCTCTAATTTATGGATATAAATAAATTCATATCCAAAGGCACTATTAATAGTTTTTTCTTTTAAACCACAACGTAGGTCTTGAAGAATAATTTGAATATATAATTCTTTTATATTATCTTCTTGCTGAGATAAAAATTGTTGAATATTTGCAATTATTTCATCTGAACCAGTATTATGATTAGATAAATAATCTCTTAAATCATAAAAATTATTCATAGTTACTGTTGGTTTAGATTTTACTTTCTTCTCAAGTTTTTTACGTTTAATACCTGTTTTTACTTCTAAAGTATTATAAACGAATGTAAGAATGTCTTTGAATAATTGATTATCTTGATTTCTCTTTAAAATAGATTCTTTTTCTAAACGACTAGATGTACTTGCTAATTGATTAACAATACTTAATATTTCTTGCAAATTATAACCTCCTTTTTTAATTTAATCATATTATACATTTTTATTTACAATCTGTCAACTATTATTTTATCATTCTGTCAACTATTATTTTCATCTTTCTTATCTTTACTTTCTTCACCAATAACAAAATTCATATGCTCTCCATAGCAAAAATCATAACCATCATCCCATAATTCTTTACAAACATTTAATGCTTTTTTCATATCAAAATTAACAGTTCCTTGAGTATCATCTGAAAACATAACTACTGAAAATACATTTCCATCTTTTAATTGGAACATAACTATTTCTGATTCTTCATAATTTGGATTATCAGTTATAATTGCTTTTCCTGCTAATAATATTTCTTTAACTTTAGCAAATTTATTGATAGGTATAGTTGAACAGCCACATGGTAATTGAGTTATCATATGTATTTTTTCTCCTTTTTATTTTTCTATTCTGTACATCTCTTTAATTGTATTTATATCTTTTGTATATTTACCATCTTTATCTAATACAGGCGAAATACTATAATATACTACATCAGTACGAAAATACAAATAATCATTTGGGTCTTTAATTATATGGTATTCTCTATCCATTGAATCTTTTATAACAACACCTGTATCTTTAAAATATGCCATTTGTTTTGTATTATTACTATTAGACATACCACACCCAGTTAATAAAAAAGTAGTTAGTAAAGAAATGATTAATAATTTTTTCATAATTCTCCTTTCAAGTTAATATAAAAGAGGAATTTGATCATGATATTATTACTATATGTAGTATTTTTATATATTTTTAATACTACATATAGTAATTACTATTGATAATTTGTCAAGATTTTCTACATACTAACACATTGCCAACAATTTCATTTCACCTTCATATTCTATATCTCTATCTTCACAAAACTCTTTCCAATCTTCAGGTGAAGTATTTATAACACATGCCATCTTCTTCTCTGTTTTAATTACACCATTATCATTTACAATTATATCTCTTAATTCATGTCTAAATTTACCAGTATCTTTTCTCCATTGAATATATTCTTCCATAAGTTTATAATTGTTCATAATTATATTATCCTTTCATCAATATATTATGGCATTTAATAACAATATCAATTTGTCCCTTGACATCATCAAAAGCATCATGAGCAATTAAATCTGGATTTTTATATTTATCTCTAAATTCCTTTTCTGTTTGAATCCCTACCTTATGACTTGCTAATTCTACTAATGTTCTCATATCTCTATCATTCCTATAAAATATAGGATAATCTAAATTGATATTTTTCATTTGACATTGTAACATCTTATTATCAAATAGAATACCATTACCCCATAAATAAACATTCTTCATATCTTCACTTAATGAATTTAACCATATATGAAATTGTTTAAGTATTTCTTCACTTGAATATTCTCCATTATTAAGTAGTTTTGTTAATAATTCTTTATCGGTATTTAACCACCATTTTATTGTGCTACCTGATACATTTATTATTTTATTCTTTTCAATATCAGCAATCATATTAAATTTATCTATGTATTCTCCACTTTCAATATTAAAAGCTATTGCAGATATTTGAAATATTGTAGAATCAGAATCTTTACCTAATGTTTCAATATCAGTCATTACATCAATTCTTTTCATATTACCCTCCTACGGTTTTATTAAATTCTTCCAATAATCGTTTATACTCATTTATTAATTCTCCAAAAGTATCAAACAAATTTTTAACTTCCTCTCTAGTTAATTCATTACCATTTAAAAATGATAAATATAAACTATCAAATTCTTCAGGTTTCATTACCATACTATTTTCCTCCTTATTTTTATTTATATTTATTTAAAACACCTTTACATCTTCTCTTTTACAATAACAACAAATAGGCATAACATTATATTGTAACTCATTTAATGTTAAATTCCTATCAATATAAACAACTTTTGAACATCTATGACCTCTTGAATTATCTATCGGTTTAATCCAAACAAAATATCTATCATCTTCTAATAATAAATTTATTTCTTCTTTGCTCTTTCTGAATCTCTTTACATTTTCTTTATTTTGATTATATAGATCATCAAATAACATAGAAACTTTATCATAATTATTAGTAAATATACCAATATTGTTATTTTTAATAGGCGAATTATTATCTTCTGGGAACATATTTAATATATAATCTGTAGATAATATATTCCAGTCAAAATCCAATGCTTCGTAATCTGAATAAGAATCTCTTAATATATAAGCAATACCATTTTTATTTTCTATATTCATTGAGCCATCATCAAGATTTGTACCTGATATTTGGTATCTATACTTATCTAATAATTCAATTAATTCTGTTCTAAAATTTAAAAACTTTATGTATTCTTTGTTCATAATTTCCTCCTTTTTCCTTTAAAGTTTGAACAAAATCTTTCTTTTGTCACAATATTTATTTTATACTTTTATTTTAAGTATAAAAATGCTCTCTAACCCTTGTATTATAAGGGTTTGCTGACATTATTATGGGTAAAATCAGATACATTACGATATTGCGTAATTTTACCTATATTGTGACAAAACCGTTATTTTATTATGACATTTATACTACATAGCAAATGGAAGTATAAGTGAGTTAAATTGAATATTTGATCGATAAAAAACGTGATAAACCAAATTTAACATATTTTAAACTATTTGATTGTATTAAATGTAATTTCTGCATGTCTATTATGCAAATAACCAACTATTTCATGTTGCCAATCAACTTTTACTGATTTTCCTTTAATTTTGATTGTTTTATGATAAATATAACTCTCAAATAAATTATTAAAACTTCTACCCAATATTGTATTTTTGTCATCAGGCAATTCATTCCAAAAATTAACTTCAAAATCTTCGACATTTTCAATATCGTTGCTTTTTATTCTACTTTGCACATGTTGTTCTGCTAATTCATACAACCATACAGGAGCAGTTAATTCTTTACCAATAATATCTTTTGCACAACTTGATCCGTATGGTTTACCATCAATCTCAAAGATTTTCTTATGAGACTTACCACATTTTGTGCATTTAGAATCTCCAATGTAAATTTTATAACTCATATTTAACACTCCTTTTATTATACTTTAAAAATTCTCTTTAAATGTATGTTCCTTTCCACATAAAGGACATTCATTAAATTGACCTATATGTTCAACACAATAAGCAGAGTTACAACTATCACAAATACAATAATTTTCTGTTTCTTTTCCACATACTTCACATTTTTGCATAATTAAAACCTCCTAATAATTTTATTAATAACATTATAACATTATTATTTTGGTTTTGCAACATGTATTTATATTTATTTTTGCATTTTGTTAATTTAATTTAACCCAATCAAAACTATGTCTAAAAACCGTCTACATTTTTATCAAGTAGTTTTTGTTTTTGAGTCTTATATTCAGTTTCTTTCGGAAATTCTTTTGGATATGTATTTTGTATTTCATATTTACATAATGTTTTTAATAATGCATTTTCTCTTTTATCTTTACTAATAAAATATACATATCTACATTTTTTACTCCTTGGACGATAATGAATATTTTCTGTATTAAGTATTACTTTTAATTTTTCTAAATCACTAGTCCCATATTTATTGTTTAAATTCTTAGGATGAACCTCTTTGCCATTAATAACTATACTTCCTCCACCTGGAATAGACCATCCTGTAAAATACCAATTTGATGCTTGATATATGTATCCTAAATGATTTTGTCTCGTATCTGCAAATGAAATTAATATCTTTATATCAGGTTTATCTTTCTTTAATAGTTTAATACCTTGTGAAATCAAATAACTTTCAGAGTTTCTAGGAGATTCATCATAACACCAAAGACGATTCAATTCTAAAACATTACTTTTATATTCTTCACCACATATTTTCATTAAGTAAGGACTTGGTGGTATACCGAAGGTTATAATTCCTAATAATAAATCGTTTTTATATAGTCCATAACTAGCAATAATATGTGGCACTCTATGTAAATAGTGTTTGTTTTTACAAATTTCCTTTACAGTCTCCATAGGAACATTTTTTACTGTATATAGTTTTTTATCTAATTTTTCTTCTTTTGAAATATTAATTACTTTTATGTTTTTCACCCTTCCTAATATTATTATAACATATAATTCTTTCTCATTAAACGACAGATTAATTATAGTTTATTTTGTTTATTTAATTATATTATTATTTTGCTATAAAACTACTGTTTTATGTTGATTTATATTTTACTTATAATTTGTAATGCTTTATTAATATTTTCTATAGTTAAATCTGCTGGATGATAATTTATGTATTTTTGTGCTTTTGTATAAACCTTTTCCCATTTCTCTTCTTCTAAATTTATCACACTTCCCATTGTCGATCTAATTTCAAAAGCAGCAGTATCACAACTTATATTTAATTCATCAGTATCAATATATAACTGTTTAAATATGTTTTTTATATTAGTAATCTCTTTTAATACTGTAAAACTACCCACTCCAAAGATATGTATGTTTTTTATCCCACTATTATAAATTATCGGCAATCCAATTTTAAATGCATCTAATAATTTAAATTTAGTATTATTTTCTCTACCAGCCAATGCAACTCCACCAAATCCTATACAATCTTCTGATTTCGTTATTAATAAAGTTTCTACTAAACAATGTATGTAATCATGTGTAGTATTTCCTTGAATCATTAATACTAATTGTCTTGGTTCTAATTCTTCTCTCTTTTCTACTAAGAATTTATTTGCTTCTATAGTTTCTTTTACGTTGCCTATATAATCATAGGCAACGATACGTTCAGATATAAAACCTACTTTTTTTTCAAAATTTAACTGTCTATTTAATGCTTCTTGTAAAGACAATCTTTTTTCTTTTTCTTTATCTTGGAAAGCACCAGAATCTAGTAATACTTTAACATTTGGATTTTTAATAGATACATTATATTTAGGATTTAAACATAAATATTCAGAAAGAAATTCAGTATTTAATTCTTTTGTGTTTAATTTATCATTTGTTTTTGACACATATAAAATCAATTAATCACCATCTTTTGAACATTCACTACATTTCCACCATCATATTTTTGTTTATAATAACTATATCCACCAGGGACATTAGCATTAATTAATTCAATATACCATCCACCATCTTCATAATATTCTGCTGATAAAACATCTCCTTTTACAGTAATACCCTGTGCTTTAATTGTCACATCATCACCTTTATTTATTTTCCATTTGTTATTAATTTTCATATTATTGCCTCCTTATAAAATTTTAATTGTTGACCTATACCTAATCCTTTTAATGGGATATTACATATAATATTTCTTTGTTCTAATAATGAAATAAGATATTTTCTGTATTTTTCACCAGCATAAAAATCAATTTCATAAATATCATAATTAATTAACTGATTAAATACTTTTTGCGACCATTTTTTAACTTCTATTGATTTCATATTATTTAGAGTTAAATCATATGATTCAATTAAATCACTAGGATTAAGTAAACCATATTTTGCAGAAAGTATAAACCAATTATTATAATTCTGTTGTTTGATATAGTAAGATGCTTTTTTAAATAATTGTGATGGTAAATACATTTCTTGTGCTTCGCATTGATATGTTTGTTTTAACTTTGTACAACTAATTAATGCAATTTTAATCAGTTTCATTTCCTTTCTATATTTTATTTGTTGATTTATTTTAACACAATATTAATATATTTGTCAACTATTTTAATCAATATTATTTATTTTATCATTTTAAATATTCTTCATAACCTTTCAATCTCAATTTACAAGCCGGACACTCACCACATCCATCTCCTACAATTCCATTATAACAAGTTAATGTTTCATTTTTAACAATATCAATACATCCCAATTTATCTGCTAATTCCCATGTTTCTTTTTTATTTAACCACATTAAAGGAGTGTGAATAACAAAATTATAATCCATTGCTAAATTCAATGTTACATTTAATGATTTAATAAATATATCTCTGCAATCGGAGTACCCACTAAAATCAGTTTCGCATACACCTGTAATAATATTATTTATACCTTTTTGTTTTGCATAAATTGAAGCAAAAGTTAAGAAAAGAAGATTTCTACCATCTACAAATGCAGTAGATTTTCCATTTACCATTTCAGGAATAATATCATCTCTTGTAAGTGCATTAATTGTCAACTGATTAAGTAAACTTAAATCAAGTACAGTATATTTAATACTTTGTTTATCACATATTTCTTTTGCACATCTAAGTTCTAACCTGTGTTTTTGGTCATAATCAAAACCTATTGCTTCAACATAATTAAAATTTTTTATTGCCCAAAATAAGCAAGTTGTTGAATCTTGACCACCTGATAATACAACAACACATTTGTCATTTTTCATAAATTAAACACCTCTCGTTTCTTTGCCCCAAATATATTTATGGATTTGTAATTGCATTCTACAATTAAATAATTTATTATCTAATATAAATTCAACTATTCTTTTTGGTTGTATAGTGTTAAATACAGGACTAAAATATATATTGCATTGTGGAGTATATTTATTAATAATATTTAATGCAGTTTTTAAATCATTTTCATCTGAGCAAACAAACTTTAATACATCATCTAATTTAAGTAACTTTAAATTATCTAATAACATAAATGATTCCATATTACTTGATGGAAGTTTGTAATCCATAGTTATAACTGCATTATTATTTATATTGTTTATTAATATAGAGCCATTAGTTTCTATATTCACATTAATTTTATTATATAGTAATATATTAATTAATTTATAAATATTGTCTTGACATAAAGGTTCTCCACCAGTTAGTGTAACTTTTTTTATTTTTGTTTTTAATATATAACTTAATATATTAGTAATTTTATATTTACTACTATTTTCTACATCATGTGCATATAAACTGTCACAATATGAGCATTTTAAATTGCATCCTGTAAATCTTATAAATACAGTTGGATAACCTTGAAATATTCCCTCTCCTTCAACACTTATGTATTTTTCAATTACATTCATAATTTAATTTCCTTCCCAATAAGATGCTTTATTATTTTCAGTTTCATATATATTTACTTTCCTTACATTTAAATTATATTTATTTTTTAATATGTAATAGATATGTTTTGCAAAATTTTCAGCTGTTGTATTAAAATCAACAATTGCCAATTCAAAACCTTCATCTTTTAAACATTGAATAGTATTATCTTTTAGACTGTCTTTTTTAATAATTAATTTATGATCAAATAATTTTTCTATCTCTTTTAAATAATTTTTTAATTCCTTAAAATCCATAACCATATCATTATGTAATTTTTCTGATTGCACTTCTGCTATAACTTTCCAATTGTGACCATGAATTGTACTACATTTACCTTTATAATTTTGTAGGAAATGAGCTGAATTAAATGTTATTTCTGATTGAATTGAATACATAAATTTAATTTCTCCTTTTTTGTGATAATATTTTGAATAAAACTGCGAATTTGTAATGATTTTTTACTATATGTAGTAGTTTAAAATTATAATACATACTACATATAGTTATATGTATAGTTATATGTATTTTTATATTACACTTTTAATCCTATTTTTTGCAATTTCACAGTATGGTTCTTTCTCAGTATTCAACAACTCAATATTAATCCATTTTAAATTATATCCTTCTTCTTTATTTAATTCTTCACAACTTAATCCATGCGTTCCACTTCCTGCTGTAATATCAATTGTTTTACCATCAATAGGAGTAACTAATTTTATTAACCATTTAATTAATTGTTTAGGTTTAACAGTAACATGAGTATTCCCTTCACCCTTTTCTTTTTTAGTTGCTTTCCCACAATAATAAAATGGTACAAAATCATCTGTATCAATCTTTAAGAAAAATCTACTCGCACCACCTGAATCTCCATGTTGATTTTGCATTGTAGTAATCCCTCTTAAAAATCCTGTATTAGATTTACCTTCGTATGCATTTTTATTTTCTTTTACTTTTCCACTTTTTGTAATCCCACTTTGACCATCTAATATTTCTCCCATAAAAGAATCAAGAATAATATTAACTGGAAATCTACCTATCTCATTTGCTGGCATTGATTTATCTTCTGCATATGCACCATATATTTTATTTTCACTATCTGAATAGTTAGTTGTTGGATTTTTAGATGCTTTTGCATTGATAATATCTTTATCATCTTGTGAAGTAGGAATTCTACAAGCATCAATATTCATTGCACCACAATTATGTATATTTATATTATTTATATATGTGCCTTCTAATGGTTTTTGAAATACTGTAATAGGTTCATGTGCTGGTTTTAAACCTGACGTTTTCCATCCGTTCCATTTTTGTGCTTGTTCTGTTGTAGGTAATGTAATATTAGGTATCCTTCTTTCTTGCTCTCCGTTTTTTAAATCTTCATCTTGCCAATTATTATAAGTAGATAAAATTTGACCACCTTCTGGTGTTTTATATTTACCTATAATTTCTCTTTCTTTTCCTGCTTTTTTATCAAACAACTTTCCTATATCCTGATTCTTAGGAAATCCAGTACCAAAAATCCAGTCAATTTCTTCTACAATTTGAAATCCTGCATCTTCAAAAGCACATTTCATTCTATGATTTGTCTTAGGATGACCAAATATACAAACATATCCTCCTGGTTTAATTATTCTATATAATTGAATTGCTCTTGCTTTGCACCATTTATAAAAATATCCTGTATTATCCCATTTCTTACCCATAAATTTTAAATCATAAGGAAAATCTGAAATACCACTATCAAATGTATCATCTTCATATTCTTTCATTACTTCAATATTATCACCATGAACAAGTTTTCCATTATCCGTCTCATAAATTAACTCCAAAAATATATCCCTCCAATTTATTATTATTTCATTATAAAATTCAGCATTTATATTAATACTATATCTAGTATTTTATTAAATATGTATTACTAAATATAGTATTTTCTACTCTAAATTTACCTCAATATTTTTAATATTTCTTGTCTATTCTCAATTATAAAATTCATTACATCATTTGAATTAAAATTATACACATGATTATTTTCTTTAATAAAATTTAACAATACTAATGATATTTCTTTTTCATCTTCAATAATTTCATACTTACTTATTTGCTTGGGAATAATTCCACCTTGAATATATTTCCCACCAAAATATACATTTTTATCATTCTCATAATTAAGCAATTTTTCAATTTCTAATTTAGTAGAAACTATACTATCTCCTAATTCTCTATTTTTAAATATATCAACTTGTTTAAGTTCTGAACCATCCTTCATTTGGATATTAACTCTCATAGTTTTCTTTTTCATAATATGTATTCCTCCATTTTATTTTTTTACTTATAATTATTTTATCATTCTAATACCATCTTGTCAACTATTATTTTCTACAACATTTTAATCTTACTAATTAATTTTAACAAAATACTCAATACTTGATACCTCACCACCTATTATAGCAACAATTCTATCTTTGGAATCTACTACATTAAAATGTAATAGTTTAATTTCATTTTGATTTTTCGACATTATATTATCAATTAAATCTTTAAAATTAAAATCACATTTGATTTTATATTCTTTGCCATTTTTCATACATATAATATAAGTGTACATAAAAATTTTCCCTCCTTCTATTAAATTCACAATGAAACATAAATTTGCTATTGTTTTTATTCATTAATATTTAAAATACCTTCAACAAAAATCTTATTAAATAATCCTGTCAAAAACTCAACACGAACAACTTTCTTAAAAATAACAACACAACAATAACCTATTTCAATAAAAACAGTATTATTATTAAATTGATTATAATTTTGAGTAATCTTAATATAATCTACACCATTGTTTCCTGTTAATTCTATATCAATAGGTTTAAAATAAAAATTATAATTATTAATATAATCCATTATTTCATTATGTAATTTCACATTTATTATATCGTCATCTTCAAAATATTCTTCATAATCATTTATAAAATCATAAAGTTGTTCATAAATATATTTCTCTAACTCTCCTGCTGTTTCAAAATAATAATTATTATATTCATAATAATTATTTTGAAATACAATTGTATTGTTTTTAATACTTGTTAAAATATTTAATAACTCTTTCACATTATTAATAATCTTATCTTTATAATTAGATTCTAATAATATTTCATCAATTATTTCTACCCAATCTTCATACTCTTCTATGCCCTCATAAGAATATGATATTTCACTTTTAAATTTAAATGTTATTAAAATGGCAGAATTTTTATTATCATATTCTATATCCTTAAAATATTCTATTGGAGAATCCTCTAAATATTGTTGAAATGCTTTATTATTACAATTTAATTCAATAATAGATAATAACTCACCTTTTTGATTAGTAATTAATTTTGCATATCCATCAATATTATTATCTATATCAATTCACCTCATTTGATTTTATACTATATAAGGTATGTTTATTTATTATCATACCCTATATGGTATAATTTATTTATTTACTATTCACCAATTAAACTTTCAATCTCACCAATTTCTAATTCTACTTTCTTTTCGACACTGAGCAATTGATGAAGTTTCCTTTCTAACTCCTTCAACTTTCTATCCTCTTCCTCATACCTCAAAATTTCCAATTTTAATTTAATATCCTTAATCCATTCATCAACAGTATATCCAGAAATAATAAAATCATCTATTAATTCTAAATATGGATCAATAATAGACAACCTATACATATTCAATTTAACCAATAAAGTAGTTAATATTTCCTTGTTCGGAACTTGGATATTATATCTTACTCCATCCAATTCTAAATTACAATTTGTTAAAGGTGTAAATCTTTTCTTAGTTTTTAAACTTTTCTTCTTCTCTTGAATCTGAAATTTTAACTGCATAATCTTTTCATCATTTATATTTTGTTTGTTTAACATGTTTACTTCCACTCCTTAATTATATTTTTATTTTTATCATATGTAACTAAATATTTAGGTTTTATTTTATTGAATACTTGTTCTATTGATGCATCTCTAATAATTACTTCATCCTTGTGTCCTTTGCTTAATGCATAAACATTATATTTATAATCACTATTATAATAACTATAACCTCTATATCTTTCTATATGATATTTTACATATTTATCTTCAACTTGAACATAGTATCTATGATATGAATATGCATGTTTATTTAAACTTTCTTTAAATTCAATTAATGTATAATTCATATATTCATCATATTTCTGTTCTCTAGTAGAATAATAATTACTTTTTAATAATTCATCCATTAAATTAGAATAATCTTCAATACAATTTTCATCTACTATATCAATTATATTTCCTGTCAAAGATTTAATAGTAGTAACTTTATAATAATTATATTTTGAATTTCTGTCATAAAAGAAGTATGATTTTGATTCTTTATTGTCACCATTTCTTTCATAAAATCTTCCTAAATAAATTAATTCATTATTTTTATTATTTTTATATGTTGCACCTAAAATCATATTCTTACTATCAAACTTTTTCTTTTCATGTCTTAAATTGTTAAGTTTAACCATTTCTTTATAATCAGGTGAATCACAAGGAATTAATAATAAATCCTTTCCGTCCCATCCATAAACAAATTCTCCTTCTAATCCTTTCCCTTTAATTGATGAAGTGTTTTCTAGGATATATAAAAGATTTTCTATTGTAATTTCAAATTCGAAGTCCCTGATGTCATATACTCTACAATATGCTTGTCGATGATTCCAATGAGTAGAATAATCTCCTGCTTTTTTATTTAATACAAATCCTGAAATTGGTTCATTGACAAATTCTTGTGGTTCAATTTTATTATCCCTCCAGCCGTTCCAGCTAACTTCTTTCCTTAATTTGCCTTTTTGATCATAATAGATAACGTATGCTAGTTTCTTTGTGTATGTATCATTACGATTTTGAAAACCTACTTTGATAGTTTTAGGTATAAATATGTTCGTTTTTATAAGATTAACCTCCCTTTTTATTTATTATTATTTTATCATTCTATTAATATATTGTCAACTATTATTTTGCATTAATATCGGCCTTGTGCAATAACAATAGATCATTATAAAATCCTTGACTAGTCATACTAATAAATTTCTTTTTAGATTTTTCAGTTTCATTAAATAATCTCATATGCCATTGAATTAAATTAGTAATTTCTAATATATCATCTTTACTCACACCTAAATCTTTTAAATAAAACAAACTATCATAAGCAGATACTAAATGATGTTGATAATATGTAGCATTTTCAGTAATTTCGCCTTTACTATTCTTAAATGATTTACAGAAACATTTACCTATATCATGTAATAAACCTGCTAAATATAAATTTTCACAATTTTCATTAACTATTTTATTATAATACATCATATTTTTAATGTTATCAGCACATTTTCTACAATGTCTTCCGATTGTTAATGTGTGATATTGATTGTCTTGATCTATAAAATCTAATGAATATAATAATTCTTTTACATCAAACATCATATTATTTGTATTATAAATAATATTAATTTCATTAAATCCTTCATATGTCTGAGGTATATTAATATTCATATACATTTTCCTAATGATATGCTCTGGCACTTTTCTTTCTCTATGTATGTTTTGTTCTAAACATTTCTCATATGGAGTAGCAATCAAATAACATATATTATCACAATTATATTTTCTCATTTCTTCTAATATTGTTTTACGTTTTTTATATGAAATATTAGTAGAATCCCAAATAACATTTTCACCTTTAGATAAACTACTTTTTACTCTTAATTTTAATTCCTTAAATAATTCTTCATTTCTATCACATTCATTAACATCGTTAAACATTTCTATTCTTAATTGATCTGATGAGTATATTTTTGCACTATATTGTTCTGCTAATTGTTTTGCATAAAATGACTTGCCTGATGCTGGTAATCCAACGAGGCAAATTAGTTTTGGTTTTTCCACTTAACCAACTCCTTAATTCTCAAATAATTCCTTTAATACTCTAGCAGTATATTTCTTATTTTCAATGCTTTTCATTTGCTTGTCTATACTTTTCCCTATTGCGAAATCTCTTACATTACCATTCCATATAATATTGCATTTCTCAATTGATTTTTTAATCTCTCTTCTTTTAATTAATCTTTCCTGCAACATTTTATATGCTTTAAATCCTTGAGATGCATTAAAATTATAAAATTCTATATAATGTTCCAAATCTACTATTTCTTTATCAACAACACTTAGATTACTTTGTAATTCTGTATGATATGTATTTAATTCATCCCTTAATTCTTGCACTTCTTTAAATCTCTTGTCTAAATCACACATAATATTATCTCCTTTTATATTATACTTATATCTTATTGTAAGAAAGTAAGATATAAGTATAATTATTTTATAATTCTATGCAGATTCCAATTCTTCCATATCAACAATATCGTCTGCTTTAATAATGCCCTCTAAAAGTTTGAACATAAAACTTTTGTGTTTAAATGCAGTAAATTTCTCACGATCATCAATTCTAACAACAATACCTTCTTTAATATGATTTTTACCAATAGGATCAACACCATCAACATATGTATTAACTCTTTCCATTAAATCATCAACTGTAGTAAATATAAATTTATCAAACACTGGTACAAATTTTACTCCCATTTGTTCACATCTAATTTGAGTATATTTTGTTGAATACTCTACCACTTTACCATCTTCATCTGTTTTAGTCATTCTATATACATAAATATCATTTTGCCCTACTTCACAACCATATGTAAATCTAGTAGTTTCTCCATATTGTTTGATAAACTCTTTATCTTTAGTTTTCTTGTTGTTACATTCAGGCATAATAGTTGTATTTTCATTTACATATCCTACAATTTCATAATAAACAGTTTCGCCTTTATGTAATTTATCAACAAAAAAATCATGCCATTCTTTTCTGAAATTATCATTTCCATAAAATCCATTATCGTAATTTTTTAGTATTACCCTTCTTGTTCCTGAAATATAGTCCCATGATTTTTTATTTGGTATTTTTATTTTCACAATTTGCAATGTTTTATATAACCAATATGGAAGCAATTTTTTCTTTTCTTTAATAGTATATGTACTACGACCCGATGTTCCATGTAGCTTCAAACTAATCACACATAAATCACCTTCTTTAAATTGTGCTGTATTATATGCTAGTTGAGATGTATCCCTATGCTCTTCAAAGAATGGGTAAGATATTGTATCAGTTTTCTTCTTTTTCTTTTCTTTAGGCGTTACTTCTGTTTTATTTCTATTCTTACCTCTTGGAATATACTTTTCACATATTAATATCCCATTAAGAGTTGAAATAGTATCTCCTTCTTTTAAGGTATTTATATCAGTAAATTTCTCTAAACTTTTTATTGGCATTAAGAGGCCATCCGATCTTTCATTTCTTAACTTTATTGTTGTGACATGACATTTTGATTCATCCATGTAACCACCAATATTATTACCTTGCTCATCTTTTTCTCTAAGAAGTCTATTTACTCTACAATACTCTACATTAAGTCTACCATCTGTAGGAAAATATAGCATCATATCATTTTCTTTAACATCCAATCCTACAATAACATCGTTTCCAAACACTGTTGCAACTTGAAGTCTATCAGCATTTGAATGTTTTCTGATAGTTTTAATTTTAACTATGTATGCATTATAACTCATTTATTATTTTTATCTCCTCTCTCGATAATTTATACTTATTATATATTTATTTTATTATTCTGTCAATACCTAAATCATCACAAATCTAATTATTTGTGATGTTTTTTAATTTATAACAGGATACTTCATAATCTCATCACACCAATAACTAACATCATAATGATAAACATATCTCCAATCATACATTAACATTTCTATTAATATTGATTGCATGACTAATTTTACAGCATTATTATAACCTATAGCATTAGAAAGATTATTTATTGAATATAATATAAATTTTTGATGTTTCTTAATATTTTTTAATGGTATAGTGTAGTAACTATAATCAATAATTGACATAATTAATATCTCCTTTACACCAATTAATCACAACTTAAAATCATTATATCCCTACTCTTATAATCATACAATGGATGAATATTACCTATTAAATTAGAAGTATCATAAGACATAGTAATATCAATATTAGGTGATATTTTAACTCTAGGAAATTTAATATTAATATCCATATCTATAATATCTTTCTTCATATTCTTTTTTGGTAAATTACTAAGATTACATTCATATTCACTAGGAATGTCTGACATATAAATAACATTAGAATTTTTAGTAACAGAAGTAATATAATCTATTAGACTACCTTTAATTTCTATATATTCTTCACCTCTCATAATTTTTGATTTACCTTTAAATATAGTATCTTCATTAGTAAGTACAAAATCACATTCAATTTCAATTTGATTAGGCAAATATAACATATTAAGTATTGTATTATTAACTGATTCATATTTAAATTCCATAATTATTTTCTCCTTATAATTTATTAATTAATTATCAGAAAACAACATCATTTAAATTTAATTCAACTTCATAATATTGTCCATTCTCAATACAATAAATTTCAATAGAAGATAATGTATGGCATCTACCATATTCACTATATGGAATATCAATATTATATTCAGTATTATAAAAATCTTCAAATTGATGTGAATCACCATAATATTTCTTTAATCTAATTAATTCATCTACTATTTCTTCAAATTCTAATTCATTATAATCACTAGTTGCTGTGATATAATCTCCATCGTTTGAATCTGCTTCAATTGTAACAGTAAATATTTTTTCTTTGTTTTTTGATTTTATTAATTTATATTTTTTCATATTATTTTCTTCTTTTTTAATTATTTATAGAATAATCTAATCTAATCTTTTTAACAATATATTTATCTGTACTGTTTCTATTTATCCATTCTCTTATATCTTCATTTGCTTCTTTTCTTGTATTATAAAGGATTGCTTCACTAATTAATTTATTAAATTTATATTCAATCCTGTAATGTCCTACATCTACAATATCGGAGTAATATTCTTCTTTAGTTATATTGTAAATAACATAGTATGTATATGTTTCTGCTATTTTCATATATTATTCCTTTCTGATTTTACGATCAAATGTGTCTTTTATTTTAACATTATTTACCTACATTTTTTTAAAATCTCAACCATCATTTTTTTAGTATTTGTAGTGAATCCATCAATAAATAAATTTTCAATCATATTTTGTACCTGTGTTTTTAATTGATGTAATTCTTCAACATTTCTATGATACTCTTCTTCATAATTCTTACAAGCAGTTTCCAAGTCCATAAAATTACCTCCTAGCTAATGTTTTATGTATTTTTTATTAAAACTCAAATGCTTTAATAATTCTTTCATCATTAATATTATTTAATCTACCATTCATTTCGATTTCAAGTTTTTTAATTTCATATTTAATCCTACCATTTTCTTTTCGGATAATATCACCACATTCTAAATCAATGCTAAATAATTGTTTCTTCAGTTTATCTATTTCCTTTAGTCGATTATCAAATTCATCGTCATCTGAACAAACAATTAATCTTTCACAATTTACTATAATCCTATTTTTAATATCATTGTATTTATTGATTCGTTCTTGTATTTTTTCTTCAGATGTTACAGTTTTTAATTTAGATTTTAATTCTTCTATTTGAGGTGTATAATATGTTTTTATATCTTCTCTGATTCTATTTACATTAGTTATACTATCAATATAATTCCCTTCAATAGTATAAATAGTATTACAATTATAACTTCTATTAAGAATTATGAATTTATTATTTTTTAAGGCAATGATTATTCCAATATTACTTTTTAATTCTTCTTTTCCTGTTGAAAATAATACCTTATCTCCAATTTCCATATATTATCTCCTTTCTATTTTATTTTCTTACCTCTCCTATAACTTTTTCAATATCTTTAACACTATAATTATAACTATAATTACCTATATTGCAATAATCATTTACTTCATAATTAAGAGTTTTTAATAATTTTATATTATACTTTTTTACTAATTGTTTTAATGATCTAGGTTTATACTCTCCCCACCATGAATAAGGATATATGCTTTCTCTTTTTATGTCAGCAAATGAATTACATTTAAATTTTTTAGCAACATAATTTTCAAATGCTTCTTTGTTTATTTTTGTAGTAAGTATGTGTGAATAATAATTATAATCATATGCATTATCACTTACTCTATCATAATCTACCCAATAAATAAAGAAATCTTGCTCAGGGTTAGTTTCAGATACCCATATTTGATTTACTTGATATGGTTCATTGTATTTTTTCATTTTCTTTCCTTTCTAAAGTTTATCTACATATAGTGGTATTTTATTATTGCATCCACTATATGTAGTATCTAAAAATTATTCTTCCACAATCTCCACTTCTTCATTTAACATATATATCCATTCATTACTTTTATGTTGAATAAATATTCCATTTACATTTTCCCATCCATAACCACCTAATGATTCTTCTAATTCTTCTTCATTTAATTCGCAATATCTCTTCGCTTCAACTATTTCACCAATTTTATTATGACCAGACAATATCTTTACTTTCATATGTATTTACTCCTCTTCATCCTATTCATTTAAAAGATCATATGCACTACTATATCCTACCCAATTATCTACTCCTGTACATCTAAGTGCTTCTAACAAATTACTATCCTTTATTAATTCTTCATATTCTGCTTTTGTGATAGTTACCATTGCTTCTTTCTTCTCAAAATTTTTACAAGCACCAGGACTACAATGATTTGTACTACAATTATTTTTTGTTTTACAATACATATCATTTTTACATAATTCATCATTAAATTGTTTTACGCAATCAAAGCAACAATCTACATCATTGTATTTGTTCATATGTATTTATCTCCTTTTTTATTATTTATTTATATTTACAATAAAACAATAATCCCAACAGCTATTAAACATACTCCAACCAAACACAACGATTGAACACTATATCTATATCTCCAATTATTCTGATTGTGGCACTTATCACAAGGATACTTTTCTTTTGATACGCCAGCACTTATACAAGTATAACAAGATTTTTCAATCATGGTTATATTCCCCCTTTCCCTTTCAAATATTATAATATGTTTTATTATCTTTAATTACACCATTAATATCTTTTATTTCTTTTATATAATATCTACTATCACTATCATTTTTACTGCTAAATGTATGAATAGCGGTTATTATATAATACTTGCAATTATCTATATTTTTTACTTTTATTTCATAGGAATATGTCCAATAATTAGTCCACATATATTCATTGTATGTTTCTTGATAGCATTCTTTATTTTTTGAAATAATTTCTATAGGAATATAACCTCTATTAATTAATAATTGTTTTACATCACTATCTAAGAAGTGTATTTTTAAACTATTGGTTATTTTATTTATATATTTGTATATTTTTTCAATCAATAATAATCTCTCCTTTTTAATTATATTTTATTATTAGCATAATCTAAGAAAAATATTGAAGCAAATAAAGAAGCACATCCTATTTCTACATTTGTTGGTTTATATCCGAAAAATAAAGAAATAAATAAGATAATAAAATATAGTGAAATTAAATAATTAATAGTTTTACTAATATATTTCAATTTTATATTTACTCCTTTAATTTAATATCTATTTCTTCTAAACTAGAATTCTGAATTAAAAATTCTTTTAATGTCAATCTTATTTCATCAATATTATCAAACCTTCCAGCATCAAATACAGGTATTTCATATGCCTTTGCTATTCTTAAACCTTGACCTGTGCCACCCTTACCTTTGCCTTTTTCAGTCCAACATATTACAAAATTAGAAGGTGTATTTAAATCCCATCCTAAAATTTGATGACCATTACGTGCTTGTAATTTTTTCGCTCCTTGAGATAAATTGTGCCAATAAGGATGAAATTTCTCTGCTAATTTATATGCTTTTACATCATTAACAACTAATTTAGAATCAGAACCTTCAAAATTTCTCCAAGGTAAATATATTTCTTTCTTACCATTAACTAAATCATTCCCATTTTCAAATGCTTGATCACTTCCTCCTGCACCACCACTTCTTAAAATAAAACCTTTCTTGGCAAGAAACTTTCCTACTTTTTCAAATAATTTTAATATTTCATTTGGTGTCTCTCTTGAACCTATTCCAGCATAGTAATTCATATACTAATCCTACCTCACTTTAATATTTTCTTTAATTTATCAAACGCAACATTAATTTCTTTTAACTTTATTCCATTGTCTTTATAAATATCAGGATGATATAATTTTGCTAATTTCCTATGTTGCTTATTAATTATGTTAAAATCTCTAGTATCAATTGGCAAATCTAATATTGTCAACAATGCATTTAAATTATCATTTGTATTGTAAATATAATAATTATTGAAAAAATATTTAATAAATTCTTCATGCATTCTTTTCTGTTGATCTTCATATTCTTTATGAATTTTTTCTTTTCTGATTCTTTCATTCTCTCTTGCTATTCTATCTTGCTCTTCACATTTCAATCTTTCTTCTTCTAGTTTTATTTTTCTTTCTTTTGTAAGTATTCTAGAATAATCATTATTGTTAGCCATAGATATCATAAATACAAACAATAAATGAAACATAGAAATAGTTAAAGATAATCTATAATGAATATTAACGAATAATCCTATAATCATAACACTTACAAATATAAATAAACTATATAGATTAAGTTTTAAAAAATTATTATAAATAAACTTAACTCTAGTATCATAATCCATAAATAACTGACTAGTCCAGAATTTTAATAGTAATATCATTAGATTATTTCCTTTAATTTTTAAAATTATATATCATAATCGTATTCATCTAATTTAAGAATAATAAACCCATCTTCAATTGTTTTATCATAATCTTTTTTATTTTCTGTATATAACTCACCATAATCTGTTTCTATAAAATATAAACCATCTTTTTCATAATGATTATAAATTTTAAACATTACATCTGCCATAATATATCCTCCTTATCTCGATTCAAAAAATGGGCAAGTTATTTCTTTAAAACCAAGGCATTTAAGATACCCATCTTTGATTGTTGTGGGTTTTTCACAATCAGGCCAATCATCATTTTCTTCGTTAATGAAACAATATTTACATTCTAGCATTGGACAATTAATTTTAGTTAAGTTATTTAATAATTTTTGTAATTTATCTGTGTTTGCCATATTAACTCTCCTTTTCTATTTAACAACTATAAGGTTCTTCACAACAATTATACCAATTATGTGCTAATATAATTATATCTAATATTTCTACATTACCGTATTTATCAATAAAATCATCAATAATAATATTATTAATCTCATTAAATGATATATATAAACTCACTTCTTGCTCACCATATTCATTTTGCAAAATAATATCAATGTAATATATATTTTTATATTCTATTATTCTTATATTTTCTTTTTCTAATATTTCATTGATTTCATATATGTCTAAATTATCTTGTTCTTTTAGATTATTATATAATTCACTTTTACCTAAATAACTTAATATACTTTCTAAATCTTGATGTTGCGTATGTAATCTAATACATTTTGTTGATATATAATCACTCATATTAATCTCCTTTTTTGAAATATTGTGTTCAAACGTAACTTTAATCATAATTTATTTAGCAAATAAAATTGTATAACCTATAAGTATTAATATTCCTATAAAACTAATTGCAATTATTATAGTGATTATAATATCAAATATTTTTGCTATTTTGTTAATTATATTATTTATTATTTTAATCTTATTTTTAATATTTTCATTTAATTTATCATTATAATATTCACCAATAAAATAGCAAATCAATTTAATACCAACAATACTAAATATTATTCCGATAATCATTACTGTCATAAATAAAAATGATAATATTAGTTTTACAATCAAATTATCACATCCTTTATTTTTAAATCAAACGATTCTTTGGTCTAAACTTAAACAATAATATTTTCAACATTTTGAACAACACGATTTATATGTTCTAATGCTTTTTTAATTTTTTCGAAATCTTCTAAAAGCATATAAATAGATTCTTCCTCATCGTAACCATACATATTTTCAAGATATAAATTTAATTCATCAAGATTTTTAAATCTTTTTATAATAATCCTCCTAAATTTTATTACAAATCTTATCATTGGTATTAATATTATTTATAGATACTCAAAACATAATTACTATCTTTGTCTAATTTATTTTCAACAAAACAAGATAGTTTAGATTCATTAATAGCAGTAACAACTTCCATTATGCAACCTATTGAATAGCAAGACTTTATTTTTAACTCCATAATTTTATCTTTTTTACTCATAGTTGATTTAACTTCCTCCTCTTTTTCATAATAAATCCTACTATTTATTTCAATCTATTAATTCTTGATTATGACACCTTTCACAACCACTACCATCATCATCATCGCAATAAGGTGTAAATGTATTTTCTGGTATTTCACCATTATGATAATTATATGGACAGTCACACTCTGCATTAAATTGATTCCCATTATTAAGTTCAAGTAATTTTTCAATTAATTTCACTTTAATTTATTCTCCTTTTACGTTATATTTATAATCTTTCTTCCAATCTTTTAATTAACTCTGGTAAAATCTTATGTATCAAAGATTCATCATAAGTAGTACATGGAAATTTTGGTCTTGAACATTGAGACATAAAATATTTTGCAGTATTAATTAATGCTTCATCAGTTAATTTAGGTGGTAGATCATCTTGTGCATATGAATTTATTCTCATTTCAAATTTCATTTCCGAAGTTACCGATCTGTCTTTTATTTAACTGATATGTATTTCTTTACCTTTGAATGTAACATATTTTAATTCATATTCTTCTTGTTTTCTTTTAAGATATTTTTCTGATAACTTAAATGACATAGTATTTATCCTCCTTATTAATTATTTTAAATTTCAATTCATTAAAACTGCACAGTATATAAATTATCATCAATACCTTCCAAACATTTTATATCCATTTTATCTAAATTTATTACTGTTTTTGCAAACATAAAATTTCCTTCTATATATTCATTTGTATTTTAGTCATATACATCCATTTTTACTTGAATACTATGTGTACCATCATCATTTTGTTTAATAATAATTTCTTTTGCTAACTGTAAATTTAAATTCAACATAAATAATTATCCTCCTTTTATTATTTTATCATTCTGTTAACTATTTGTCAACCATCATTTTACTCAATAACCTTTAAATTAACTTCAAAACTAACATCAGACACTAGCCTTCTATACTTAATTCCTGCATTATCTAACATGAATTTAGATGCTATAGTTTGTTCTCTATCTTTGTATTTATCAGACAAATATATTATTTCTTTAATTCCTGACTGTATTAATGCTTTAGTACACTCGTTGCATGGAAACAGAGTAACATAAATTTTGCATCCTTCTAAATCTACTTTACTATGTAATATTGCATTTAACTCTGAGTGTACCACATACCAATTTTTATCTTTTAAACCATCTGCTCTTTCCCAGGGCATTTGAGTATCATCACATCCATTTGGCATACCGTTGTATCCTGTACTAATAATTCTATTATCTTGATTGACTATACATGAACCTACTTTGGTTTTAGGGTCTTTACTTCTTAATGATGCTATGTATGCGATAGATATGAAATATTCATCCCAAGTTAAATTACTCATTTATATTTGTTTTTCTCCTTTAATTATTCTCATATTTAGCTTTCAATTTTAAATATTGCTCTAATTCTAATTGTTTTTGTCTTTCTAATCTTAATTTCTCTTGTTCTTGTTGTTTCCTTTTGTGTTCATCAACAAATTCATTATATTCTTCTTCGGTAAATACTCCATACTTTATTAAATTTTCATAAATATATCTATTATGTTTTTTACAATTTAGAATATGATATTTAGTATTTATTTTACTATGAATTTCTATTTCTGTATTATATTCATCCGATTCTTGAGAAACTGTTAAGATTCCTCCGTCAGTCGTTGCAATTAAAATACGCTCTGCAAACTGATTCATGTTTACATAGGCAATTGTTTTACCAATTAATTCTTCTTGATTTTCTATAAAGTACATAATAATTTCTCTCCTTTAAAATTAATTTTTACATAACTTTAATTAGTAAATATAAACTTAATACAACTGAAGCAATAAATCCATATTTGTACTTTTTAAATGAATATTTATTTTGCATTTCTAATTTAAATTTATCAAACTCTTTTATTTTTTCTTTTTCTCTATCTTTTTCTTTATATTCTTTATTTTCTTTATTTATATTTTCTACTTCTGTTTCAATTTTAGTTTTATATTCTAAATCTTCAATCTTTTCAATTTCTCTTGTAATATAAATAATACTATTATCATCAACACTTTTTATAATTTCTTTAATAGTAAGTGGTTCTCTTTCAATGCAAATTTTTTCTCCTTCATTTAATTCAAATTCTTTATCTGTTTCATAAATATTTATATGTTCTTTGAATTTATCATCATAATTCACACATGCAGAACCATCACTGTAATTATAAACATAGTAAATTCTTTCATGTACTGGTTTTTGAAATATTGATTTCATAATATTTTATCTCCTTTAATTTTATTACAAAATATTTATATTTATATTTTATAAATGATTAATCCAAAGTATTTTATGAGGTCTATTTCCATAAAATAGTGATAGAAAATATTTTCTACAATCCTCAATAAATGTTCCTTTGTAAATATAAGTGCATCCCGTAGTTAAATCTTCAATCTCTGTTTCTATTTTAACAGGTTTGCTAACTGTCATAATAAACCATCTCCTTTAATATAGTTAATATTTTAATAAATTTCAGATTTGATCTTAATATTTTTCTATATATTGTAGTCAAAATAATAGTCAACTACAATATATAGTATATACTTTTTTTATTTAACGAATCTCAATACCATATTCGCAAACTGCTTCATATTTTCCTTCAACATCTTCTGCTACTTCAATAGGAACAGAGGACATACCACCAAATTTTTTATCAAAATCATCAGCTAAATAAAATTTAATTTCTGCATCTTTTCCAGTTGTTTTTTTGACATAATTAGGAGTAAATCTAAGATAAATACACTCTCCTAACTTTCCCCACATTTCAGAATTATATTTTTTCATATAATAATCTCTCCTTTTATTTTATTGTTTTATAAACAACCTAAAACTACATCAATATTATTATCTATTATTTTAATAATTTGACTTAATTCATCTAACATACTTGAAGTTAAATGATGTTCCATTGTTTCAGTATTAACATAAGCACATTTTTCTTTCTTATTAATTTCAATTAATACGTCTGTTTCATAAATTGATATGTATATCTCATCTGGAGGCCAAATAGTTAAAGTGAATTTACTTCCTTCATGATCACCAATGACATTTAATATTTGTTTAATTATATTATTCAAATTATCACCTCACTTTTAACATTAAATTATTTTTAATAATCAACACATTTTAAAATCCACTCAGGCACATCCATAAACTTTTTAACTATCATATTTTCTCCTTTCCTAAATATTTATTAATTAACACACCCTGCTCCTTGCTTAAAACATTTTCTTGCTAATTCTTCTGCATGTTCCATACTTTTATTTGAATATGCATATACTCCACCATAACCACTTCTATCCCAACATGCATAATTAACATGATGATCAATTGGTATTTCTTTTTCTTCTTGTGTTACAGTTAATCCATCATAAGAAATATTTACGTAATACCTTAATTCATTTTCTTCTAAAACTGTAAATGTAGGCATAATATTTTCTATATGTTGAGATAATTCATGTTTGATTATATTTGTTATTTTATCAATAATATTTTGTAATTCATTACTCTTGCAATTAAATTCTATCTTATATTCGTATTTGTTCATATAAAATTCCTTTCTTAATCCCTAATAAGGATACTCAGCATTCATTTTATCTACATCTTTAATAAATTGTTCTTCACTAATACCTAATTCCTTTAAAATATTTCTAACATAATTTTGATAATTTTCATTAATATCATCTGGAAATCTACCAACACAAGAAATATAAGCAACTACAGCATTGTAAGGTTCTAAACCTTTTTGTAAACAATCTTTGCAATAGGCAAAACTAATTGCACCCATAGTTGAAGAACGTACATAAATTTCTTCTTCTTTTCCACAAACATCACATTTACCTATCATAGTTTTATTTCTCCTTATATTTAATTTTTATTTATCAATTAATTCATAAGTCTTTTCAAATATATCTTTCTTAACAACACGTAACTTTTTACCTTTATCATCTACAATAATATAATCTCCTTCTTTTACATCATATTCAGTTTCAGTTGTTTTAATAAATGGCATAGGATCTTCATATATAATATCTAATTCTCTATCTTCCGAATAACAATCTAATTTACCTTCATCATTTTTAATAAAATCCAAACATTCTTGTCTTGTCTTAAATTCTTTACAATAAGAATAAAATCCTGAATACTCAATTGTCCATCCATCTTCCATTCCTAGTTTATAAATTTCTACTAGAATAATATCAGGTATCTTTCTATATTTTTGCATAATTTTCTCCTCCTATTAAATTTAATCTAAAATTGATAAACTATATTTATATTTTGATATACAACCTTCAATAAATTCAACCTTCAATAAATTTGCAATCACCATAATCAATCCAACAATAATTAAATTTACATTCATAACATTCTTTAAGTGGATATTTGTTTTCCAAGATAATTCCTCCCCTTTCTTAAATATTGTGACAAAAGCCTGATTTTGTGTTGTTTTTAATACTAGATATAGTAGAATATCTCTTACATGCTTACTATATCTAGTATATATGTATTATCTATTTGCCCAATTAACTTCGATATTATATTTTTCACATAACTTTCTAAAATCATATTGCCCTAAACAAAATTTCCCTTGATGTATTCCATGATCCCAAATACCTAAATTGCTTTTATAGTCATCCACAAATATTTGTGCAATCGAACCATCATAATCTATAAAACCACCACATTCAACATTATCAGCAAAATCTATTCCACTCATTAAATCATATATTTCATATTCTGTCGGATACATATTTACAAATGATTTTTCTGCATCAGTATATTCTTTATAAGAAGTTTCTATATATCCATTTTTCAGAAAGAAATATATTTCACCTTTAATTATTTTCTTTTCTGTTTTGTATTCTTGTTCATTTTCATCATTTATTGAATCTTCTAATTCTACTTGTTTCCACTCTAACATATTTATTCTCCTTTCTATTATTAATTATGAACGTATAGAATTATAACCATTAAACCTTTTTATCCAGCATTTTTCACATAAATTTTGTTCCTTAACTGTCTCATAACCTGAAGAAATTTTAGCAATACCATTTGCATCTAAATTAATATATTGCCTATCTCTTGTTTCAGACTTTATGTGGTTTATTTCTTGCTGGTTGAGGCGTTTTACAAATTTGACATGTGAATGACATATAATCATTTCTCCTTTATTATGTATTTTTATTTTATTTTTATTTTAATATTTTTAATTTAATATATTCCACCGTTGCCACTACAATTGCAATAATTATTTTTCTTTTTATAACCATAACCATCTATTTCATCATTTCTAGCATGGATATATGTTTCTGGTTGACTTTCTTTAATATCTAATTCACATAATCCTTTTTGCAATTCTTTAACCTTTATCATATAATTATTATACTCTTCATCTATTTCATTTTGGAATAACTCATCTTTTATTTGTTGAAACAAATTATTAATTTTTTCTTTGTTTAAATTACCCATATTTTATCTATCCTCCTTTCATTTTGTTTTATTATATTTTATATTTATTTTTGTATTTTGTCAATACTAAAATCATGACGAAAGAAATGATTTGTGTTGATTTTTTTATTATCTATCTTATGGTATTACCTTCCCACATTTTTTACATTGTTGAAACATCACTAAATAAGATGCTTTCCATTCATATTCATGCTTACAAAATTTCATTTTAATTCTTTTCTTTAATCTTTTTATAAATTTATTCATATTTATCTCCTTCTCATATTTATCCATTAAATATTCACCAATTTACTCAATTTAACCCTATCATAATTATCAATTTCAGTATAATACTTACCATCTTCACAAGACATTAAATCTCTTTTTACAGTCCTCTGTCCAGACTGATCATAAAAATATATACCATAATTCTTTTCATCAACAATTTTAAAATCAATTCTTAATGGACACCGAGAACTCATACCTAATTTACTTTTTTCAATTTTATATACTACTAAAAGAAATCTTTGTCCATCACTTTGTGTCCACAATTGATCACTATCATAATAAGTAATTTCATAAAATAATCCTTCAGTAGAATATTTATCTTTAGGTAATCTAGGAATATCAAAGAAATCATCAGATATAATTGCACCTAACATAGTTAGACCAGTTTTATATATTCTTTTTTCTTTGTCTGATAATGTAGTTATTTTAGGTTGTTTTGTTTCTAAGAGTTTTTTAATTGTTGGATTCATATTTCTCTCCTTTCTTTGTTTCTATCCCCTAACTTTTTCATTAACTGTAAATATTCAATCACTTTATCAATATCAAAATCATCAATAACTATTTCACCATATTTACTTATACCACCATAATTTAGATTTTGATAAAATGAAAATTCATAATTACCTTTAATTTCATGATAAGTATGATCTATTACAGTAAAATCTGAAGGATTATTACTAATAATCAATCTATTCATATATTTTATCCTTTCTTCTTTATTCTTACATTCATTAAAGAAATTGTATAACGATTATAGAATACTTTCACTATACCATAAAACAATACTGCAATTAACCAAGCATAAGATAATAGTATAAAAATAATTAAATCACCAATTGTTTCTATTTCTTTAATTGAATCTTTGGCATCTTTGAATGGGTTAATATTTTCTTTTATATAATAATCTACATGTATTCCAGAAATAAGCATACTAATAACACTATATATAATAATTGTACCAATTAATAAGTTTTCCATATAAATTACCTCTTATTTTCCTTTTATATCACGATAAAAATTCTCTTTTGTGCAAATATTGAAGTTTAGAAACCATTATAAATCAACAGTTTCTAAAATCAATATTTTTGAATTAAACTATTTTACCAATCTCTTTAATTTTTTCTGATAAGATTTAATTAATGCTTTCGTGTAAGCTATATCTACTCCTTTATCCATATCATATTCATCACTAGGCAAACACTTTGCTACACCCTTACATCCGTCATCAAGAATAACAATAGTAGTTAATCCATTGATTATTAGTTTATATGATTCATCACCTGAATCAGTTGTTTGATTTATTATTTCATCATCATGTGTTATTTCCCAATTAATTTTATGTGGTATCATCTTATAGAAATAAACTTTATTTGTTTTTACAGATTTTGTTTCTTTTTTAATTTCCTCAGTTTTAATATTAATTATTTCATATTTGTATGCATCATATCCCCAAACTTTATTACCTAAATAATATTCTTTTAATTTATTCTCTGATATATATGTTGTTATATTTTTATTAGTAAAGATATCTACCGTTTTATAATATCCATTAATATTTTCATCTTCACATATCTTCATTTTTAAACCATTTGATAATTCTACAATATCACCTAATTTTGCGTAACTATTAATTTTATCAAGATTTTCAACTCTACAAATATGTATATTATTTTTTGATTTAATCCTTATATCTCCATTAACTCCTACATTCAACCCCATAATTTCAACTTCTTGACTTTCGATTTCTATTAAATCTCTACATGAACCATAACGAGTATCTCTGTTCTTAATTACTCTATATTTTTGACCAATTTTAATATCATTAATATCTAAAGTTTTATTTTTATTATCTTTATCAATATTTCTTTCACAAGTATCATCAATAAACTTTACACTATCAACTCTAAAACATAATCTACCATTACTTTCATTTATACTATCTAATACTTCATTATCAAATTTTATAGATAATCTATGTTCACTACCTTCAAAATCCCATCTAACGATTCCTGTTTGACCAATATATTTATCCAAATCTTTGTAATCATCTCTAATGAATCCTTCTGTGTTGATAATTCTAATTTTTTTGCCTTTGTAGTTTGTGTTCATAATGCAATCTTCTTTCCCTTTTTCCTTAACTTTCTCTTTAACTATTTCAAAATAATTCTCAAACTCATTAGGATCAATGCCAAAACCAATTCCATTACCCATACACATAATCACATTGTCATCTATTTTTGTGATTTCAAATTCCATACCAATACAATCAAAACCATACTTTTCAATTGCCTTAATTTGTTTACATTTCATTCCTACTTCAATTTTCATAATATCATTCTCCTTTTTATATTTTTATTTTATTATTTCATTAAATACTATAATGTAATTCTTTTGCTTTTGCCCATTTCTTTAAAAACTTTTCTTCTTCCTTATTAATTAATCTATTTGCATATCCTTTTGCTTGAACAATAGAATTATCTTTTATTTCTACTGTAACCAATGATTTATCTGGTTCATCTACTGTTCTTAAAAATACAATTAATTTTTCATTATTTGCTACCTTGTCAATATAATCTGCGACACAATGCGACAAATTAACCCCTTCGTCAACTATATTCATACTTGATTCAGGTAATACAATACAAAATTCTCTATCTTTATACTCTAAATGTTTAAAATTGTCTACTATGTCAAGTAACATCAATTCCTGTTTATGTTTTTCATATAAAGTTACCTTTAAAGCAACAATATCATGTTCAGTTCTTAAATATTTAGGATATTTTTCTTTAACCTTATCATACAATTTAACTTGCATTTGTAAATAATCATTATATTCAGTTAATATATTTTTATCAAATTGACTAATTCCTTGAGAATATAAATCAATAGAAATATAATCAATAAATCTACTAAAATCTAATGAATATGTATTAATTAAATTTAAGAACATTTCATGATTTGGTTTAATATTAGCATTATATTTATATCCTTCTTCTAAAAACATTTTTACATTAGATTCGCAAAATTTATCAATAAATAATCTTGCATTATTAAAATTTATTTCTTTTTCAATAGTAGTTGCAAGTTTTAATATATGATCAAAATAACTTCTGTTTGTTCTTGATTCTTGACATTTATCATAGCAATATTTAAATAACTTAACATTATTGTTAAATGACTCTTTCCAAGAATCTATTTTATACCTATCAACGCAAATTCCATGTTGGTACATTTTTTGCATATCTGTATTGCTAACTATTTCAATCATTTTCTCTATCATTTTTTCAGGACTTCCTTGCCACCAAACGACCCTATCTAGTTTCTCAAATTTATCCCAATATATTGATTGAAAAAATCCACGTAATTTTTCTTTGGATAGAGTATCAATATCTTTAGTTTTATTATCTTGAATATAAAATTGATTTTGACTAATTAAAAATACTAAATTCTTATCTGTAGTTGTAGTTTTCTTGTGTATTACAAAATCAATATTATTTTGTAGAATCACATTATATGTAGTTTTTGCTTTTTGTTTTTGTTGAATCTTTTTTTGTTTTGTTTTTTCTTTTGCTTCAGAAATATCAATTACAAAATCTTTAACGCTTAGTGCTGTAGCACCCACTTTTATATTCCACCTTTTTTAATTTTTTATCATTTACACAGTCCATCATATATTTCCGCTTTCTCTATAATTTCCATCAATTTTAGCAATATCGGTTGGTGAAGTTATTAATATATAATCTTCAGGTAAAACATCTTTAATAGAATCATGCATTCTTGATACTTCTCTTAATTTTAATAAGTATTCACCATTGCTATTAATTGGTATTTTTTGATGTAATATATTCATATTTATTTTCCTCCTTTAATTTTAAGTTTGAATAAAAAAAATATATTGTAACAAATATTTTTACCTATATCTAAGTCTATCAATAATTGAATCTGCAATCATTTGTTTAATATCTTCTTCATTTTTATCAATATACTCGTAAGTCAATTCTTCTAATTTACTAAAATCAAATACACCTTTAATTTGTTCTCGCATTGCTTCTTTAATAATATATTTAATATCTTCGTCTGATATTTCTTTAGCAACTTTATTAAATCTTTCAGCAATAGGTTTAAGAATGATATAATTTTCTGTTTGATTATTCATATAATAATTTTCTCCTTTATAATAATTTATTTTGGTTTAAGAAGTTATTTAAAATATATAATAACTTCTTAAACTTATAGAAATTAAATTTTAAACTTACTCCAAGATTGATACCAATTTTCACGTTTTTCTTTTCTATTATCACCTTCAATACTGTCTTTAACAATCATCCAATCTATCTTCCATAATTTTCTTTTTTCTTTCCTTGTCATTGTTTTCATAATAAATTTATCTCCTTTATGTATTTATTTTTATTTTATTATTCTATGCAAATCTATCCTACAAAGTAAATTCATCAAATTTCCTAATCAAACTATCATAACTGCCCATCTCACTCACAACATTATCTCTAACACTCTGCAAATCATTAATTTCATTATCAATATTGCTAATAGTTTCATTCAGTTGATTCTTAGCATTAATCATTTCCTCTTTTGCTTGTACAAACATAGATAATGCCGAAGATACCCTTGTCTTTGCTTGGTCCAACCTTTCTGCGTGAGTAACTTTCTTGGTATTAAACATATTGAACATAATTATCATTTCTCCTTTTAATTTTACTTATTTTTAATTTTTAATAATTCCAATGTAATTAATTTCATTTCTTTCTCATTACAAGTTAACATAGTCATAAAAAATTTTTTATATAATTCTATATTGTCACATACATATTTTTGATCTTCTTCTGATGCTTTTTCATTCTTTATTTGTGCAATTATAGATTCTTTTACTATATCAAAATCTAATTTATCATCTTCAGTTAATTCTTCACCTTCAAATATTTCTTCAATACACTCATCCCAAATTATAATTAATTCTTCTTTATAATTCATATAACTTTCACCTCACTTTCATTTATACTTTATACTTCTTATTACATTATATTTTTACTTTTTCTTGTACCTCCTTCCTATAGAAATTAATTTTACTAATCTCATTCCTATTAATAAGTAACATTCCTCCATTTTTATAACCAAAGCAATATAACTCACTATCTCTACAAAAATACCATTTTAAAAATTTACGGTAATCAATAGGGAAGGTATCACCATCATTAATAAATGAATTCATAGTATTATTTTTATAATAAATATCTACAATATATTTTTCTACTGTGATAGTATTATTTGATTTACTTTGTTTTCTTCTAAAAACACTAAATAAATTAAACATAATATGTATTCCTCCTAATCATTTCTTTCAATCATATTCATTAATTGTTCATAACATTTATCATGACATTCTGTACTACATAACCTACCTTCACAACAATAATCAATGTAATAAGTCTCTTCTTGACATATAAAACATTTATCTAATTTTTCACTTTTCATTAGTGTATATTTATCTAAGTCACTATCTTGGAATTTCATATTTTCACCTCACTTTATGATTTTTATATTTTACATTTATATTACTTATCTAATATATTTCTGATTTGTTTTAACTTTAAAGAATTGTCTTCACCTAGTTTTTCAATATTTAAAACAGCATTTGCATATTGTTTCATACCATTTTTATTTCCTACTCTAAATTTATGTCCATCAATACTTTCTGCAAAAAAATGTAAACCTTTAAATTCAACATATGCAATATCAGTGTTTCTATAACTTTGCTTATAAAACAATTCGTCCCATTTTTTACTTTTATAAGCATTTAATAAACTTTCAATATCTTCTCCACAAGACACTTCGACATATTCATCAAATGGTTCATCATTATCAAAAGTATAAAATTGAATTTCAAAAACCATATTACATTTAACTTTATCAAATATTAAAATATTTTCTTTGCTCATAATTATAAACCCCTTTATTATATTATTTATTTATTTGTTTCTTTAAATTAAATACCAATTATATTACAAATTCTCTCCGTTGCTTCATCGACATTAATATTATGCAATTTATTTCTTTTCTGTCTTTTATATGTATTGTATTCTTGTGCTATGTCTGAAACAATAATTCTAGTGGTCATCCCTATTCTACGTTCCTTATAATGTTTAATAAATTTATTATCTTTATAGTTTGTATATAATATTATATTTCACCTCGCTTCCTTAGATAATAGAGTATTAATTTTCTTTTGATTGATGTTTTAATTTTTTGGCATACTTTTCTAATCCAATTTTAATTCTTATCATAGTATTTATTCTTTCATTATAATCTGTAGTATCATCATACCAAAATAATGCTCTGTTTTGTTGTTCTTGTTCTAATTTTATTTCTTTAATCAACCATTTAACACATTCTTTAACACCTTCTGCTTTATATAATAATTCCTTATTCATGATTTCTCCTTTAATTCAAATATTCCCATTCCTTTATATTATTAATAGGATTCCACTTTTTATTATGTTTTTCATACATATAAAACATTAACCATAGCATTTCTAATGAATATGTATATGGATTATATTCTGCTTTAGAATCTAACCATTCTATAAGTTTTCTTAATTTATTATATTCGGTAAGTCCATTTAAAAACATTGAATGAATTTGATCTTGTCTAGGAAGCCAATAAACATATTCACCAGACGTATAGCATAAATCGTCTTCATCAACATCCCAACAAGGGAATTCAAAATAAACTGCATTTCTTTTAACTATTCCAAAAGGCCATTGTGAATAGTTTTCTACTCCTTGTAAATAAAAATTATCCCTATCTTCCTCATTAATTACTACAAAATCAACATGAATATTAGTTATTGTTTCTTTCCATCTTTCTTCATATTCTGATAATGCACTATATCTTTGAATTACTACATAATCACCACTTTTTAATCCTCGTTCTTGAAAAATACCTAAAATATCTTTATTTTTATCTTCATTAATTTTACCTTGTATTTCTATTGCTTTTTTGCACATTAATGTGTATTCTTTTGATGTATCCATTAGAAACTCCTTTTATTTTAACTTTCTTATTTTTGGTTTTACATATGAATTTTTAAATTTATTAATATGAGTTGTTTTTTGTGTTTTATAAATAGGTATAAACCAAAATAAATAAAATACATTAACTTCAATAGTAATTTCATTATAATGATATTTATTAACAGTTTCTATTATATCAATAGGTTTTAACAATATATAACTCTTTTTAGTTAGCAATTTATTTCTCCTTTCTTAATCATGATCAAATGAAATGAAATTTCATTTCATTTCATTATTATTTTTTAAATATAACTTCACCATTTCGCACTACTTTATTAATAAACCATTTACCTACATACTGTCTCCAACCATCTCCATAAACTTCTACACCATCTTTATATGGATTTTCGCTTCTGACTTCACCTTGTTCAATAAAGTATCTTCCGTTATCGTGTGTAAAATAACTGATTACATCACCTTTATGCATAATTGTTACATCAAATATTATTTCTTCTTTATTTTCCATAATAATATTAATTCCTTTCATTATCAATAATTTATTCAACCTCTTTACCCATTAATCTAAAAACTTCTTCATAATGTTTAAGTTTACATTCTAATTGCTCATAACCATTTTTCCAAGTCCAATAAGCCTTTTCTATTTTATTTAGTTTATATATCATTAAAGATGCACCAACAACAATTCCAGTAATAAATGTTATTACATGATAATCATTCATAAAATTTATCTCCTAGTTATTTTTATTTATTTTTATTTTCTGCTTTTCTTATAACTTCTTTTACTTCTTCCATACCATTCTGACATCTTGGACAAAAATAATCATGTTGAATCATTATACTAAACACCATATTACATTCTTTACAAATTATATTTCCATTACCACTCATACGATACCACATATTATTATTCCTCCTAATATATTATATTTATTATTTAATCTGCTCCCAATATCATTCCTATTTCTAATGTTATTTCTTCAACTAAAATATCCCTTTTAGCTATATCATCCATTAAACTTCTGTGTTTTGCTAGAGCAATTCCTTTTGCCTGATTAGCATTTTCTGCAACACAAATTACTTCTCTATACCCTACTTCATTCCACCATCCAGGCAATTCATTAATATCTTTTCTATATACTCTAAAAACTTTCATTATATTAATTTATTCCTTTCCTAAAATCAACACAATTAACTTTATTTTTGTTATCTACTTTATTATTGTAATCTAAAATCATTCTTTTAATACTATTAAGAATCTCATCTTTAGAGTTATGTACTGAATTACTTTGAGTAGTATTATAAAGAATATTGCTTAATCCTTGCATAGTCATTTTAAGATAATCAAAAGCCAATAGAGTACACATCCTTTCTTTTTATTTATTTTTAATAGTCATGCGTAGCATAGTGAATTTTAAGTAATGTTCTATTTGTATTACAATGTCCTTCCATTAAACTTTCTAAATCATCATATTTTCCTTTAAGCATTTCTAATACAATTTCATCAACTAATTGAATAAATTTGTGTTCTTCTAGATTTTTAAAATATTAACTGCCATTTCATAATCAATTTCAATCTCATCTTTCTTAACGTATACTTCACTGTTTAGTGTAATTTCTGTCATAGTAGGTGTCCTCCTTTTATTTTTATTTGTGGTTATTATTATATTAGTATTCTATTCTAATGTCAAGCATTTATTTTAATTTTTATAAACATTTTTCTACTTCAGTTATCTCTTTTGGATTCATCCAACATAAACCACATTCAATACAATCATTAATACCGTTTATACACATTGCATTATATTGTCTAAGATAATCTCTGACAAATACATATATTTTTAATTCTTCATATAATTTATTAGGCATATGATAAAACCTCCTTTTAAATTTTGTTTTTAATTTTTAGGATTATATTCAAATTGAATTACTTCATTATTAATACTATCAATAAATTCTTTTAATTTAAATACACCAGTTTCATAATCAATATACTTAATAGGAATAATCATCTTTACAAAATTACTATTAGTAAATTCATCCGGTTTTTGTGGTATTTCAGTAAATATTAATTTATCTTGACCAGTTAATAAAAATTTATCTATCATAATTTTTTCCTTTCCTCATAAAATGATGGTTTTGTCGCAATTTTACATGCTACAAACCCTTATAAATCAATACTTTTAAAATTTCAATTTTTTATAATATCTATTCTTTCTCACTAAATAACATAACAAATCCACAATTGTCACATTTATAAGCATTTAAATTAGTATAAACCCAACCCTTTTCCCTAATTTTTATTTCTTCTTCCATTAATATTCCTTCAGGATACCCACCTTCAAATGTAAAACCAATTTTTGTTTTAAACATTGATTCACAATTACAATTTAAACATTTCATAATTATCTATTCTCCTTTTATTTAAGTTTTTTATTTGCTAATTTTTCTAATTGTTTTAAAGCATCCTCGCAATAATCATATATTTTTGCTTTATATTTAGCATCACGAACAATATTATTTAAATCATATCTTTTTGCAGTTATCCCACATCTTGAACATTTCATAATATCATAAATATTATTACCTTTTATAATAGTAATAATATTTTGTTTCTGCCAATCATGTTCATGTTTCATTTCATTATTATCAATTATTTCTACATTGATTAATTCTCTAGGAGTTTCATTGTTTCTTAGAGTTGCATTAAAATTATTAATTAAATTATTAGCATATATATTAGGATTAATATTATTATCAATGTCATAAATTTCATTCCATTCAGTATTGCCATTCAAATCTTTTATTCTTATTTTAATTTTCATAGCATTCTCTCCTTATCTATTTTATATAACTTATTTTAAACTAATTTTCAAATACCTTATCGGCAACCACTCAACATAAATACAATCACAACAACAAATTCTATACTTATTATTATTTACATCAACTATTTCAATATATTCTTCGTACTCTTTAAAATCTTTTATATAAATCAATTTATCTTTTGTTGGATAAATTAAATTTGCTTTGTCTCCTTGAACAATCCAATAATCATTATTTTTACCTTTCTCTATTGTCCATTTGCAATATCTTAGTGAACCAAAATCACATATAGATATACCTTTGCCACTTGTATTTAATGTTCCACCAGAAAATCCATATTGAAAACATTCTTTAAATATCAGTTTACCATTTTCATATTTTATACCACATGAATTGCATTTTTCTTGTTTATTCCATTCCATTATATTTTACTCCTTATTAATTATCTCCAACTACAACCATCTTGAATTTCAAGTGGATCATCATTACAACGATTACAACCTCCGCATGGACAATCAGTTAATCTTCTATGGCAATCATTACAATAACATATATTGCACAAATGTTCAAGACATACTTTGTCACCTGTATATTCGGATTCAAATATATGAGGTTTATCACAATATTTACAAGTCATATTTTCACCTCTTTCCATTTAACACAAAACGAGTATTTTGTCATGATATTGAGTTTTACAAACCCAGTAATATCAATGGTTTGTGGCATGTCTATTTTTCATAGATTGTTAAAATTCACATTTTTTGGGCATTTATTTCCTTTACCCTACTACCAATAACATTGTTTTACCATTTTGATCACTTTTATAAATTTCTTTACTATACATTGTTCCATCAAAATCATCTCTAAATCTTTCTCTTATTATAGAACATTTTGTTTCTATAATTCTTGCTTTAACTCTACCACCACTTAACTCATAATTACTTGATGATGTAATAATTTCTACGTCATCTTCATATTTTCTAATAATTTCTTTAATTCTCTTACATTCATAATTAAATTATCTCCTTTTTATAATTTTTAATTATCTTCTAATGGACACCAATCAGGAATATAACTATCTAGCATTTTAGAATATTCAAGATCACTAATACCTTTTAAAGTGATAATAAATTTACCTTCTTTGTTATCATAATCAGATTCATAATCATACTGTTCTCTTTTTACTTTATAACAAATATAACTTCCCATCTCATCTTCATCAGGTATACTAAAATCAGAATATGGACATCTAGTACATGATTTTATTATTACTTTTTTCATATTTTATTCTCCTTTATTTAAAATCTTCATAGTTTCTGACAATATAAAGACTATTAAGTTTTGGATTTCTAATATCATCTAAATATAAAAACATATTTTATTCCCCTTTCAAATATTATTTTATATTATACTCTTACTTTTACTACTCATACCTAAAATACATCTTCCTGAAATACCAATACCATATTTAACTTCTTTATTATTATTCTTATCAACACTTATCTCTATTGGTTCATATGTTCCATCAGATGATTTTAACCAAACAACTAAACATTCATCTTCTTTTAAATAAATATCTTTTAGTTTTGTCATATTTATCTCCTTTCCTTATTCTTCTCACTTATCAATAAACCATTCCATAAATTCATCAGTAATCCTAATACTATCCTCTTCATAACCAACATTACTTAATGCTTCATCTGGTACTATTTTCCCATCACCAGTATTAAACCATGCACCCCTAATACTTATTCCCCATTCTAACCAATCTTTAATAAAATTACAAGAAAAGATAAAATTCTTATAATTTTCTTTATCTTTAATATACTCAAAAATTGTTCTATTTTTAATTTGAATTAATGTATCAAGAATCATTTTACCATATTCTTTACTTAATTCATCATCATAAGTTGTAATACCTACGATAGCAGATGATAAAAATATACATTTCTTTTCTTGTATAGTAAAATATGTGTCTAATGATTCATTATCAGGGAAAGTTTCGTTTGTGTATTCTTGCCATTGGTCATATAATTTTCTATTGCTTCTTTTGAATTCATAGTGTTTTACCTCCATTTTTATTATTCCATATTTCAGTTTATTATTTCTTTCCAAGCAAGCACTTCATATTCATTATATATTCTACCATATTTATCTATCCATTGACTACCTTCGGACATATACTGTCTACTAACATCTAATATCACATCTTCAATAATATCTCCATTACGTAATATAACAATAAATTTTATCATTCCATGATCTGAATAAATATATCTAGGGAATCCTTCTTCGCAATATTTACTTCTATTAAATAATTTTATTCTAAATTGCGATTCATTAACATATTTATACCAATTTTTGCTTTGTTGAGGTGTTCTTATTATTTGTTGTATCATTTAAAATATTTCTCCTTTAATTACACAATTTACTTTAATAATTCTTGCATCAAGATAATCTTCTTTCTCATATTTTTAATCTTTTTAAATAATAAATTGCAGAATCTAAATCATCATAAACATTTGCTCTAAATATATCAGATATTTCAATATATCTGCCTATTCCTTCTTCTGCTAAATACCAACCTCTTTCCGTTTCTACAACAAACCCTTCTTTTGTAAATTCCATGAAATCACCTCAAAATTTTAGTTATAACAAAATAAAGAGTTTATTCAATCTTATTTTCAATTTCTATAAGTTTTTTCATACAAACAATACCAACTTCAAGTTGTTTTTCATTTGGTTCTAATGTTGTTAAATATTTCTGAATATATCCACCTAACACATATAAATATTTAAAACCATATTTATATAATTTATCATTAGAATATAATTCTTCAGCAATACTTACAGACAATAAAAATATTAGACTTGTAAAATTTATAAATTTACTTAAAATTAACACACATAATAGCAAAAATATTGCATATATTGTACCACATCTGTAATTAATTCTACTACATTTTTTCACTTCACCAATATCTAATGATATATTATTTTCATATGCATTGACAGTTTTATGTTCTGCTCCATGATACTGAAGAAAATTTTTTAAGTTGATAAAACTATAAATATAAAATACTATTGAAATTAGACTTAATACTGATAGTAAAAATAAATACATATTAGATATTGCAGTATTTTGTGTATCTGTTTTAATAAACCCTAAAAAATCTATAATTATTGTTAGTACAATTATTAATCTTACAAAAGACGTTCCATTTGTAAATGCAAAACTATATATACCTCTAACCAATGGTATCTTTTTGATAATATTTTTATATTTATTCTTTGTTTGTAATTTTTCTTTCTTTAATTCTTTAACAAAAATATCAATTTTATTATTTTTATTTCTCACAGCCTTTACAATTGCTTTATTGGATTGTAATATTATACCATTTGCCATTGCTCTACCACCAATATTCATATTACTATATCACACTCCTTATGTTTATGTTTATGTTGAATTGAATTATCACTTCATATTCAAAATATACTCACAATACCCTTTAATATTCATTATATCAAAATTCAGTCTATCATTCTTAATCCCTAAAAAATACTCACATTGTTTTCCATTCAATCTACAATCTCCCTTATGAATCCCTTTCTTCGGGCATCTGTAATCGAGTGTCTCTATATTACCAAGGTTGTCACCTGAACAAATGATATACGTTTTAAAATTATCATTATTTTTAGTCATATGCAACATCCTTTATAAGATAATGTTAATATATATTGTACTATATTTTCTGAAAACATTCAATTTACTTTTATTTACTCTTATAATTACCTTTTTTTGCATTTGTACATCCTTCAAAATACTTACAATCTTTACAATTTAGATTAGATAGTCTAGGTGGATTCAAGCAAACACCGTATGGAGGAACTAATATCTCTGGTTTATTATGTGTGTTACTCATAATTTATTTCGCCCCTTTCGATAATTAAATTTTCCTTAGATACATATTAACATAATACTAAAATAATTACAACAACTATTTATGAATTTTTAGCAAATTTTTAATACACTACTTATACCTATAAAATGTCATATATTACATTAGATTTATTCTTTAAATAATATATAATATTAAGAATAATCGACATATTTCTACAAATAATAACGTATTAATATATAGGTGGTGATATGAAAATGAAATTTAAAAGGATATTAAAACGTAATGTTTATCCGACATGGACAAGCAAAACAAGATGAGCAAAAGGATGCAAAGTATATATTTATTATATACCTGATATGAATTATTATCATTTTCATATAGATTATAATGGAATTATTGTATATATGTCTTTGGATGAGAATATTAAATTTAATAGTTTTGAAGAGTGTAGATTGGTAGCTGAAGAATGGATTAGGAAAGAGAATATGTAAATTAAAAATAAAAGAAGCAGGATTTAGTTATTTATCTAATCCCGCTTCTTTTAAAGCATTTTCCCAACTTTCAAATTTATCAATAAAAATAATTGGTCTTGGGAATTTTATATCTTTGTTTATTGGATTTCTATCTAATTTATTTCTTTTATCAACCAAAATATTTATCAATTCTTCTTTTGTATACCCTTCATTTAAATAATTATAAAGTCCAACTAAAGATTTAAAATAAACTTTTATTTCTCCTTGTGAAAATAAATCATTAACTTCTTCCTCTGTAGGGTATCTTCCTAATTGATATGCAAATTCTTTAATCTTAATTTGTGCTTCATAAATTGCTTCTTCGGAATCATCTACATCTGCACAAATATCATCAAGCAATTCTGCTGCAATTAATGCCTTAGTCCAACTACCAAATCTTGTTAAATATACATTTCCATCTGGATCTGACATTTCTCTTATATAAGGATTTCTATTTAATTGTTTAAATTTTTGCTGTAAATTTTCTATCAATTGTTCATCTGTATATTTTTCTCTTGTTTCTTTTTCTTCTTTTTCTCTTTTATCTTCTTCTTTTTCGTTTTTAGTCCTTCTTTTAGATTCTACCCATTCTTCTTCTAATTCTGGATATGCATTTAATAATGCATCTAAAACATTACCATTAAATAATTGTTTCAGCATACCACCAAGTCTATAGTCATAAAAAATATCTGCTGTTGTATTATTTTTAATATCTTCTATATCCCATTTGAGAATATTTTCAAACATATACTTGGTTAAATCTTTTGCAGTTTTAAAGGTATCTAAACCACCCCAAAAATTATTAGGAAATCTACCTATAATACCAAATCTAAGCATATTATAAACTTCTATATCAGTGTAATCAGATAAATTAACGTCTTTTGCCATTTTATCACCTCTTTATAATTTTCTATTAATATAATCTTCCACCATAGATTTTACTTTTGATATTGGTACACTCCAATCTAATTCTTTGTTTGATAGTATTTGTGGTTTACCATAAGAAAACTTATCAATTATTTTAATATAATCATGATTATCTAATTCTGTACCTTTTTCTTTTCTTAATTGCATAGCATAATCGATAATTCCAGAATAATACAAATTCGTTACGGTGATAAATGGATTCATCGTCCAGGTTTTCATTATTCTCATCCTAGAACCAAAAAAATTAGTTTTAACTTTTCCTTTTTTATTCTTACCAGCAGTTCTAAATACATAACCAGTATCATTTAAAGGAAAACATTTTTCTCCGATACCCCTGCCAAGTATTCTCCCTTTTTTATCATAAATGCTTCCGTTATTAATAATATAACTATCATCATTTATTGTCTTTTTCAATAATTCTATTGTTTCTTCATCAATTTTCACAGGTCTTCTATCACCGTCATTATTCCAGACATGCAAAATACCTGTTTCATAAGATTCTTCAGCATCTTTTACTCTCAAATTAATTAATTCTTCATTAGTATTATTCAATTCTGTACGCCCTCTGACAGACAAAGGTATTAATTGCAAAATTAACTTATCACAATTATTAACTAATTTATCCTGTGCTTCTTTAATTTCTTCTCTAGATAGATATTTCATTTGCATTGCAGTATCATTAATATATTTATCAATATCATCTTTAGAAATTAAATCAAACCTATTCTCCATATGTCTAACAAGGTTGTTATCAATACAATGGTTAATATACTTTACTAAATATGATCTTGTTGTATTAATAACGCCCTTACTTTTATTACAAAACTGAGAAATAAAGAAATCATCACGCTCTTCAAAGGTAAAATCATATATACTTTTACCGATTCGATCTTCATAATCATCTACTTTAAAAAGTATGCTTCTTATAGTTTTTGCAGTTGATGGTTTAATATCTTTTAAAAATTCTTCTTTAACATCTCTATCATGTTTAAATACTCTCTCTGCTAAGTTAATCTTACCATTTTTATGCTTTACCATTATTTACACCTCCTTTATAAATAGATTATATAATTCTTTTCTTGATGTTTTATTTAAAATATTATCATCAATACGAATATTCTTCCATATGCTATTTTCAATGCTAAAATCAATACTGTTCATTATTTTAACGGTCTTACTCTTCCAATCATCTTGCTTATATAACTTTCTTGAAAGTGCAATATAACCTATGAACATATTTCTATTATTAATATAACTTACTTTTTTAGTTTTGTCTACATTAAATAAAAATTCATTAGGATATAGTCCCATTAAATAATTTGTAAAGTCTACTATCCAATTAGAGATTTCAATATTATAAATTTTAGTGTTTAAAAATTCTTCATATTGTTCTTCTATTGCTAGAGATAATATAGATTTTTTAGTTAAACCACTAAATTTTAATTCTGCATCAGATTCTTTAATTTTATCGGCAAATTCAGAATTAGAATTATTAATAATATTATTGACAATTGTATTTTCATTTTTTGTTTCATCAATATTTTTAACGTATTCACGTTTAATAGGTTTTTGTTTATTAATCTGTGTCATAAATTTTCTTGCTTTAGGTTCTGGATAATTGGTGACACCTAACTTCCAGTTAAATTGCAATTCATTATTTTTATTTTGCGCTTTAGAATTGGCAGTTTTTCTGTGATAGCCATCAAAACAAGTTATTGTTCCTGAATGAATAATAAGATCACCATAAATTCCGTCCTTTGAATCGAATTCGATATGATCTTCTCCATCATTCTTAACATTCAACTTGATTTCATCTGAAAAATATTCACCAGCAAGTAAACTTTTTTCAATTGCATCAATTTTTCTTGTGTCAACATTAATACGTCTCATTCCAAATATATCAATTTTAGGATCTCTTTGTGTTGCAAAGTCATATACTATATCATTAGTAGAATCTATTTCGGCTAATTCTTTAGAAGTTATAATCCCTATATAATGATTTTCTCCTACTTTTAACATATTTCTTAATCTATACGGATATTTTCTTACTTCTTCTTTCTCTATAACGAATTCTGTAAATTCTTCAATCTCTATGGGTGTAAAATAATATTCTAATTTTAATTTAATATATTCCTCTTCCATGCCAAAAGTGTCCTTGGACATTTCATCAAATGTACTTAGTGCTTTCTTCATAGCATCTGTAAAAGAAAATAATAAGAATAATTCTTTTTGATTGGTAATATCTAATGTTTCTAAAGCAATTTTACCTGTTAGTAAGTTTTTTGCATTGCTACCAGATAACCCTTTTTTAATAAATTCCTCTTGTATAATGTTATAGATTTTTGAATTGTTGCCATACTTTAATATTAGTGGTTTTAACTCTCCTATTAACATAGCATTTTTTATACTAAGCATAATTCTTCACCTCTCATTTTAAATTATATATAATAATCATTAATACTTATTATATATGTATCTTCATACTATGTCAATAGGAAAGTCAGTTATTATTTTTATCTTATTAAGAGACAAGTTCAATAATAAATTTATGTCCTAACTCACCTAATCGATTATGTATTTCAAGATTATTCAGAGCCTTCTCTACTCTTATTTTATTAGTATAAACAATACAGCCATCTTTTAAACTTTCATATGGCAAATAATAATATTCTTTGCCGATCTTTCTAATACCATCACCATGAACAAAATTACCTTTTTCATCTTTGATTGTATAAATTTTTTCACTATTCGTTGCAATCTCCTCCTAATATTATTATGTTATTATTTATAGAACACCTGTTCGTCCAATTATAATACATTGATAACAAAAGAACAAGTGTTTTTTTTGAATTTTGTTAATAATTTTATTGTATATTATTTTACATAAAATTTCACATATAGACAACAATTACCTAGCGACATTTTTCGACTTTTTATATACTTGCGTTAACAACTATTTCAGTTTGTTTATAATAGGCAACATAATTATACCTGCTAATAGCACTCCAAACACTATAGAATTACAGATAATAATATTATTTACGCATAAAATAACTAATAGTAATATTAACAATGAGAAAATTGAAATTAATTTAAATTTAACTTTTTCGTTATTTTTTATTGGTCTGTTGGGATGCTCTACTGGTGCATATAATAGAATTAAAATTAAGACAATTAAGAATATTAATATAGTAGGTATGGTTGATATGTAGATGTATTTTGCTAATAGTGCCATGATTGTAAATGATAAGAGTGAAATGTAGGCACACTTAGAGTAAGAGTCAAAATGTAACCCTCCAGACCAAATTCGCAATGATACGAATGATATTGTTGTTAGTATGAGATATGGGAGGATGTTGAGTAGGATGCCTAGTGTGATTAAGAGTAGGAATTTGTTAATGCCTCCTATGATGATTTGACAACCGTAGTAATAAACATATTTAAGTTTATATGGTTTTAATTTAGATTGTTGATGTAAATTTTCAAATAAATCTAACATATTTTTTGGTAAAAATTTTAATAAAACTTTTGAATCTATTAGTGGGAATACAGGTATTTTATTATGAAGATATTTAGCAGATATATAGGATATTAGTTTGATATATCGGAATGTTAATAGGTATCTTATGTATTTAAACATACTTTTCCCTTCTTATTTATTTTAATATTGTGCTTATGTATATATGGCTTTCCTAATTGGATGCCATATAAAACTCTTTTATGTGCTAATATAAAAGTTATTACTTGATATAAATTTTTCTTCCATCCTTGTGTGTGCTGATTGCTAAATTTATTATCAGATTTATTTTTATGAAGTAAATAATATGGTTTTGTTTCTTTTATTTTTTTGTTTATTTTTTCATATTCATATAATAATTTTTTCTTAATTGGTTCATCTAATACAGGAGATAATAATTGCAATTGAATTTCTTTTTGTTTATTGTATAATAAATTTAATTTTTTTTGTATTTCTTCATAATATTTCACCTCCCATATATCTAATTTTGCATCTATTAATATGGTATCTGTTGCATGAAATACTTGATAATTAATACCATATTTGTTGCATAGATACTTTAATTTGTGTTCGTTAATCATTTGTTGAACATCTCCTTTTATTTGTTTTTTGTTTATTATTAATATTTTATAGAAGAAATATAGTATTTACACTATATTGCTTGAATACCATAGTTATTGATTCTATCGTATTCTTGTAGGTAATGTTGATAATTCTTTTTGTATTTTGAACAGTATTCTTTTAGGTCATTTAATTTATCTTCCATAATATCTACTAAATTATGTGATTTTTTGATTTTTATATTTTGTTCTAGATTTTTTATATGTCTGACTAGTTCAAATGCATGTTCTACGTCAAAATAAAGTGGTAAAAATCCAAATTGTTTCTCAAGACATACCTGTATTTCTTTCATTTTAAAATCTGAAAGTGTTGTAATTTTATAAGGTACTGTATTATAAAAGAACCTCCTCTTACTTACAGTTAATGGCATTTCTGACAATGCGTAACTATCCCTTTCAAAACCCAATTCTTTTTCTAATAGTATATGCATATGGTTAAATTTACATTTACTGGATATTGGCAATATAGATACATTCGGTGAGTGTTGGTTGCCTTTATTATTTTGAATTATTAATACATTTCTTTTCCCTCCTTGAATACAATCCTCTCCTATGCCTAGATCACACATATAAACTTCTGCCCATCTTGGAACCCATTTTATCCAACTACGATCTTCTTCAGGATCTCTCTCGGAGTAACCACAGAGATCATATAATATCCTAAAATTAACCATTCCCATACTATTATCGGCTATTTTCCTTAATAATTTTCTATCAGGTAATTCATTATAATTTTTATTTATTAAATTAACGATTGGTGTAGGATCAAACATTTTCATGTCTTTTACGAATTGTTCAATATTTCGTCTACCTTTTGCTTTAAATACTAAAAATGCCATCTCTTTTTTAAATTTATCATCCACAAGATTATCTTTTTTAAGAATTTCTTTTTTATTAAATAACATCATTTTTTACCACTCCTTATTTATTATATTCTTGTCTATATGTTACCATATATTAATATAGAACACAATAGTTTTTATATTATTTTTTTATTCTAAAGTAGAGGAAGTAAACACTCTACTTTAGAATTTTCTATGTAGTCATATTACTTTACTAACATAGAAGGACTCTTAGGTTGATTCAATCCCATGAAAGATGCTACGGAATTAGTAAGTGCAGTAGCAACTAAAGCAATAAAACCAGCTACGACTAAAAGAGTATATTTTTTCATAATAAATTTCACCTCCTTTCAATTCATTGTATCTATACATCAGTATCATCAACATCATCATACATTTGTTGATAACTCTGTTGTATTCTGAATAATCGTGATAATAGGTAATTAATTGGTATGATATAAAGAAATATTAGTATTGTTGGTACAATTGTTATTAATACACTAATCATCATTTGAGTTTGTATTGAATATTTACCAATCATTTCTGAACTAATTACAATTTTTACTATACATGTTAAAGCAAACAATATTAAACCAGTAAAACTAATTGTAACTAAAGATAATATTCTATCTTTTAAAATATTAGAAACATATTTTTCACTTTGATTATGTTTTTTATACATGAAATAAATCAATAACACTTGAAATGTTTTTGCTGGCAAACTTACTATAAATTTTAATAACATATTATTATTCAATATTTCTATTGGTTGATTAACATATTGAAGCATTATTGGTAAATATATTATTTCTGCACTTGTTATCATAACTATGCTTAATATTATACTGATTAATATTTTATACCATTTTATTTTTTCATCTAATGGGTCTGTTTTAATTAAGATATAATTTATAGAAAAGTATAAAACAATAATAGAAACAAAAAATTTTAATATAAAATTTGGTATTATGTATATAAATATATTTATGGAGAATGACGTTAAAATTGTAGGCAAAATTATCCATTTTATATTCCATCTCCACATATATTTATCAAGTAAATCAAATCTTTTTAAAAATATTAAAATTAGTAAAACTATACCTAACTCCTCGAACAAACTAATTGTGAAAAAATTCAATATCGCATTTATAATATTTTGTTCCACATAACCAACTCCCTTAGTAATTTTCTATTTATATATTACCATAGAGTTGTTTAAGTGTCAACATTTATTTTATTATTTTATTAATAATTTATTAGAATATTTTATAGCATAATATATAATTAAAAAAACATACATACGAATTAAAATATCTCCTGGGGAAATCACCGAGTAAAAAATATCAATCCAGTCTGACAAAGGAATTAATTTTGTATAAGCATTACCTAATATATGTATACCATCATTAAATAAATCTGGTTTGGCGTAACCAGTCCAGTATGTATTACTAGGGAAAACTGGCATACCATTGTTAGCATTTATAACTATTTTATTTAATGTCGAACCTAACCATAAGCAGAATCCTGCTTTAAACATAGGTGAAGTAACTACATTCATTATATTATTATTTATGTATTTTTGATTATCATTTTCATAAAGATTATATATATAAAGTAAAGGTATATAACTTAACAAAGTTGTAGTTTTTATTATATGTTGATATGGTAAAAACCAATACCATTGATTCCAAACTGATATTTCTATAAATATGTATAGTAAGGCACATAATAAAGGTGGTATTATTGCAAATATGTATGGGTATTTAAATATGTATTTTAATTTATATTTCTTTTTATATTTTGCATATAAAATTGCTCCTATAATAAATTCAATCAGACAACATCACCCTTTCTTTTGAGTTGTCTAACTGGTTTAAAGAATTTTTCTTTAGTTAATAACTCTAATTCTTTTTTATCTTTTCTTTTATATCTGGCATATCTTTGATATATTATATGTTGAGGTATCCCTGTTTCATCAGACCATTGTTTAACTGTTTTCATTTCATTGTCTACTTCTATGTATAACGTATTTGATTTATTATAACTTTGTTCTTCCCATGTTGCCCATTTACAGTTATCAGGTTCATAATTGCCATCATAATCAATTCTTTCAATAGTTAATCCTTCTTTATAATCGTTTTTTATTGCCCAATTATAAAAATTCATAAAATCATTCAACCATTCATCACAAATAATTATTCCTCTACCACCATATCTTTTATAATTATCATGTTTTTCATTATAACATCTTTTTCTCATACTATCATATGTACAATATATTTCTTTGTAATAAGGATATATATCCTTTTTTGTTTTACCTTCCCATCTTTCAATTAATGATTCTTTTCGTATACACCCACAACTTTTAATATTTCCTCTAACTAAATGATTTTCTGAAATTTCCTTTCTAGTTTTATTTTCACAATCACATTCGCATAGCCAATACCTATCATGGTGCTTATTTGTTTTATCAGGTACTAAAGAAATTACTGTTAAATGGTTAAATTTTATATTTGTCAAATCTTTAAATTCTTTTGTACGTGATTGTGAAATTTTTTCTGCAATTTCTGGAACTTGTGAAACATTATCAACACCATATTTATTTTGACAGGTTTGCTTATATTTGTTTTTATATTCTTCTGTTTGTGAATAATATTCTACTCCGTATTTGTCTAGGTTATTTTGTTTAATCTTTTCTTTGTATTCATCTGTTTGTAAGTAGTATTCTTTCCCATATTTTATTAAATTAGTTTGTTTGGTTTTTTCTTTCACTTCTAAAGATTGGGAAGCATATTCAACTCCATATTTATCCATATTGACTTGTCTTATTTTTTCTTTAATTTCTTCTGCTTGAAATGGATTTTCACATCTATATTTATTTATATTAGTTTCTGTAATTATTTCTCTAATTTCTGGCACTTGTAAGGTATATTCTACTCCATATTTATCTAAACAAGTTTGTTTCTTTTTGTTTTTAATTTCTTCTGATTGAGAAATATATTCTACTCCATATTTTTCTTTAATTGTTCTTTTTATTTTATTTTGTATTTCTTCTGTCTGAGCAGCGTTTTTAACACCATATTTATCTAAACATGTTTCTTCTCTTTTATATGCTCTACAATCATCACAACAATCTTTATCATTTATACCATATTTCTCTTTTCTTGTATTATGATTTACATACCTTCTCAAAAAAGGTATCCCACAATAATCACATCTAATCAAAACATATTTTTGACTTTTTGGTGCTAAATCCTCTATTTTAACTTCAAATTCATCATTATAATTAGTAAAAGGATATCCTTTTAATTCATAATGTTTTCTATTACTTCCACTCCAATTCATTTTAACTTTTTGATTTTTTACTAACATATATCCTCCTTTTATATTATTTTTTAATAGATACAATTTAAACACAATAACTTTTTAATTTATTTTTACACAATCAAAGACATCACACCCTTTTATAATATATGATAATATATATTATAATTTATATTTATAATCTATTCCCAATTTATTTACAATCCAAATTGTATTCGTATTGCCTCGTCCACTTTACACATCGATTTACTACTCAATTTACAAATTCTAGTTAAACTACCATTTATGAACATACGATTTTTAGATACGGTTTTAGTCTGCTCACAACAAATTAAACTCGAAGTTCGTAACCCTTCTTCTACTCCTACTTTAACATGAACAGGCATATTATTATTTTTTATTTGACTAGAAGTTAATGGTATAATAGAAACTACTGGACTATGTTTGTTTGCTATGTTATTTGACACAACCAATACGGGACGATACCCCTTAATCTCTGAATATATAAGACCTTCATTACCCAATTGACACAAATAAATCTCACCCCTCTTCGGACACCACCCTCTCCAATCCAACTCCCTATCTTGCTTATAACACTGAGCATTATGTAATATTTTCAATCAATTCACTCTCCTATTATAATATATTTTGTTTCTTATATTATAATAGTATTCTGTCCAACACATGTCCTATTCATACCTTATTATGGAATATTTATTTTACTATTTTACTAATATTTAATATTTTCTTACCATTTTATAATTAATTTCCACCTAAAACAATCTAAAACAACCTAAAACAGCACTTCCTCACCCTTCACATTAGGTTCCCATTCTTCTATCCATAAATAATCTACAGAACCATTAAAATCACATTTGTTACAATGAAAATCAATACTCCAACTCTCATATCTAGTTGCAATATCTTCTAATTCTCCACAAATAGGACAACATTTTAATTTTGGCGCAACTTGCTTATTATTTGTGATTGAATATTTATAATTTGGTCTACTATCTTTAGGTGATGATTCTAAACGTGTCAAATGTTTATCCAAAACAATAACATCTTTTCTTTTCTTAAACATATCTATTCTCCTTTTCCCTACTCAATTTCCTCAACATCAACTTCACAATCTTCATCTTCACTTACAATAATAATATTAATACCTTCTTCAATATCATTTTTATCTGAAAATAAAGGCAGTTTACCATCAATCAATGGTACTCTATAACCCTCAATAAAATTAATTTCAGAAAATCTTGCTCTAAATTGTGCCAAATGTTCAGCATGTTCTTTTAATGTTTTAAAATTACGAAAATCATTTGAAAATCATCTAACCATTCTTGATTGATAATCTCATCATCAAATTCAATTATGTATTCGTCTACTCTTTCTACTTTACATTTGAATTTTTTCTTCATAATTATTTATTCTCCTTTTTATTTTATTTTATTTATAATTCCCTATACCATTCAGGTATTTTTTCACCTGTTTTAATATACACTTCTTTTCTAACATCTATAATATCCAAACACTTTTGACAATAAAATGTAAATATTTTTATATAAGTATTGCCATTTACAGTTTTTTCTTTATAATTTAAATCACCATTAGTAAATTTTCTTGTTTCTAAATGTCTATAAATATGTTCACACATTATTCATCCTCCAATTTATTCAACTCAATCGTCAACTTTCCCATTAAACTAATCGCTTCCTGATTAGCTTCTTCTTTTATCCTATAACTACTCACTTCAAAATAACTATCTGCTATCGCATTCCAAAGTTTCTTTAAATCTGGATGATAATCATTCCATTTCATAGTCATATGTATTATTCTCCTTTAAGAAAAATTAAAAATTATTTGGATATTTCAATCTTATCTTATTATCTTTATTATTTTCATTTATTACATCTTTATTTCTATCATAAAAATCATATCCTGCTTTCCAACCAATTTGTCCACCAACTAAAAATCCTAAACAATAAAATAGATAGCCCTAAAAACAATATTAATTGTAAATTATAATTCATATCTTTTTCTCCTTTCTAAATCATAATAAAAGTCCTACTTCATTAAAATATTAATTTCCCTTCCAAGTCATTAATATAAAATTTAAACCAAATCCAAATAACGAAGCAAATATAAATGCTATAATATCTATAAATATTTTTTCTATATTTGATTTTTCATATTGTTTTCTTGATTGTGCCATAAAATAAATTAACAATGGAAACCCTAATATAAATATTCTATCATCCATATTTATTTATCTCCTTCTATTCATCAAAATACTCATCAAATATTTCATGTTCATTGGTACTATAACACCATGTTCCAATTTTAGATATGCTTTCTATATTAACTTCAATAACTTTATAATAAATTGCCAATTCTTCTTCAATATATTGCTCTGCCATCAATTTTGTAGGTAATAAACATTCTCCATTTAATTTACTACTCATATCTTCTTTCTTAAAATTCCAATAATATCCTTCTTCTGTACTATCAACAATAGCATACATAGTTAAATTAATATTAAAATCCATATTTGTTTATCTCCTTTTCAATAACATAACCACAACACATACACATATCTTCAATTTCTTTTCCACCAGAAGAAATAGCAATTATATTTTGCATACCTACTATTGAAATATAATGAAAATTTCTAATATATTTCTTTCCACATTTAGGACATTGAAAAATTGATTTATTTGTCATATCATTCTCCTTTTATTCAAATATTTTCTTTGGTTTTTCTACAATTCTTACATTTCCTGTCACTGTATTAATCGGTTTTAATGGTTGAATAATCTTTTTTACTTTAAATGTTTCACATTCTTCCCTATAGTATTTTAATTCTTCTAACCAATCAGCTAATTGTCTATGATTTTCTCCACATTCTGTACATTTTTTATTGTCTGCAATTTCTCTAGCATGTTTAATAGCTTCATCTAATGTCATTTAAACTTAACTACCTCCTTATTTTAATTCCAAATCTGTCTTTTATCATGATTTTTATACTATATATTGTAGTCTAACAACCATATACACACAATATATAGATAAATATTTTATTCCTCACAATCAAACAAAACTTTTTTATAATCATCTTGTATCTCTGCACTTACTTTTTTCAATTCCTCAATAAATCTCTTATGTTTTTCTACTCTTTCTTCAGTAGTATACCAAAAATGTTTTTTCTTTATCATTTGTTTATAAATATTCTTTCTTTTCTTTACAATTTTAAAACCATGTAGTCTAATATCATATATTACTTTTCTTATAAAATAATACCATCCTACTACATATGGTCTAGGCATAATTAATTATCTCCTTTCCAAACTTCAATAATATATTTTTTAATTTGTTCTAAAGAAAAACATCCTAATACTATACTCCCTAACCAAAATACTAATAATTTAATATATTCATACGATATTTCAAACATCATAATATTAGGTGTAATCATAGCTGTTAGAATTGCACATAATGTTATAGTCCACAATCCAAATGATGTACAAAGTATTTTAAATATTATATTCATACATCATTCCAATCAGGATTTCTTGGTACACCTACTATAGCAGGATTTCCAATCCCAATCTTACGAAAAGTATTAATTACAAATGCAAATTTTTCTGTCCAAATATATTTTGGTTTCCCTTCATCATCTAATTCCATAGTTACAAATTTATCGTCACACATTTCTTCAAATATTTCTTGAGTGTATAATGTTTCTTCACCCCATGTTAAATCTTCAATTGTAAAATCTACCCAATTATTTGTATACATATTTCTTAATTCCTCCTCTTTTAATCTTAACCCAACAAACTTACATAGTCACAATTCCACCCATCTCTATTTGCTCTAGTAGTCACATATTTCTCGTATCCATTATTTCTTGCCATTTCACATGCTTTATGCAATGTATCACCATGACCAACTATCTTATCACCTTTTATTGCTATCCATCGTCCATCATATTTACAACATATTTCATCAAAGTTATTGCTAAAATACTCTAATTCAGGACTTACAATTAACTTACAACCTCCGTCATCAATATGAATTTTCTCTAATTGATCTATTTTTCTATTAATCATTTTCATCGTTTTTAGTTTTTCATTTAATCTTAAAATAAAATATCTATTATTTTCTATACTCTTATCATCTTTAAATTCTTTAACTATTTCTTGACTTCTTAATAACCATTCTTTAAGTTCTTCCCATGCTTCTTGATAACTCATATATTTTACTCTCCCTTATTTTTAAAATAAGATTCCATTTCATAATATTCACATTCTTCTTCTGATTTAGGAGGATCACCACTACAATCAACACATACATATCCTTTTGCTTTTGGACAATCATAAGTCCAACAACATGATACACATAAACAAGTTTCACATGCTTTGAATTCTACTAACATGATTATTATTCTCCTTCCAATTTGCTTAATTTATATTTCAAATCAAATTTTTCTTTTGATATATCACCAATTACTTTATCAATTAAAACTAACAAGCCAAATTCTTGTAATTCATTTTCTTTGAAATCAAATCCATAAGCATGAAATAAATTTAAAATACTTATAAATTCATCTCTATTTAATATATAATATGGTTTATTCATTATACTTTCTCCCCTTTATATAATTGTAATCTTTTTATGTATTTCTGTGCTTCAAATCTTTTCATAGGTGGAAGTCCTACACACGTTAATGTATCCGGCAATAATTCATTTAAACCATTATCTCTAATATAATAAAATCCTTGATCAATTAATTTTAATAATTGTTTTTCTTTACCTGCTAATATAATTTTCTTTTGCCCTTTGCCATTATCATACCAATTTATCCAATCATTAATATTTATTAATACATTAGGATTAACATATTCATCTAAATTTATTGGTTGATACATTAATTTGGTAATTTCATATGTAATTATGGTTGCTACATGCCCTATCTGAGCAGATAATTTGGGCGAAGAAATATTAATCTCATTATTAACTACAAAATATTGAACAATTTCATTTTCCATATTATTCATCTCCTTTATTTGTAAAATTTAATTTTAGTACATACACAAAACGTATACGTCATTTCATCAAATGATTTAAAATTATTCTCAGTAAAATCTGCTTCTAATTCAATTAACTGTTTCCTAACTTCATCACAGTATTTATCATTAGTAAATATAGTAAATTCATATAATCTTGGGAATTGCTCATATAAATCTTTTAATTTTTTATGTTCCTGTAACAATATATTAATAAATTTTTCTATATTTATTTCTTCAATGTTAGATAAATGCACATCTAAACCTACATTAGAAATAGATACTTCTACATTATTTGATTTATAAATTAATGTTGATTTATGCTCAAATAATATATCTTCTTTATCAATATTATTTTTAATTTTTAGTAAAAATTCTTTCATAAAATCATTAACATAACAACCTGAACTAAAATGAAATCTTATTTTATCTCTCATTAATATTCCTCCCCCTAATATCGTGATGAAACTAAACTTTCATTTTGACTCTAAAATACCCCTATTTTCCTCATATACCAATCAGTTTCTTCTTCATTCATCCAACATAATCCACAATCATTGCATTTATCAATTAAATCATACATATACATAATATTATCTGCAATTAATTTTTCTAATGTAATATTATCATAACCAAATCTAACAATACATTGATGCTCACCTAATTCACGTATAATCATTTTAATTCTCCTTCATCTTCCCTTTTAACAATATAATCACCTTCAATCATAAACTCATCCGAAATATCTTCTACTTCTCCACAAGAACATACTAAACCAATATAGTTATCTAAAGGTCTACTTATTATATATGGTGTTTGAATACGATTAAATTCTACATCATACTCTACTAATGCTTTTATTTCTATATGTGTTTCATGTATTATATTATCAACTTCTTTATTGCAGTAAAAACATCCATCATCAAGATAAAACTTTTTCATGTTATGAATCCTCCTTATTAATAAAATTATTAATTTGCTTCCAAAATTGCCACCATTTTATTACCTTAATATTTTCTTTTTCTTTCATTTCTTCATATGTCTTAATAATCTCTTCTTTCTCTTTATTATTATCAATAATTATATTATCTTTCCCTTTAATTATATATGTATTTTTATCTTCTCCATATACACAACTTATAATTTCATATATTTCATCATCTATACATATTTTATCTTTTTCTTTAAACCTACAATTATATTTATCTGTTTCATAATAATCTATTATTTCTTTAAACAAACTGTATTTACATACCATCAATTCATTATCTTTCAGAGTATGTATTGGTAATACTCTTTCATGCTTTATATCAGTACCTATAAGATAGACATCTTTTATATAATCAATTGATAAATAATTTTCTATTTTATAAAAATATTCATATATTTTAAATTGAAATATTGATTTCATAAATTTTGCTCCTTTTTAAATATCATGTTATATTATTTGGTAATGATATTTATTATTTATTTTTTATAAACATATAATAACCTGACCAAATATTATTTCTGCCTCCACCTGCCATATTACATGACCAACAACCATAATTTTCATCTACTTGATTAGACATATGACCTGCTCCAAAACTAACCATATATCTTCCCCTACTTGGATTATAATATACCACATTAGCATAATCTACTTTCCAATATTTATTTAATAATTTATAATATAATTGGTGATTATTTTTAACAAGTTTTACCAACTCTTCTATACTTGTTATTGGAATATATTCTTTATCATTATTTTTACGTTTATTTTCTTCTTTTAATATGTTTAATTTTAGATTATTTAATTCTTCATCTGATATTTCATTTATATTCATAATTATTATCTCCTTTTATTTGTATGTATTATATTTTTCTCCTCTTATGTATGCATGTTTACCATCATTAAATCCTAAAAATGAACTTAAAGTAGATATTGCATTATGATGATATTTATACATATAACCATTGTATATAAATCGTTCATCTTTAATAAATTGCCCATCTGTAATATATTTAACCTCACCTAAAGGTACATTTTCAGGCAATATGTATTCAGGTGGTATAATATCTTTTTTAATTTTATTAAACATAATAATATTTTCTCCCTTTTATTAAATATTATAACCTTCTATCTCATCAATCCAAAAAGCATCATATAATTGTCCATCAATCATAACAACAACCCAATCATCTTCTAATCTTCCTGGTCTTGCTCTTTTTACAAAAACATCATCAATTTCTGTAAATTTATCAAAATCTTTAAGACTACTCATCTTTACTTTTACACCTTTTTTAAGAATACCTTCTTCTAATAATTTAAAAGCATCTTTACCTTTCATATTATATTTTCTCCTTTTTAAAAATAATTTATTGTTATTATTTTAGTAGGGAGTATGTTTATATTACTCCCTACCATTTAAAACTATTTACTAATCATCTTATTCAATTCTTCAATGGACATATTTTCATATTCTGCATCTTGTTTTTTTGCAATTATTGCCATAATTTTTTGTTCATGTTGTTTAAATTCTTTCTCTTTAAGTTTCATTTCTCTTTCATTTACTTTTTCATCAAAAATATGTTTAACAATTTGAATCTTAATGTCCAATTCTTGATCTTCCTGAGATTTAACTTCAAGTAAACTTTCTTCTTGTGTTTGTTTTTGTTGTTTCTTTAAGGTTTGATAAACAACATTTAAATCATTCAATGATAAATCAAATAAATCCTCAACATTAATCATGCCCTTATAAGGAAATCTAAACTTACTTTTAACTGCCATTTCAAACATATTTACATTTTGCATTGTCATAATAATCATTTCTCCTTTTATTTTATATTTTATTTTATTTAAAATTTAATTTTTAACATTCTTTCAGTCTGTCCTTTAATCTTCACTAGCAATTCATTTCTCTTAGTTGACGAAAAACCTAATCCACTAAGCTGATTTGGTGTATCTTTAACTGCCATTTTACTACCCAATGCCTCTGTAACTTTTCTATGTTGATTTAATTCTTGATTCAAATATTCATTAAACATTGAATTCGGTTTCTCATTATTAATACAACCCTTCAGCATAAACATCACATGCTTATTCCCAATTCCTTGTTGCAAATTCCAGTAATTCGGTGAATAACAAATCACACTCACAGGAATAAATTGATTAGTTTTCAATCCCCATACTTCTTTACTCGATATATTAGATGGTAGTTTTTCTTTAATACTAAATCCCTTAATTCTACTAAAGGTAACTTCTGCCACTAAAACTTTCTCGCTTTGTCTTAATTCTTTTCCATAATCAAAACTAAATACTTGACCATCAAATTCAATCTCTGCTCTAAATCCTTCTTTCCCACCTCTATGAGCAAAATTATTAACAAAGAATTTATAGACACCTTCTTGCATTTTATTTCTATCTAACCAAGTTATATTCTCAACAGCAGGATTATTTCTTTGTGGATTAGTTATATCAACATCTAATTGTCCAGTTGTATATCTATTTGTTTTATTTCCAAAATAAATTTCATTACTATTAGGTTCAATACAATGTGCATCAAGATCATTTCTATCATGTTTACTATTGTCATCATTCCATTGAATACTAAATCTTAATACTCCATCTACTTTTCCACCTGCTGATTTAACTCTTTCTTTCATACTACTATCAGTTATATTCCCTGTGTATGCCCATGAGAAGTTATTATCCCATTTAAATATTGTTTTGCTGTCTTTATTCTCAGGTGCAATTAATGATACCATATTACTAGCATGTTTATTTTCTAAGAAGACTTCAATTTCTCTTGTTATTGGCAATACATTCGCAATGAAATCATCAATTAAAATTTCAGTAACTTTATTAAATTTTTTAGGATTAAGAGGAATATTTTTTGACATTTCATCAAATACATCTAATCCACCTTGCATTTTCTTTGCAGAATCTTTATTAGAGAATAAGATATTGTTAATAGTTATATCATTTAGATTAGCAAATCTTCTGTCTAACGATTCTAAATATCCCAATTCAATAATCTTATTTTTAAAATCATTTAACATTCTTTCTGTGTATACTGGATTTGGTCTTTTATATCCATCTCCTACAATAAATTCAAATTTACCAACTGCTTTATCTAAATCCATTCCTTCGCTAATATCTAATAACAATGTTCCCATTGAGTGATTCTTGATTCTGCCAACAGCACCACCAACTTTAACTGACTGTTCCCATGTATAATTTTCTTTTTCTTCTGTTGTTTCTAATTTATCATATTCTTTCTTATACTTTAAAAATTCCGTCAATACACCTTCCCATTCTTTTCCTCGATATAAACTGTTCTGAGAAATTAACTCTAAAACAGTTAATAAACTATCTTCTGTAATTTTTTCTAATGAACCTTTAAATACATCTCTCGTACTTCTAAATTCACCTTTAATTTCACCTTCGGATTTTCCTGATCGATCTAAAAATTTCTGCGGAAGTTCTAAGTAAAAATGTTCCCATGTATTAATTTGTCCATTCGATAATTGCTCAAAATTCTTATCTGTGCCAATTTTCTTTAATTTACTAACAAACACATCTGAGACAATATGTAATTTAACATATTTATCTAAAGCATCAACTACTGGCTGAAATGTTTCACTTTTTGCATCAAAATCCCAAATAGTTTTAATTTGATTATCTTTTAGAAGAACTACATTTCCAATATTTCTGATAAATTGTCTACAACAAGTACAATCAAATTCTCTGCGTTCTCTAAAGATTGGATTATCTTCTGGTCTAAAACTCTCAAGATAAATTTTTTCCCATAATTCATCTTTATTTAATTCTACTTGAAACAAATGACTAACATCTTTAGTTAATTCTTGAAAATTCTTTTGGAATAAAATTTTGAAATTTTTAAAGTTTGACATGTTTTTAATCTCCTTTTTTATTTATATTTTTATTTTATTAATTATTTTTGTTTTTATCATTACTGTATCTGTTTACTATTATATTAATATTCTGTTTATTTGTCAAGGATTATTTTTCATAATTTTAACTAAAATTATTATCAAAATTACATTTACATTCCCATTCATCACCACATAGATTACATCTGCGAATATCTGTATCCAATCCACAATAAATTACTTGTGAATTATCAAAACAATTATGTAATCCATCATAATAGGTATTAGGATACATATCCTTTCTTGGAAATTTTTTATAAACATTTTCCATAAAATTTTTATTGTCTAATAAATTCATAACCAAATCATCCTTTTGAAGTAATTTTTTAATTTTTACAAATATTTCTCAATGTAATCTCTATTTTGAGTAAATATAGGTATATCTTTATCAATAATCCATCTACTACGTTCAGTACCGTCCTTATCATACTGCTCTTTAACTATACAACTACCACGTTTCTGATAAGTTGGTAAATCATTAAAATTAATACCTTTTTCTTGAAATAATTTTTCTTGAATCTGATTACAATTTACTTTGTGCAATTCTTTATGACTAAAATAATTTCTACCTACCATTTCAATAGCATTTCTTGTGCAATCTTGCTGTCTCCAAATAAAACAATTACATGCTTCTTCTTTGGGAATATTGAATACTCTTGAATCAAACATTGCATTACCAATTCTTTTTCGATAGATGTCAACATAATCTGATATATTTTCTAAATCAATTTCATCATATATATTTCTAAATATTTTATTAAATGCTAATGTTGCCATACTTGCAGATACAGACACTATTTTCTGAATATTATAATCAAACCATCCCTGCGTTCCAATAGTTTCATAATCAGTTAATAACAAAGTTATTTCATCTGATTGTGTATATGCTAATTTACAACCTTGAATATTCTCACAAAAATATTTTGCTGTTTGTTGCATAGTTGAAATTAATATTTCATCAAATGGTCTTTGAAATCCTTTTGTAAATGAGTGAAATGCCTTACCGTCTATGCGAATTATAACTGGCACTCTCCTAATTAAATGATTACGTGTAACATTTTCATAATTCTTCATTCTGTCACCTAAACCATCTTTTTTATTCATATTCTATTTCTCCTTTTAAATGTTTTTCTAACTTTTTAATCCTATTTTCTTCTTCCTCAATAATAAACTTAGCTATTTCTACTAATTCTTTTCTATATTTAATATCATCGATCTCATTCGCATATCCAAATGTGGTCATTGTATTTCTACCAACTAAATATAATCTATAATCATCTGCATGATGAGATTTAGCAACTTTTACTAAATTTACATGAAACCCAATACCATGAGTAGTAATAAACTTTCTACCTGAATTTTTATGGTATTTATCAATTCCGTTAATACCTAATTTAATTGCTTCAATAAATTGTTCAGGATGTTTTTCAATCTGGTCAAATCCATCATTAAGAAATGTTAATGTTGTCATAAATCCCATTAATTATTTCCCTCCAAATTATAATTTTTCATATAATATCGTAGTTGCTAAATGTCCATTACCTTCTTTAAATATCTTTGTTTCATCATCTGTTCCAGAACAAACATCACTAATAATTTCAAAAGCATTTACTTTGTCAATAAAATCTTCAGGTATTTGAGATAATACTTCAGCAATACTTGGTTTGAATAAACCATAATATCCACAATAATGATGAGTTTTGATTCTTACAATTTCTTTTAGATTTTTACATTCTTCAACAACTTTATAATCCCATGTATAAGCCACATTACGTAAATCAGGTATTTTAATCTGATACAATTTATTATTTTCCCTTACCACAGGGACAATTTTCTCAATTAAACTACTTAATTTTTCTTCACTTATTTCAGGTACAAATGCTTTACCATCTATCCATGTTGCCATTATTTATATATCTCCTTTTATTTAATATTAAAACGAAACCAGAATTTCCTCATATTATTCATTATCATATTTCTCAAATACATCGTCTATAATTATTTGCAATTCTTCATTATTATCTGTGTCATTAATATAATCCCAACATTTTTACAAACATATTTATTAATAATTTCAGAATAATAAAGTGTATTATATGTGTTACAACGATTACATACTCCAGATGTTCCATTAATTATATGATTATCTTTTACTTCAATTTCTTCGACGTATTTATTGTAAAATTCATTTAAATTTTTCTGTCTTTCTTTCTCTTTCAATTCTCTTAACCTTAAAAAATATTCACTCTGCAATGGTTTATAATTCTCATGTACGTCTACACCCCATATACATCTATCATCTTCTAATCTCCACATTTGAAGTGCTTTATGATAATTGATAAACAAGAAATATTGTTTATTTTCACCTTGTTCACTATCAATCATATCTTTGAGTATTTCTAAATCTTCTTGCTTATTAATCTTATGTAACATAATATCGGCATGAGTTTTATATAATAATCCGATCTTATTAGTAAATTTACCTTTAGTCCATGTATAACTACCTTTTTCCATGAAATATTCAAAGATTTCTAATACTGACTTAGGTTTAAAGTGTCTGTTTAATACTTTTATTAAGTTATCAAATTCGTTTTTAGTTAACTTTCTTTCAAAATCTTCACGCATGATAAATTCCTCCTTATTTTTTATAAATTTATATTTATTTATCTAACAAATCAATGTACACTGTAGTAATAATCAAACATTGATAAGAAAAACATAATACCAAAAAATATTACACACGCATCCATCATATACTTTACACTGTAGTTAATAATAAATATTTTAAAGTATTGATTTAAAAATCCTAATAACATACTTAGTAACATATATAATACAATTCTTTTACCTCTCATTTTTAATCTCCTTATTTATTTATATTTAATTAAAATTCCATTCTACATCAAAATTAAACTTTCCTTTTGCTTTATCCATATTACTCAAAAACCAATTCTCATCTAAATAGTCCATTTTTGACATTGCTTCATCAACTAATAAATCTGTAAAAATGTTTGCAAACAAACTTTCTATCCCTTCATCTATCACTAGGTTTAATTGAATAACTGAATTCTCAAAAATATTTACTATTTGTTTATGAGCATCAATAAGAAAATCAGTTAAATAACTATTACTATCAAGAAATTCAAATATACTTGTTTTATCTTTTAATTTATATAATTTTTCTATAGTATCATAATTGTTTTTAATAACCATTATTTAATTTACCTCCTTAACTATTAATTTCTTCTTTTGTCCATTCACCTATCCTTCTACCTGTCTGAATTTCTTGTAAACAAGTAAAAATCATCATACCACCACTCCAAGGTGTTGCTTGAACTACTTCTGCATAAGTTTCCTTATAATCTTCCATGTATCTATTATCAGGTATACTATACATACCTTCTCTTTGCAATGTACATTCATAAATACTTCCTAAAACTGGCTCACCAAACATACCCTCTGTCATATGATAATCACATAATTTAATGTATTTATGTTTATTTAAAAACTCCTCTGCTCTAGATGATAACCCTATGTATTGTGTTGTTCTTGACATGATAAATTCCTCCTTGTTTATTTACTTGCTTATTATTATATTATCATTTTAGTAATGTTGCAAGAATTATTTATTAAAACTTTTCATATTTTCTATGCCATCCACATTGACTACATGTTGCAGAAACAGTTACTCCACTAGATTGTTGTCCTAAAAGACTAGAACCCGTCCATTTTCTTTCTTCGTATATCCATTCATGTTTACAGAAACAACTTTTAAAATACCAAATTAAATATCTCATATATTTTAATCTCCTTTTTCAACTTTGCATAAAATTACACTTTTGTCATGATTTTGTGTTTTATAAACCCTTATATTATAAGGGTTTATAGACTATCTAAATTTCTAATTTGCTCTTTAACCATTCTTTTTCTCTTCGATCTATATTTTCTATTGTATCAGGTGTTGTAACTTGCAAATCCCAATTTACCTTTTTGAATTTTTCTAATCTTTCTATACTAAAACATATAATTTTCCCAGGTCTTATTAATTCTATATCACTAGTATTGTAATAACTATTTAACTGTACCGTTGTATTATAAAAACAATGTTTATTTTCTCTTACTGTCGTATGCTTATCACTATGTATCCAATTACCTGATATTTCATAAGATTCAACTCTCACAAATATTGATTTATCATTTTCAGTATTCTTAATTTCTACAATATCTTCAACATTAAATTTTAAATCAGGAATTTCAAATTCTATTTTCATATTTATATCTCCTTTTATATATAATTTAAAAACACCTTAACCCTAAAACAGCCAATCCATAAAACAATCCAAATGTCAAAACCCAAGGCCATGTTTTTGATAATATACAATTTACACAAGATAACTTTTTATTGAATTTAATTGGTAGATTAACTGGTTTGAAATATAATTTTTTGTCAATAGTTATACGCATAATTTATTTTCTCCTTTCTAATTATATTTATTTCAATCTACAAACCATATACTATGACACTTCGGACAGCCAAATAGTACTATTCTTACTTTATCACTAAGCCAAGGATATTCTTTTATTTCTGGATTAGAAATATAAAAATTGTTATCACTCATAATTTCTATTAAATCTTCACGATTGATATTTATATTTACATACTGGACATCTTAAAGATGATTCTTCATTCTTTTCTGCTTCAAAACAATGTGAACAATCTTCTTTAAATTCACTATCACAAGTCATTGTTCGTAATTCAGTATCATAATTTTGACAAGGACATTTTTCAATGCTTTTACAAATATATTTCATAAATTAATTCTCCCCCTATTAACAATACTTACTTAAAATCAATTCTTCTTCTCTTTTAGTTTCCTCTATTCTTTTATACAATCTCTCTATTTCTTCTTTAAATTGCTGTTTAAGTTTTTGCCTTATAAATTCTTTGTATTCTTTTTCAGTTATCTTTTCATATTTCAACCCATCGTTTTTTAAATCTTCTATAGAATAAGTTTCACTTTCAAAAACAACTAATTCATTTTCTTTACCTTTTGTACAACTTAATGCTAAATCCTCTGAAAAATATTCTTTCTTCTTTGTGTTTAATTTTTCACACCATTCTTCATTATCAAAGTAGATTTTAATATAGTTTGGGTATTTCATAATTATCTACTCCTTTCTAATTCTCTTTTATACATATACTGCCAATACAAAGACATAGGATTTTCATATTGATTTACTACTAATTTAATATCATTGAATATACCATAAAATTCTATGTTGTTTAATTTATATTCTTCACAAAGTTCTTCTGCAAAATTATGGATTGATTGACCTTTTTCTGATTCATAAATTAAACGATCAATTTTATTCATTATTTATTTGCTCTCCTTCCATAATTAAATTTATCTAAAATACTTTTAATTTCTTTTATAAATTCTTCATCTTGATGTAATTCTTCAGTAAATTTATCCCATTCTTTCTTCCGTTCGATTGCTTGTTTAATATATAATTTCATTACTCTTTTACTTATATTTATATCATGTGCTAAAGGACAATCTGATGCACCTTGACATCTACCGTCACAATTATGAGTATCTTCATTATAACAAGTAAACATTTTTATATTCTCCTTTTTATTATTATAATTTTTCCAATTTCATTTTTAATTTTATATATCTTTCAGTTTCATTAATTTTATTTCTGAAGTTATTGTCACTTTCATATAATTTACAAGATGTAGCAATCATTAGTAATATAGTTTCTTTTGCATCTGTTTTTGTTTTTATATTACCAAAAATACAATTACAAATATCTATTACTTTTTTATGTATAAATTCATAATGCTTACTCATAATACACTCCTTTTTAATTTCATCATAAAACCATTCTTTTGTAATGATTTACACTTTTTAAAACCTTTATATATCAATACTTTGTTAGTGTCAAGGTATTTAACTTTACAGTTTGTTTACTTGCTATTTCTTGCTCACTATATTTAATTATGATATAATTAAATCTATCAATAATCAAGGAGGTTAAAACATGAAGAAAACAATCTTAGAATATGCTAAAACCTTATTAATAACTCTCGTATTTTTCTTTGTATTTAGAACCTATATTGCTGAAGCTTATTACATTCCAAGTGGTTCTATGATTCCAACATTAAATATTAGTGATCGTATTATAACAAGTAAATTCACTTATAAATTCACAGATATTAATAGAGGTGACGTTGTTGTATTTAATCCTCCAATAGAATCTGACAATAAACCTTTTGTGAAAAGAGTTATCGGTTTACCTAATGAAACTATAAGTGTTAATAATGGTATAGTTTATATTAACAATGAACCATTGAGAGAATCATATATATCTGCACCACCTATTAACAATTTTTCACCTTATAAGATACCTGATAATAATTATTTCTTAATGGGTGATAATAGAAACAATAGTTACGATAGTAGGTATTGGGGAACAGTTCCTATATATGATATAATAGGCAAAGCAGAATTTATTTACTATCCTATCAAAGATATAAAAATTTTGTCTAAGGAATGATGTGGAAATCATTCCTTATTTTATTTTTAATTATAATATTCTCCTTTTCTATAAGCATTAATCAATTTATCATTATGTTTATTCCAATCATAATATTTTGCTTCTTCTTTATTCTTAATACTTTTTAATTGATCTGCTCTTATACTTCTTATTACTTTCCCATCTGTAGATTTATCAAAACATACATACCAATAATTTTCAGCAAATACATTTGGATTATTCATAATCTCATAATCTTTATGTAATACTATTCCAACACCAAATTTTTTGTGACATACCAATGTATCTTCTTTAAATTCAATTCTTCTAATACACCAATCAATATCTGCAATACTCAAAATCCTATTATACATTAATTATTATCTCCTATATTTTATATTTAACTTACTATTAACCATTCAGGAATTTATTTAACTAATAACTATTCTATACTATATATTTTCACCTGTCAACTATTATTTTTGTATTCCATTAAATCTTTTTTAAATTTATCAACTGCTAAATCTTTATTCTTACACTCCAACATAACGTCAAACTCATAACCTTCTGACCGTTTCAAAAACTCCTTACAATAATCAAAATCAATCATCTCTGCATGACTCCTAAACTCTTTGTCCGACTTAGGAGAACTTATATGTATCTTTGGACATTTACCGTTCCAAGTGTTAAATATAGATTTTAAATTTAATACTAAACCATCGTTACAGCATATATGATGATGTAGATCAAGCACAATCTTCACTCCAGTATGATTATGTATTTCCATAACATCATTAATATTATAACTTTTATCATCATTCTCTAGCACAATATGATTTCGTAACTGCTCTGGTAATTTATTAAATACTTTAATAAATCTCTTCATTGCTTCAACTTTGTCACCATATACACCACCTACATGAATGATTATATTAAAATCATCATCCATTTCCAATCTCATAGAATTCAATATATTATAATGATATATTAAATCCTTTATCGAAGCCTTAACAACATCTTTACTTGGTGAATTTATATTAACTATTTGTGAAGGGTGCATACTAAAACGTATTTCATTATCTTTACATAGTTTACCTATATTCTTTAAATCATTTCTAATCCAAGACATAAAATCAATACCTTTTACTACCTCATGAGTAGCAAATGGTACAATGTCAGAACTTAATCTAAAAATTTTAATACCATCTATAGAACACTGTCTAATGGTTCTCTCAGTCTCTTTTATATTGTGCATTACAGTTTGATATAATTTATGCTCACTAAAATTAGCAAGTCTAAATGTTTTGTATTTAGTATTACATTTTAAAGACATACAAGCAAATCCAATGTTACGAATCATATAAAATTACCTCCGATTTATTATACTATAAATATATAATAGTCTATATCAAATATAATGTCAACATTTATTTTATTATTCTATTAATTCTATTATTAATACTATCATTCTAAAATAAAAACCTTAACTTCCTTTAATCCCCATTCTAATGCTTCTTTCTTTGTTTCCATATATAGATCAATTCTATTACCTTTAATTGCTCCACCAGTGTCCAATGCAGTAGCTTCCCCATATCCTTCTATATATAACTTAGTTTTTAGTGGTATTATTCTAGGATCTACTGAGACTGTACCTCTGTTTACTTTTGTCCCACATCTAGTAATTCCTCTGCTTGTCCCTTCTTCAACACTTTTTGTATATGCCGATGCTCTCATGATTATGTAATTTTCTTTTTCTATTTTCAAAGGTATAACAGGAGGATTATGAATACTAACTGATTCTATTGGTTTATTAATTAATTGTGTGCTGATTTGACTATAAGACAACTCTGTAGAAAACGTAAATACAAAAAGTAAAGTAAATGTTGCTACAATTATATTTTTCATTATCAATTCCTTTCTGATTTTATTTACATGTGCTTACATACTATTTATTATTTTAGTATTCTTATTCAATCAGATTTATCTAACTTATACTTACTATAATCACCTAAATGTAATAACCCAATTTCAATTCCTATAATATCCTCAATTGCATGAACGTGTTCTCTAACCTTCTCAGCACATTCACCACATAGTATCTCACTAACTAATCCATCTGATACATTCCAAACAAAGTTAAATCCATTGTCTAATACTATTTGTAAATCTATATTCTGTGATGGAATTATTTTAGATTTTCCACAACCGATACATTTAATTTTTGGCATTTGATATTCTCCTTTTATTATTTATTATTTATTATTTATTATTTAATTCATTTTCCATTAAATTTTCAATGATAGCATTATTATAACTATTTAAAGCAATTTCCATTAATTTAATATTATCACTTAATGTTTTTGAATTACTTAATAAAATTTGTTCACATGCCATAGCAAGTTTACCTGCTAGTTTTAATAATTCTTTTTCTGTATGCATATTAATTATCTCCTTTACTTTGCAATGATTTAACCAATTTCTTATTATCTTCATTCTTCATTAATTCATTCCATAATTTATAAGTAATTAACATAAAACTATGACTTCTACTAAAAGCATGGTGATAATCAACTAAATCCATCATTTCTTCACCAGTAACAAATGCACATGGTTTACTCATATCACGATAATTTTTATCTGGCATGTTAAAAATTCCTCCTTAAAATTTGAACAAAGGTTTATATGATGTTAATTATCTAAACAATCCTCTAATTTCTTTTGGTTGACTATTGGTTTCATTATGATTATATTCTAATATTTCAGATAAATATTTACCACCTCTATCATTTTCTTCTTTATCTGCTTCTGACAATGCCAATGCTTTCTTTGTATATGCTCCAAGTACATAAGAATGTTTGTCTCTAGTTCCATTTCTATACATTGTTACAACATATATTTTATTTTTATTCATCATTATTCTCCTTTTCATTTATAAATTATTTCAACAAACAACATATCTATAATTAACTCCATAAACATATTCACGTTTAATTCTATTTTTCTCTTCTAAACTACTAAGTGTAATTAATGTATCACGTAACATAAAATGACTAATTATATCTAAACTATCAAGATTATGGTCTTGATGTTTTTTAATATATTCATAAATAATTTCTTCTAGGTAATTTTTGTTCTCCATAATTTATTCCTCCTAATATTTAATATTAATTATTACATTTCTTTATATTTTTCTTCACTTAAATATCTATCACACTCAATCACCGATTTATTACAATTATTTTTATTGCATCTTTCACATTTACCATGCCAATAATATCCATTTGCACCATCATGTTTTCTCTTAGCACAATTATTACATAAACAATTATTACAATTATCTTTAATCATTTCATTCACCTATCCAATCAAAATTTATACAATCTTAAATTTACATTCTTGATACTCTGTCCGTTGAATTCTACTTTGCATATGATGATCTACTTTTACAAGTATTTTATTTACTTTACCTAATATACATTCATCAGTATTATTCATACTCATAATCTTAAACCAATCAGGATTTTTCTCCCAATATTTATAAGGTTGACATATTCCTGTTGATATTGCCAAATGTTCATTTTCAATAGTAAAATAAATATCTAACCCTGTTTCTTCATTTTTGTAAATAGGTTTTTCTCTTACTATAATTTTTAATTCCATATTTTCTTCTGAATATTTATCTATAGTATATTTAGAACCAGTTAATCCACAATGCAATTTAATACGTTCTTCAATTATATTTTTCTTATTAATAAAGTTTTCTACTTTAATTTGTTGTATTTGTTTCTCAAATGATTTGATTAGCTTTTTAAACTGCTTAATTTGCTTATTGGGATTAGGTTTAATATCCATAGTTTATTCATCTCCTTATATGTATTTCAAACATAATAACATTATTTTTGTATTCTGTCAAGCAATCTAAACCTGTTTTAACCTCGTTCATAATATCTCATTGCCATTTCTTTTAGCAATTCCATTTCTACAAAATTAATTGCTATAGAAATAGCTTGAAATTGATTTATTTGATATGCAAGATTTTTAATTATACCACTTTTCAAATCTCCTGTTTCTTCATGTTTAAGAAACTCCTCAAATGCTTTAAATAATATTGAATCATCTGTATTTGAAAAACAATTTTTTAATTCCATAATATATACCTCCTATGTTTTTATTTTGATATCAACTGCAATATAAAACCTATAGTTATCATAGAAAACCCTATAGCTGATAATATAGATTGTTTAATAAGACTTTTTTCTAAATGCGGATTCCCACCACAAATTGCTTCTGTTTGTTTTTTAATATCTTTTTTAAAATTAATATTACTAATTAAAGCTATAAGTGAACCTAATACATTTAATACTCCACCAATATATTCCATTTATATTCTCCTTTTATATTGTATTAAAAATGAAAATTTGATCTTATCTATGAATGACATTAATTTTATCCTCGTAATAAAATAAATTAACTGCATCATGAAAATTTCTACTCTTACTAACATGCATTTTTAATTCAATATATTCCTGTTCAGTTAAATCTAATTTCTTTTCCTTCTTTAATTTATTAATCATATCACTATATTTATCTGTATTCACAACGAAACCTCCAATCGAAATCTCCAATTTATTATTAATAATTTTTATAATTTTTTAATAATATTTTTAAATATAACTTTATCTTCACCTTTTAAATTATACTCTTTTGTTGATTGTTTTATATACTCAATCATTAAAGTAGCAACATTATCACCATATTTTATAAACACTAATTGTACATAAGGAATTTTAACAATATATTCAGTTAACATTACATCCCAAAATAATAATTCATATAATTCACCTATAGATAATTCACTATATATGTTTTTCTTAACACAATCCACTAGTTTCCATACTAATAAATTATCAACATTTTGACTATTATCAATACATTTAATAAATAACTTATCCATATTAAAAATTCCTCCTCTTATAATAATCATATCTCACTCAGACAAAACTTTCAATGCTTCTTCCACTCTCTCATTTGATAGTTTCTTATGATAAGTACAATGTAATATAGTTTTTCCATTTTCCTTTATAAAATCTCCATTAAAAGGACAATCATTGCAAGTAAATTTTCTACTTGGAATATGACAAATTACAAATGCTTTCAATATGTCTAATGCTTCATTTTTGTCCAATTACACCACATCCTTATAAAAATTAACAACTCTTTTCTTACATAACTCTACAAAGTCTTCATAAAGTATTAAATGTTTAACTTTCTCATACTCATTTAAAATATTTGCTATAGATATACCTTGATTTATCATTAATTTCCCTGCTTCTCTTGTTGCTTCATTTAATAATATTCTATCATTTTTATTCATGTTAATAACCTCCTTAATAATTATACTTTAAAACAATGTACACAATCTTCCGCATCTTCCCATTCACAAATCATAGTTTGTAATTGAGAATCATATTTTTGATTATCACATTTAATAATATAATTACAAACATATTTTACATTATCTTTTACTTCTTCACTTATACCACATTTTTCCTTATCTAAATATCTTCCTTTACTTATCATTATATCATATAATTCTCTTTTATAATTATTCAATACTTCTTCCCTATCTTTATATCTGAATCTTAATATTCCATTTTCTAGTTCTTTGCTTTTTTCATAAACTAATTCAAAGAATTCTTCGTGGTCAATATGTTTTAACAATTCTGATATAGTTTGAATATTATTGTCTTTAGATATTTTCTCAATTGTATCTCTGTTAATGTTCATATTTATACAATCTCCTTTTTTATTTTCTTTTTGATGGTAATGGTGTCTCATCTACTAATTTTTTTAAATAAGATGTATTTTTTATATAAGACTGACCATTTATACTTTTGTCGTTTATTATACAAATACCACATCCAATAATAAAACAAGATAAAAATAATAATATAAATAATAATATATCAAATAAAATATTCATTCACCCCTTATGATTAGAAATAAAAGTTTGTTAATATTTTCTAATTCATTTTTTAAACAAGTTATTAATTCACCATTCTCTAAATTTTTAATTTTAATTGTTTGTGGATAATCTGCACCAATCCATTTTACAATGCCTGTAATATTTTTACCTTTTACTTTTACTAAACTATCAATTCTCATTTGACATGTCTCCTAACATATTTATTCCGATTCCTTTGCTACTTTACTAATTATTCTAGAACATAATATATCTAATCCTCCCCAATTTAATCTATATTCAAAATTTTTTATCATATTCATAATATCAATTGCTAAAGATTTTTTTCCTTTATTGTAATATTCCTTTAATTTATTCTCATACTCTTGTTTTGTCATTTTTACAACTTCTACTTCTATATTTTCTTTTAATATTTGCATAATTTATTCTCCTATATTAATTCAAAGTTATCTATACTTACCCATCTATAACCAAAATCCCAAATTAAAAGTCTATCAATTTTATCTGAACGATTAATCCATCTGCTAAATCCTGAACCACTAATTCCATAAACTTGATATATTTCACCGCTATTTATATTTCTAATTTTCATAATATAACTCCCTAATTAGTAATAAATTTTCCGTTTTTATAATCTCACCACTGTATTTTAACTTCATAAGTTATTGCTTGGTTAAAAGGACTAATAGACCTATCAAAATCTATTTCATATCCTAATATTTCAAAATATTCTATTACATCACCAATATTTATATCTATTATTTCTACCTTATTTTGTAAAATAAATTCTCCATTACAATATCTATTACCTTTATGAGATTCACTTATTATCTCATTTTCAAGAATACATATAAATTCATATACTTGCTTATTACTATTTCTCAATGAAGTTAAAATAGCATCTTTTACTGTAAACATATTAATTATTCTCCTCCTCATATTCAATTAAAATTTTAATATATTAACTCTCAAATAATGATTATGGTCTTCACCAGACAATGCTTTATAAACCTTATTAAAAACATCTCCCATAGTATCATTATCATATCTTTGTCCTGCATAATTTCTTTTATATGATCTTAATAACATATCCATTTCACTTTTCAAATATAATGCTTCATCATCAGTTAATTCTAATTCAATTTTTTTCATAATAATTATTCCTCCTTCTTAAAATACTCTCTGAAAATTATCTTCGTTTAATAAATCCCTTGCTTGAATCCAATAGTATCCTTCTTTATCTTCTGCTAATAGTGCAATGCTTGAACCTCTATATTGTTTAATTTGCAATAATGTATCTTTTGGAATAATAGTTCCTCTACCACAATCATAATCAATTAATGCTCTGTAAACTTGAAAAATATCATATTTATACATATTATATTAACTCCTCTTTAATATCTTTATTAATTATGCCATTGCTCATTACAATAAGGACAAATAGTTTTATCACCATGTTTAGGTTGTTTAATATCTATATTTACTGGTTGAAATGACTCTGGAGGGTATACAGGATGTTCACCTTGAATTTCTACATTGCCAATTAAATTATAAATATGTTTTCCACAATTTTTACACGTAATTTTATTATCCTTCTTGTTCTTAAATATGTTAAATATGTTAAATATATTCATTTACATCTCCTCATACTCAATCAATATCTTAACACTTTCACCCTGCCCAACAACCCTAGAATAATAATCTAACTTACCATTTCTAATGTTCCAATCGTGTACCCAATCCTCAATAAATACACCTTCATGATGTTGTAAATATAAATCTTCTAGTGTTTTAACTGGTTCACCTGTTTGCGGATTAAACTTACAAGAATCCCACATCTTTTGTTCATCATATAATGTCCATAGATGATTTATTTTAATTTTAGATAAATCAATGTGAGAAGATATATCTATCTGCCTACCTGCTATGATTGGGATTATTTTTCTCATGGTTTTTCATTCCTCCTTCTTTAAAAATATTCATTGCACACTTCACCATTCATTCTTTCCATTAATTCTTTAATTTTTTGTCTTGCTTCATTTTCATCTTTTGCCATTACATAACCAGTTTTACAACCACCAATCCATGTTACTGCACCTTTACAATTATATGAAAATGAATATTTTTTATCTTCTATTTTGCAATTTTCTTCTTTTAAATATTCCTCTAATATATCCATTGTTGGAAATAATTTTGTACACATACCATCATGTAATATTCTTATATCATTTTTATTTACTTTTTCAAATATCATAGCAATAACGTCATGTAATTGTTCAATTTGCTTCTGTCCTTCTTCTGTGTAAACTTCTTTTTGATTCTTTAAAATATCCCATACTTTATTTTCCATCGCTTATAACCTCCAATTCTAACATCTCTTCATCTTCATTTTCATTATTACCAAGTAACTTCAACTCATTCTGAAGTCCTTCCAATCCTGCTGAGATAATTTTATGCATCACAAATCCTTCTACTTCACCTTTTGCTTCAAGCACAGTTTTATCCATTTGCTCATTAAAACTCTGCTGAATAAATGGAATGTTTTTCTCTATCTCTTGTCTCAAAGATTTAATACCATTAAGTATTATTTCTTTTTCTGATTTAGTAGGTGCTTTCTTACTATTCAATAATGCTTCAGCATGTTCAGTTAATTTTCTTAAACTTTGACCAATACCTTGCATTTCCTTTTCAAATTCTACTTCAAATTCTTGTCTTTTATCAAACTGAGGACATTCTTCCATTTGTTTCCCATTTAATTGTCTAAGTGTTACAGGAATTCCATCACCACAATTTAATGATGTAATTGCTTCGGCAAATTGGGAATATGACATTTCAACTTCGATATATGGTAAACTTTTTGCATGATACCAATCTCTATTTAAATATCTATCAACCTTTGCTGGTTTAATTCTTAAACTGATTGTATTATTATGTTTGATTGAACTACCAAATAGATTCTGACCTTTGTTACAAGTAGTTCTTGAAATTCCTAACATTGCAAAACTTTCATGTTCGTATGTTTTTGCATCGTCCATAATATGTAATTCCTCCTTTAATATTTTTAATATTTTTTATTCATCTTCTTCAATACTCATTTCATTAATAATACCATAATAAACATTTCCTTGCACTATTCTTTCATAAATATCCCATTCATAATCAATAGATTCAAATTCTTTCTTTTCATCATTTATGTCTATATTTATATCACTATTTAAAACTTTTTCTCTTGCATCCTCTCTACTTTCCGCTTCTATAGATACCATCAACTTTAAAACAATAGGAATTTCTACATAATATGATCCCATAATAAATAATCACTCCTTTCTATTTAAAACAAAACTAGATTTTTATACAGATTTTTCCTTTTTATAAATACAACTAATATTACTAAATGGTATAAATAAATTTTCTATATTATCATCCTCATCCTCATATTCACTCATTGTAAATCCAACAATACCATATAAATTTACATTTGTTAAATATAAATCAGGGTGATTAAATTTTATCATGTAATCTATTAACAAATTAGGAGCAACTTTTAATTCAATAGTTAAATATAAATCTTTTTCCTTAGAAAATACCGAAGACACACCTGCCTTATTTAAAATTCCATTTTCAATTAACCATTCTAAAGCTACTGGGAAAACAATATTTTTGTCAATTATAAAATTCAAAAGCATTTCTAATTACCTCCAATAATGTTATTCTTTACTTTGCTCTTTCAATACTCTTAAAGCAAATTCTAATGCTTCAATAAATGTTTCTAATTCTGCATCTCCACCTAATTCAAGAGTAAGTCCTTGTGTATCAAAGTTATCATCTTTTATTACGGCAACATTTATATCTGTGCTTGCTAAATTTTCTATCCTTAAATATGTTCTTCCACCATGTCCTGTGTCTCCACCTTGAAATCCCGTTGTTCCTACTTCTACTTCAAGAATATTACAATGTATAATTTCTCTTTTCCATGTTTCTACTCTAACACCATTAACCTCTTTTTCATCTCTTTTAATTTCATATAACATTATTAAACACTCTCCTTAATTTTAATTTACTCTTTTATAATTATGATACCTAACTTCTATTCTTCCATCCTCAGTTACAAAAGAATTACTTTCTACTTCACTCTTTTTCATTTCAAACCCAAATTTTTGCTTGATTATTTTACCAATATATTCATCATCAGGTTCATTTATTATATCAAATTCTGCTATTAAATCACAATCCCTAGCATATAATCTTTCGCCTATTCTATGCAAGTATATTGTTGTTTTAATCATAATTTTGATTCTCCTTTACTATTATATAGACAACCATAATTAAATTCATAATTTGCACAAAGATTTACTAATGTTGCTACATCTAAACTACTATCTATACCTTTAAGTAATACTAATAAGGTTGTAATTTTACTAACAGGAGATATATTAGAATTGATAATATCTGATATTTTCTTACTTGCAATATTAAACTTTTCTAGAAATTCATTTAATTGAGTATCTATTTGATGTTTTGTATAATTCATAGACGCTTCTCTGCTCATTTTTTAATAATCTCCTTAAATTCATTTATTTAATAATAAATAACCATTACCATCAATAACTATTGCTATATTTGGTTTTTCTGCCCATGACAAATATGATTTTGGATAACTTTCTAAATACACAATTTGAAATTCTTTGTTCTTTAAGTCCATTTCTTTTGAAAATTTCAATAATTTATTAATATCTTTTACATAAAAATTAAATTTTTCAATAAAATCTTCATTAAAAATATTTCTTAAAAATTCATATTTCTCGTCAAAATGTTTTTTAACTGAATCTTTAACATCTTGTTTTACATCTTTTCTTTTAAGCAAACTATCTAATTTATTTTGCTGAACGCTTATTGTACAATCCGAAGATCCTTTTTCTTCTTCAAGCATTCCAATAATATCTTCCGCATCTCTATTACTTACATTTCTACAAAAATTTTCATGATCTATATATCCACCTTCATAATATTCCATCGTAAATTTTTTACCACAATAATTACATTTAAATATTTTAGACATTAAACATTCCTCCTTAAAATATCATTATAAATTCACGAATTTATAATGATATTAATTTTTCAATTAATTTATCATAGATTGCTAATTGAACATTAGTAATACTTAAAGATGGATTTTGTAATTGAGATTTACGTAAAATATCTCTAACAATCCCATTTACTAATATTCCTGTTTCAGAAAGTTCTTTCAATTCATAATATGCAGTTTTCATATCTTTTACTGAAAGTTTATTAACTTCTTGATCTAGAACATATTCATTCATATAATTCACCATTCCTTATTTTTTATTTGAATATCTTTTAATACATATACTATTAACTGTTTCTCCATTTATGCATTTCTTAAGAAGATAACTATAACAATTATCATCATATTCTACTAAATATTGATTATTGCATAATGGACAATTTATTAATTTACCTTCAAATTTTAAACTTTGAAACATAGATAAATCTTCTTCACACCATGCACATTTTTCAATTATTTTATTCATAATATATCTCCTTTTATATTTAATAGATTTACTTTTCATTATCACTATATAATTTATCTATTTCCCGGTTTTAATCCTTCAGCAATTTCTTTAATCTTCTCATAATCAATAGGGATAGACACTTTATCCTTATCAATAACATTTTTCAAAACATCTTCCTTACTAAATGTATACCAAATCCAATCCTCTTGATTAATATCCCAAATATCACCTTGAGTATTAATATCAATATTGGTCATATTTCTGGTTAAATAAATACCATCCCTTGAATCACCATAATATTGTTGAATTAATCTTGGTTTAACTCTACCTAATGATTCATCAACGATTATTTCATGTTTAGTATTGTTCGCTAATTCTTTTAGTATAATGATTGTACCTACTTTATTATCTTTTCTTCTTTCTAGACCTATTAATTCACATTTTATTTGTGTTGGTTTCATATTATTCTCTCCTTTACTATTTCAAATATTTGCCCAATAATGGGATACTATTAATTAATTCCTTCATTCTTGCTTCACTCTCACCAATTTTCAACCCATATTCAACAATATCATTAATTATACCTATACATTTAGCTTCTGGTAAACTAACTTCAACTGATTGTTGTGGTCTATTTATAAATTTCTCCTTACTACCCATATAATCAACAAATGGTTTTCTATCTATATCTACTTGCATCTTAATATCAGCAATACACGCTAATAATAATCCTGCATTAGATTCGAAGTTATTAATAAAATATAAAATATATGGATATTTACGAAATAACTTCTCTGTAAATCTTCTTATTGCTTTAATTTCATATATTTCTTGTGGCGTATTGTCATATCCCATGAATGTTATCATAACTTTTTGACGAGAGGATATTTTACATTCTTGTAATAATTTCATAAATTTGTCTACTCTTCTAAAATCTCTAGTTAATATTTCATCTTTGCTAATTGCAAGCACACATAATGATTTTGAATCTAGTATGTCACTTTTTCTTGGTAAGTCAAATACGAAGTTAATCATTTTAATCATACCCTTTCATGTTCCTTACCTGATAGTTTAAATTTAAATACAACTTCTTCTTTTGATATATATAATTTTTCTCCATAATCATCAATAACATAATATTTAATATGATAATTATAACTTTCTTTCCCTATTCTATACTTCTTACCTTTGGTTATTAATATCTTATTATTATCAGATATTGATTCTAGTGCTAACATATTTCAATCTCCTTTCTATATTATACATCTAATATGGATTTACTATCAACTAATTTATAATCATTAATTTTATATTCGATATTAATTTTATTCATCTATCTCTACTTTTTATCAACTCAAAATATAATTCAAACTCATAATTTCAAGTAATTCTTCATCTAACAATTCACTAAACAATTTCTCTGTACCATCTGGCATTATTATAACACCTCCATTTCCTTCTGTAATTTCAATCCCGTAGAATTCTGCAAGTTTTAGTAAATCTTTATCTATAGTCATTTATGTATCATCTCTCCTTTTTATTATTTCTTTTAATTCTCTATAAATACTAATTTACCATATTCTCTTTTCACAATATATGCTTTATTATTCATATAAATTTTTATACTTGATGAATTTGAATAATTATTATCTATTTTAAAATCTTTATATTCTGTATTTTTAAGTTGTTCTATTGTAGATTTTTTAAATACTATTGCATTTTGTTTATCTTGTATTGGCAATATAATAAAAGAACATGATAAAAATAATATAAGAAATGGTATTGCAATATTTATTTTTTCTTTTACAAGAAAATGTATAAATATTACCGCAAATATAATTGCAAGAATTATAAAATATGTATCTAATCTCAACTAATTTATCTCCTTTCATTATAGTATTGTCTATTAGTATAAATTTTTCCCCTTTATTTATTTTATCTGCCCTAGCAGAAATTTACCAAAGCAGAATATATTAACCTTACGCTAATTCAACTTGACAGCCATAATATTTTGCATCCCTTAAAGCAATTTCATTTGCACAATCTTTATCTAAGTAGTGCCTAAATGATATTTACAACCATTAGCAGTTAGGATATAACCTCTTTCTGATTCTACTACTTTGATTTTAATATTTTTCATGTATTGCTCACCTCCTTTTTTTAATATTATTATATTAGTATTCTGTTAGAATGTCAAGATAAAATTTGATTATTTGCAAGAGAAAATTAAATAATATTGCACCGATTATTTTATCAAAAATATAATTCCTTATATTTCTCTGCAAATTCTAAACTAACAATCTCCATCTTACCTTCACCATACATATTAATAGATTTCATAATTCTCATTCCATGCTCTTTAGATTTAATTTCATAATAATATTCCATATCACCAACAAAAAATGCTTTTCTTTGCATATAAAATTTATTTATCTCCCATTCAACACCAAATGCAATAAATTTATAACTTTCAGAATATGGATTTAATTCATATTTTAATTCTTCTTTTGGGTATCCATCTGCTTCTTTACATGTTTTTTCATAAAGCAATCTTCTACCTAATCCATCTTCAATATTATCTAAATCCATAATATTAATTGTTTCTATTTCATCGTTTATAAGAAATTTAATTATTTGTCCTTTACGAATAGCAATACCAATATCAAATAATTTACTTCTATCATTATCACACCACCATTTAAATTTATGAATGTAATTGGCATTACCTCTATCTACATAATCTCCTATATGAAAATTTTCTAATGAACATTCATAAGATTTTGTTTGATCTTCAAATTCATGTATTTCTCCGCAATAAGGACATTTTACTTCACCTAAAAATATATCGTATAATCCCATAATTAATTCCTCCTTTATATTTTATAACTATATATTTATCAATAAATACTCCATCCATCTTCCTTCCATTCAGTTCCATCTTCAAACCAATCATCGAAGTTATAACCTTCTTCTGATTTAATATTATCATCTACCATATACAAATATTCGTCTGGAGTATAAAATATCTATGAGTTACTTTATGTCCCTGTTTCATTGCTTCTAGTGCCTGTAATCTAGTCATGAATTAATCAATCCTTTCTATCCTTCTTTATGAAACTTATCATATTGAATTCTTGTATGCCAATCTAAACTATTTGTATAATTACACTCTGCCTGTTTTTGTCCCTCTAATCTATCTAATAAAAAAGAACCATAATTAACATTTTCTCTTATATCTTTTAATGAAACATCAATTATATAAGGATTTATTGTTCCTAGTTTAATATTTGTTAATTGATAACTATTATCTTTACTAATATTATTGTTAATTATATTTACTAAATTTTTAATCAATTCATAACCTTCATTAAAATTTAATTTGTTGATATATTCATAAATATCATTATTGCTTAATTCCAATAATAATTCCTCCCTTTATATTTTTATATAACCATCAAGATAATCTTCTAATATTGCTTCATAGATAAGCATATTGGTTATGCCTAATTTGTCAATGTAAATATTAAATTTAATACTTTCTAATAGTGTTAGTTGTCTTCTTTTGTTTTTCAATATAATCTCCTCCTTTAATTATAAAACTTTACTTGACTATGAACCGTAAAATACATTGTATTATCCCTACATGATTTATTTTCCTCAAATATAATTCCTAATTCAATTAATTGATTTTTGATTTCATCATTGTAGGCATAAGGTGTGTAGATAGTAAATTTATACAATGTATCCAAGTGTTCATAAATAATTTTTAATTTATTATATTCACACCTTAACGTATCAATAAATTTTCTTATGTTAATATTCTCTGGATTAAATTCTAAACAAAAATGCATGTTGCTAATACATACTTCTGCTTCATCTAATTTATAAACAAATATATTAGTATTATTAGTAGAATGTTCATACAATATATCTTCATTGTCAATAGTATTTTTAACATCTAATAAAAATTTTTTCATAAATTCATCAGTAAATAATGGAAAACTGGCATTCAATCTTATTTTATCTCTCATTATATTTCCTCCTTAAAGTTTGAATAAAATGTCTCTTTTGTCATAATTTACAAGTCTACAAACCCAATAAAATCAATGGTTTGTAGGATCATAGATTTTGAATTATTTATCTCCAATCATAATTATGTTTATTAACGAGATTTCTAGCTGTACCACTATGATCCATCATGGAAACCATTCTATCAACCCTATTAATATAATTAACAAGTTTATTTATAACTTCTTCGTGTTTATTTATAGTTTCTTTCATATGATTTAAATGTTTCCCTAACATCCATAATAAATGTTTTTTAACTTTTTTATTATTATCTTTAGATAATTCATTGATAATATCATCTATACTAAAATTATGGGGATATTTATAATTTAAAATATCATTTCCTATTATTTCCATTCCTCTATAATACATAAATTTTTCCTCCTTTATTCACAATCTCCCATTAACCCGCTAGGAGTTGGTTGTAAATTATTTCTTATCCATATTCTATTTAAGTCAAACACTTCAATTATTTGTCCTAATATTATTTTATCTCCTACTTTAGAATCTATAAAATGTTCTAAATCATTCTCAGTAACAATATGATAAAAGTTTAAATTATCATCTAATTCATCTAATGGATGTACTATACCAAAATTACTATTCAACAAACAACCGTTATCTACTAAATATCTAGGACAATATAAAAATTTTATACAATTCTCATTTGTAGAATCTTTAATTATAACTACTCCGTAATCGTCACCATTTGTTTTTACTATCATTCCATTTTTTAAATCTGACTTTTTCATATTATTTGCTCCTTTTTTGTGATTAAAATTCTCTTTGTATTAACTTATACCTTTATTAATAAATGCATCTAAATCCATACTATATACTACACTATCAGTTATTATATTAATATATGGTTTATTTAACGGCAATCCTAATTGATGTTCAGTTATACACAATGTAATATTGCCTATTTCTAATTTTATTTCTTTTACTTCTATTTCTTCACTTTTCTTAAAATTATTAATTTGATTTAATTCTTTCTCTATTGTTAATTTCATATGTATTCCTCCTTTTCTCTCTCTTTACAATCCATTCAACTCTTTACTTTCTGCCATCATTCTCATAACATCAGCAATTTGAAATCCTACAATCTCACTACCTTTAGGATATTGTCTTTCACATTCTTCAAGCATATACAAACAATAATTTAAATATTCTTCAATATCCTCATTCTCTTCTTTAAAAGATATATAATTTATAAAATTGAAATTACTAATTCCATATTTATCTAACCAATCTTTGTAAAATATAGGTGCTATTTTATAATAATCATCTATGAAATTAATAATCTTATTTAGTATTTTCTGAGTATTATTCATGGTTATCTACCTCTCAATTCCTTAATAAATTTTAATATACTACATACTTCATCTTCGGTATCACAACTAACTGCACCACTATCACTATTTTTAAATTGCTTTAATATATCCCAATCAAAATAACCATCATAATCACAAGTGGCAACTGAATATTTATTGTCTCTTATAGAAATACTCGCAACGTATCCATTGGGAAATACAATAGAAATATAAGTATCTGAGTATGTAGTTTTTCTTAATCCTCTCATGCTATCTACTACGTTTATACCTTGATTTACATAATCTTGAATTTTCATATTTTATTCCTCCTAAATTTAATTTAAGTTTGCATGAAAAATTGCTTTTATCATGTTATTTATCAATAGGTATTGCCTTAACAATTATCTCAAACTTATACATCTTACCATCTTCTAATTCTGGATAGCAATGTTCAGGCAACAATTCATATAAGTTTTCATACCTAGAATCTCTATCATATTTCTGTGGATAATCAAAAAATATATTCATAAAACTATCTTCCGTTACTGCAAATATAGTTTGTTCACCATTTCCATGCATAATACCTTCAAATTCTGTTTTCTTGATTATCATATTATTTTCCTCCTTATATTATTTAATTTGTTTTTAATATCTACATATATATTATATAACCAATACCAATTTCCGTAATCTATTTTAACTAATTTACCCTCATATACACCTAAATTAGAATGGTGTTTATCATTCAATACAGGATGTGGATACTCTGTATTATCATATATTACTTTGTGTTTATTCATTATTGTGTTTAAATAATTTTCATATTCTTTTAAATTATCTTGATTTGCCTTTCGCATTACTATAAATATTCCTAATAGATCATGAAACAATATAGGACACATAATATATCTTAATTCTTTGTATGTATGCCAATTATAAATTTCATTAACATTTGACAACCATCCTTTTCATGTATAAGGAATTTTGATTACTATTTTATCAAATATAAATACTTTACGCTCTCCACCATATTTTAATTGCATAATTTATCTCCTTTATAAATTCTTTAACAATTCATATTTATCCTTCTTATCTTGTAATTCCTTAATATACATTTCATATATTTTATTACATTCCTCTTTAAAATCCATACCATGATAATATGGCATATCATAATATTTTATCTTACTAAATAATGTATAGCACCCATTAGTAAAAGGTATATTTATAGTAAATATAGTTTTTGCTATAACAGCATAATAATAATTATTTGAACAAGTATCTTCGATAATGATAGTATGTTTATCATTAATTTTAAAATATTTTTTCATATTTTTAACTCCTTATTACCAACTTAACACTTCTTTATCATCAAAAGATAACGTACTATGATAACAAGCATAAATCAATATATCCTTAATTTCTTGATTTAATTCTCTACTTGTCATAGTACTACGAATTATTTCTGCAAATATATATTTCATACTATCAGGTATATTTGATAATACACCTGCCATATCAAAAGTATCCCATCCTTGTTGGTCTGTTGCAAACATTATGTAATTCCTCCTATTCCATTTCATAAATATGATAAACATAAACTTCTTCAATCTCAGATTCATCATCAATATACTCACATTGAGAATTTTGAACGCCTATATACTTTCCCCATTTATGCCATCTCCAACCACTATTTTCTTTTTTACTGATCTTACATAAGGACAACACAAATTTCCTATTAACATCATTTAATTCTGGATAACGATCTAATACTTGTTGATAATTGTCACATACACCATAATTGTCTTTATGCTCCTTACCTTCTTTAATACACTTACGGATGTATTCCCAATCCACTTCTCCATTTACTCGTTTCATAAAAGTAAAACTTTCAAATTTATCTTTAATTTTATTAGTTGAGAGTAATTTAATTCTGTGATTAAAATTTAACCCAGTATAATATATACCTGTGTCTATTCTATGAAATATATCATTAAGATTTTTAGGTATATGATTTTTGATTTCTTCAAATTTTTCAGGTGTACAATGTTCTTCAATCTTTTTTCTGTATTCGTCAATTAAACTTTGCTTAAAATTAATATCTACTAACATATGTATCTCTCCTTTATTTTATTTATTCTTATTCCTACTATCATTTCTTTCTTTAATTAACCTTTTTATTGTTTTAACGTGACCATCTAACCTACTCCTTACATACTCAGCACATCTTTTAGGATTATTATAATATTCAGAACCACCAACGGTTAAACCTTCTAATGCCTTTTTGTATCTTCTGAATAATTGTTCATCGAATTTATTTTGTTGTTTAATAGTTTTCATTGTATTTTTCTCCTTTTTATATCTTAAAATGATTTTCTTATTGAATCAAATAAATTCCAAAATTCATGTCTATCTTTATGCTCTTTTGTTCTTAATGAATAATATCCTTCAAGTCTAAATCCATTGCTATGATATGTTTCATCACTAATAAAAAGTGTATCGTCACCAAATTCCTGAACAGCTTTTTCATATAATGGTAATTGCTTCTCAGTAAAATTTATTAATAAATCTTCTTCCTCAAACCAATCTTGTTCATAATCTTCATAGAAAATATCTTCTAAACTATTTTCTTCTCCGTATTCTTCATAGTAATCATCGTTTTGTTGCTCATCCATCTCAACAATTTCTCTTGCTTCTTCTACTAAACTATCATATATTTCTTTTGTTAATCCTTTATTCTCAATAGTAATAGCACAAGGGCAAGCATGTTCCCAACATATATTCCAGTATCCACAACCATATTCCATTTCGAGTTTATTAAATTGTTCTTGTGTAATCATATGTATTCCTCCTCGATTGGATTAATTAATTAATTAATGATAACATATAAGAAATACAATGTCAACATATTTATTTTAGTATTCTTATAAATATTTAAATTATATAAAACAAAAACCCTTATAAACAAAGGGTTTATTGAATCGTATGTCATGACCAAATCAATCTTTTATTATGTTTTAATCCATTTCATTCTTCCTTGCTTCTCATTGATTAATGATTTAGCAAATCTTTTTGCAGATTCAAGATTATCATGTCTTTTCCTAATATCCATATTAGTACCACCTATCCTATGTGCAGAACAAGTTATACTTTGTGATAATATAACATTTTTAGATATTTCCTCAGTTTCTCCAAAATTAACTTCTACAATAAAATCAATCATAGCGTATTCCATATCATCAATACTACAAACACTATAATATCTAACTATTTTACAATGATAAAAACCATTAACACCAGCATAAATACCTTTTATAATGCATTCCCATTGAGTTAATGGTTGATAGAAATCATTTGAAGTGTCTTTTATTTTATTTAATGGAATGAGCATATTAATTAACATCCTTTATTATATTATGTATTCTTTAATTACCTTATCTAAATTCTCTTTATTATATTCAAATTCATCGTAGAATAGTGGTATCTTACTTCGTTTGCCTCTAATTATATTATTACTTATCGGAATAGTATCTACAATACTACCATTTTTAATAATGTAAGACATATTATTTTTTTTATCAATAGCACATATTATTATATCTTTATTTATTAATGATTTTAATTTAATAAATTGTAAATGTAGATATTTTAACATATAACTACCTCCTATATTATTTCATATATTTACTCTGATTAAATCCATATTGCTTATACTCAGGATCAACCTTATCTTCCTTTACGTTATCTATAAGCCATTGAATTGCTTCATGTTCCCATTCAAATTTTAATATTTCTCCATTCTCATCTTTAAAGAAATGTTCTTGTATATAATCATATTCATCAAAATCTTGCATACAAACTACAGTTACATGATCTTCACGATCTAAATAATAAATTTTATAATATACTTCGTCGCTCATAATTAATCTCTCCTTTTCTTTTATTATAATTTATAATCATCATCATACAATTCTAGATATTTTTCTTTTTGCTTCTTAATAATACTCTCTTTATCATTAACAAACTCCCTCAATTTCTCAATAACTATGTCTAATTCATCATATTCAAATGATTCTTCAAACAAACATACTCCCCATCTATCAAGTGTCTCTGGAAAATCTGCTCTTAAACAATATTTCCAATCTGTACCATTATGAGGATTTATGAATTGAATTAGTAAATTATCGTTTTTACAAACATAAACATCATAATCAGAACACCAATCATGTTTTAAGTTAAATTCTTGCATGATTTTATTTAGCATAGTTAATCATCTCCTTTCTATAATTATTATTTTAATTTATTATTAATACAGCCATATTCAACTTCGTAACCATCTGACATTAAAAACGCTCTCCGTAATCCACAACTTAATTTATTATTTCTGTTTTTATTCTTACCTTCACAATTTTCTATTTTACAATTATAATAATATTCACATATTTCATTGGGTGCTAAATGACTACCTTTGATATCTTTGTGAGAATTATTATTCATAATGTAATTATATCTCCTTTTATAATTAATATTCATTATTGACAATTTTCAAATAATCAATTTCTCTTTCTTCTTCATTATTGTAAACCCATTCTTGATCACAACCATTTAATTTTATAGATGGTTTCCCAATATTATCAGGATACCAAGAATAATTACTTTTACTTATGCTTATACAAAGAGATAAATTTATAGGATGATTGTAAATAAATTCACCTCTCATGTATCTTACTTTTTCTATTGAACATGATATAAAAAACGGTTTAATTTCTTTCATATTTATTTACTCCTTTCACATTTATATTTCTCTGCTAATTCTAATGCCTTTTCATATTCTTCAGGATTATTTTCTATACCTCTATTCCATCCTGCACTTATAAAAATTAAATCATCAACACTTTTATTAACCATTGCTAATTGTGCTAATAATTCTGCATCTTTAATATTACTTATACATTCATATAATACCGTATGTTTTTGAGTGTCAAAATTAATTTTAAATATTGAATGACTCATTATAACATCTCCCTCTATTATTTTATAAATTCTTTTCTTATTGTTTTATAAGGACATTTATAGGTTTTTTTTCATAGATTATACAATATGTAAATTGACTTTGTTTTATTTTATATTGCCATTCTTTTTCAAAGTAAGGACACCCTTTACATAATATTGGACTAATCATATAACAACAATAATCATTTTTATGACCTAAACCTTCACACATATATTTATTACTCATTAAATTATTCTCCTTTAATATCATGACCATATTCACAATCTATCATGTTATAATCTATATTTCTAATAATTTATTGATATTATAAAAAACTTCTCTTTCTAAGTTATGAAATAAACCATAAAAAAATAATTGAGGGTGATTTCTTTCATTAATATCTATTTCATAAGTTTCTGTTACAGGAATAAAAACATGATTCAATCTGTAAATTTGATTATATTTCAAAATTATTAAAGCTTTAAGAACTATTTTCTCTTTATCAGAAATATTTTCAACTAGTTTATATTTTTCTTCATTAGTTGGCTTTTTATATGTTTTTGACCATAACTGGCTAGGAGTACTCCAAAAAATTAATCTATGAATAACCTCAATTTCTTGTTTATTTGGGTATATATCTTTTATTTGATTATTATAATACCAAGTCTTTTTAATTCCTTCGTCAAACATCAAATTTGTATTTACTAAGGTATCAACAATATTTTCAATTAATATGAAATTCATAATATTCTCTCCTTTGAATAAAAATCTCATTTGGACATGATTTATTTTAAACTCTTAAGAAATTTAAGTATCTGCTCAGTATATTCACCTCTAGTATAAACCATTAATTGCCTTGTTTCTTCATTCTTTAACCATATAAAACCTTTTTTACCTATCTCAGCAGTTACGGCATCATAATACTCCTGACATTTCTCCATAGTTTCATATTGTAAATCTATATTAATCATATTATTACTTAACCTCTTTTCTACATTTGTCAACACACATATTCCTCTGTATTTCATCCCCAAACAATTATATCCATTTCACTCTGTTTCACCTTATTCAATACAACCATTACATAATACAAGAACAATGATTGCTCTGAAGTTAACTTTTCAAATTGTTCACCTTCTACTAACCATAACCATGCAAAATTGTGTAGTTCATTTAAGTCTAGTTTTTTCATATTAATTATTCCTAATCCCAATATGCTAAATCATTTTCCCAATCAGGATAATTATTATTCAGCCATTCTAGACATTGGCCTTTTGCTTTTTTCTCTATTTCATCTAAATGGTCAAAGAATTTCCAATGCTCATTATTTGAATATTCAAAATCAGTTTTAACTATATCAGATTTAAATAGTATCGTTCCATCACAGTCATATACTTCATAATGAAAAGGTTGAGAATATTTTTCATACCCTGTTAATTTAATATAATCAGGATTCTTTTTATATATTGGTTTTTTAATTTGTCTAAAT